AGGAGAGATCACTTCAAGAAACTTGTACACATTATATGAAACCCCACAGTTATGACATTTATAAAAATAACTATCCTTACTGCTGAAGAAATAACCTCTCGCTTTGTTCTTATTTGTCTCGGAATCACCACAAAAGACACAACGGCAGTTAGCAAGATTTACCTTCTTCCATTTAAATTTCACAAGGGAATTAGAAACCAAATTGATATATTTACGATCAAGATAAGCAGACATTAGAAATTCCAATCTTCAAACTTTTGACCCTTTTGCTTTGGTTGATTAGCAATAGGAATAGTAATGAGATTTGTGTGTTGCGGTGGAATATCGGAAAGTTTCATCTTAGCACGCTGAATGTTAAGCAAGAACTTACGATTGGTTGCTGTATCATTGTAACGATTCTTTAACTGCTTCACCATGATCTGATTCTGTTCCGCAAGTTCATCTGTAGAGATCAAGGCGAACATAAAGTCAGCAGTTGCTGGAAGACCAAATGACTCGGAAGTATCCTCAAGACTAACATCCGTGTTTGAATGCCCAGAGCGAGTAGTTTGCGTGGCACTGAAAATTGGTACATTATATTCAACCGCAAGACCACGAATCTCCTCTGCAATTGACTTGATGTAAGTGTAGGAGTTTACATTGTTTCCACTCTTTACTCTTGCTGAAGCACAGATGTTCAGATAATCAATGAAGATCACATCGGGTTTAAACTTACGCTTCAACCAAAGTTCATCCAACAAAAACCGAAAGTGATTTACATTTGCTGTAGCAGTTGGATATTCCTTGATGATAAGTTTACCTTGAACTCCAGCACTCAGATTCTGAATTTTCTTTTCATAGATTACCTTTGAAAGTTCGCGAAGATTATCAAGAGTAACATCAAGAAGATTTGCATCAATGCGTTCTGCAATTCTTTCCTCTGCCATCTCACAGGTGATGTATAGAACCTTACAATTCTTTTTGAGACAATTTGCAGCATGATGGCACAGGAACAATGATTTACCAACACCAGTTCCTGCCATGACAATGTTCAAAGTCTTTGCAGGAGTTCCCCCATTTGTGATCTGATTGAATCCATCCAAATCAAATGGAATTCGTTTCTCTACCGTGTGGTAGAAATCATATCGTTTCTCATAGTCTTCAATATAATCGTGACCGATATGAACATCAAATGATACCGACAACGCCTTGGATAGAATATCAGGAATAGATCCCTGAGATTGCTGAGTCTTTCCATCTATAATCTGAATGGATTCCATGATCGCATTATATACCGCCTTATCCTTGCAGAAAGTTTCAGTTTCTGTCATCAACCATTCAGAATCAACATTTTCCTTTGAATTGCAAATCTCCTCCACATAATTTGTGATGCGCTTCATCTCTTCTTGATTAATACTTTTGTTCTTATCAAGAATGATATAGATCGCTTCCTTTGTGGGAAGGTTATTATATTTTAGAATAAATTCATGAATAGTCTCAAAAACAAATCGTAGTCCACGATCATGAAAATACTCCCTCTGTAGGAAGGGAGTAACTTTTCGTGCGTATGTCTCGTTCTTGAGAAGGTTGTGAAGAATTAGTTTTTCAACATCAGTCATCGGTGTTCTCTATGGTTTTCTCTCCACCATAACTGAACTGAGTATACACTGCCTTCTCCACTAACGCAAGAACATCTTTGGTAAAATACTTTTCTGGATTATCATAAATCGTCTTCTCAAACGCTTTGGTTCCATCTGGAAGTTCAATGCGCGTTGAATTCTTTTTGAATATTCCAGCAGATACCGCAACATCCACAAGACCATAATATGGGTCAAGTCCAGTTTCGTAATTCAACCGAATATCCACCATGCTATTTTCTTTGGTGAATCTACCCTTATAAAGTTTACAATGAATGATATTTCCAACAACCTCACCATCAGAATTCTTATCCTTTCGCTTGGAAAGATAAAGAATAGTTGATGCCGCATACTTCAATCCCTGACCACCAGCAAGTTCTGCCGTTGGGAACATTCCCATGGATTGATATGTGTGGTTTGTCATCAGAAGAGGAATCTTCGCCACACCAAGTTTTACCGTCAAGACTCTAAATGTAGCCTTGATGATTTGTGCGCGGGTCATATCCCTTGTATCTTTTCCATCAGCGGTATCAGTCATCTCTTTGGTCGTGGACAACATTCCCAACGAATCAAGAACGATGAAGGTTGGTTTCTGTTCCCCTTTGGGAAGGTCAATATATTTGTCCACAATCGTAATTACTTGATGACGAAATTCCTCCACCGTTGATACTGGAAATACTGCAATTCGCTTTGGGTCAATTCCACGATTCTTGAACATCTCAGAAGTAACTGCTTGTTCAGAATCAAAATATAAAACAACAGCATTGGGATTATCCCGTAAAAACTTAGAGGCAATTCCCAAAGCGATATAAGTCTTTCCTGTGGATGTTTCTCCCGCAATCGCTGTAATTTTATTATTTGGCATTCCATTATAAATGGATGCCGACAGTAGTCCATTCAGAATATAACATCCAGTATCCACGAATCCATTTACATCACTTCCCTCAAGACCATCGGAAACCAGTGATGCGTATTTGTTTCCAGAATTCTTAACCATAGACGATAAAAAATCACTCATAATATTCCTTTCAACCAAATAGGTTTTCTAATGTATTTTTCTTTTCAGTTGACCACCCAATAGTATCTAGAATGGCGGTCAGAGGATCAATAAAAGATTTCTCAAATTGCGTTTTATAATCAATATATTTCTCAAGTTCAAATTCTTTTGGAAGAACATTTGGAAAAGAAATAACCTGATCTTCTCCAATGCAACCACCAACAGGATTTGGTTTCTTGAGCATTAGAAATTTAATCTTATCTCCTTCAATAATCTTCCTATATTTCTTACCAATCTTGAATTTAGCAAGATAATGATTGTAAATCAAAGCACCCTTTACGGCAATAGGTGTTGATTTTTTATAAATTGCAGAACGATCAATATATTTTTCCAATCCGTTTACGCTACGAGGAAATGCAATATCCTCTGGAGGCAGTGCGTAAAATTCATTACGACACTTCTCAACAAAGTCTATCATATCCTGTGCAGTGCCATTCATGGTAATATTGATAGCCTTCTTAAGATGCTTACGGACAAACTCTGGAGTTGAAGAACGAGTAGTTTCAATTCCCATGATCTTGAGTTTAGGTTCTGCATAGCGCACACCTTCAGAATCCCAAACATTCAACATATACCGTTTCTTGGCAGTCCATATTCCCTTGTCGGCAATGACTTCCCGACCCATCTGCATTTTGTTCTCGTATGCATTCATGGTGAGTGCGAGTTCAGCAAACTTCTTCTCAATGAATGGAATGATCGCCTGTTCCGCAGACTTATCTAAGAAATCAACTACGGTCTTTGTCGGTGGTCGCGAAACTGGTTTTCCATCAAAAAGACCTGTGTTTGGAAATACCTTCAAGACTAGATTATTAAGACACAGATAAACAGAATCTGTATCTGATGCAATCACATAATCCACATCGGTAGTGCCAATAATCTTGTTGAGATATTTGTTTAGTTCTTGACCGATCCATTGAATTGACAATTGACCCGACAGAGTAATCGCCTCTGCGAGTTCGGTAGAATAATATCTAAAATATTGGTTCCCTATCGCACCGTAAGCGGAGTTTAACTGAATCTTGCGAACCAACTGAAAATTATGATACTTGGATATATCATGTTCAGTTTGTTTTTTCAGTGCCATTAGTTGGGCATCGGTGAACTTGGAGTAGTCTTTTGACATAATGTAGAATCCTTTTTAATTCCAAAGGTGGCATTCGCCCAAACATTCAACTGATCACTTCTAAAATGCCGAATCGTTCCACCTTCAGTCAAGACCACGGCGAAAATATCGTTTTCCCATGTTCCGCCATCGCGAACATATAAAATATAACCATCACCCATAGGTGTGGTTACAGGAATTGGATTTTTAAACTCGTAAATCATTCACACATGATACTACAAACTCAATGTAGAGTCAAGAGATACTTAGTCTGATTGAGAACACTTAACATTTCATCGCGAATATTTAAAAGTTCTGTATCTTGTTCAGACAAATCGTTTGGAAGTTCATTGATTAAATAATTTTCAAAATACTTCAATACTGGCATTGGATGAGCAGTTTCGTACCCTTGTAGATCAATACTTCTATTCTGCTGTGTATCTTTTCCATACTTGCCCATATATGTTTCCACAAAGGTATCAATTAGTGGATCCAATCCTGCGTATGCCTTACCCAATGCTTTGTGTTCAGCATATGATGGTGTTTGCCAATGGTGAACGCGAAGTTGGTTTTGAAGTGTCAGTAATTTCGAAATACATTCCATAATTGTTCCTCTTATGAAGTATTTATAATTTTTGCTTCCACACACCATCCACAATAAATCCATATGATGAGGTTTCATCTTCTGGAAACTTGGCAACCACATATGGTTTAGTTTTCTTAGTCGTCAGGAGGTCATTCAGGGCATCACATTCGGTGACCGCACTAGTCTTCTTCTTAAATGCCAGAACGCCCTTACGAGGTACTCCCAAGGAGTCTTTCAGGTTGTCGTCAACGAAGTTGTTCAGTTTGGTCATAATTCCATACATTATCGTCGTCTCCGATTTAATAAGGATGGTGGGACTCGAACCCACACTGGAATCATTTTAAGTGATTTGTCTCTGCCATTGGACTACATCCCCAAAAACTACCCCGCTTGGATTCGAACCAAGAAAAGAAGCTCCAAAGGCTTCTGTGATACCATTTCACCACGGGGTATTAAAACACATTACTTGCGAGTGCGTACATTGCGATACCACTCGCGGTTCCTACATTCAGACTCCTGACAGTTCCATATTGTTTAATATACAAGATGTGATCACAGATGTCGAGGATTTCTGTTGGTAGACCGACTTGTTCTTGACCGAACGCTAGAACATAATGTGTATTTGTGTTCCATTCAAAAGTATCAATCGCCGTAGCACCTGGAACATTATCTATGCCGATGATCTTTACCGTACCATAGGTCTGACGAAGAATCTTCATTCTTTCATCTAGTTCGGTAAAAGTCTTGGCATGAATGAAATTAGTATAATGATGTGTTCCAACAGTGCCACGGCGATCATACTGCTTGGATCCGTATAGGATCACCTGCTTCGCGAGGAACGCATTTGAGTTACGAATGACTGTAGCGATGTTGAAATCATTGTAAAGATTGCTGCAAAGAACGGTAAAATTATTCCGTTTTGCATCAAGATCTGCAATAATCGCTTCGTGCGTCCAGTAATGAAAGTAGTCAATAATGTTCCTCGTTTCCATCCGTCTATTATACCAGAAAACTTTACTTTGTCAATGCCCTACGCATGAGTTCCTTAGTGATTTCCTCTAAATGTTTTTGCGATTCAATCATTTTATTTTTGAATGTTTTACGCTCTTGATACATCGTATCCATAAGTTCTGGTAAGAATCCACGAATATCCTTGCGATAGGTTGTCCCATTGGCAGCAACGGATAGATTCTTTTCCTTGAATTGTTGTATTAATTTAGTGGCAACAACATCACCTTTGAGAATAGCATCTGGTGAAATAAGACCACGCACTTCATCGGGTGTGATTGTCTCTGTGGAAATATTATAATGCATGATGAGATGCGGATAAAGTGAATTCAAGTCAAAGGATACTACCCATTCATGCATACCGACAAGAGGTTCCTTGACATAAGCACCAGCATATTGCTCATCCTTTCGTCCCCTCTTCTTGGGAGGAATGACGATGTTCTTCTTGCTCAAGTAATTATAGATGATTACATCCCATGTACGAACCTGAGAGAATACATCCTGAAAATTAACTCCTGCTGAATATGCAAGTGCCACAGAGAGTTCTATAAGCTTTAACTTCTCTTCCAATTTCTGAACGAGTTCAACATCTCGGATATTATACTGAATAAACTTCTGGAAATCCTTCTTGTAGAACTCATTCATACTCTCGTATTCATCATATGCCAATTTACGCTGACCTAATTCAACATACGCAATATGATCAAGACGATAAGATTCCTGATTGACATATGTGAATGTCTTGTAGACTTCAAAGTAGTCGAGCATGGAGACTCCGATGATATCATACATCAGATCTTCCTTACCATTGCGAGTGATATACTTTTCCTTTAGAATACCCCAAGGAGAAAGCATCTTTGCTGCTTTATGTCCAAGAACCTTTTTGATTCTCTTGATGAGATATGGAAAGTCAAAGAAACGAATGTTCCAACCACTCACAACATCGGGATAATTCTTGGCAAAGTATTCAAGGAATTCTCTGAGTAGTTTCTGTTCATCTTGATATTCAAATACCTTGATATCCATATCGCCAGGATTGAATATACCAAGACAGAAAGTTGCATTTCCATGCTTACTGGAAAATACAGTAATCGCAATGATCTCTTCTTCAGGATCTTCAATTGAAGGCCACCCCTTCTCAGAGGTGGTTTCAATGTCAATATACATGATGTCTATCTGTGAAAAATCATAGGAAATATCAGTTCCATATTTGCGATTGATGAACTGATATTCGGTTTGAATATCACCATGAATCTCAAAATTGGGGACATCAGCATACTTCTCAGAGAATTCCTTGTATGACTGATAAGAATCAAATGTCATTTCATGAACATACTGACCATGAATCGAAAGAGAATCAGTTTTCTTTTTAGACGGCAGATAAACGCTTGGAACATATTCCTCACTCCTATAGACAGTTATGCCATTCTCTTTTTCTGCATAAAGAATGGACTTGAAATCATAAAATACATTTGTATAGAAATTCATTTGGATTTTAGGTATGCTGCAAGCAGCACAGAGTAATTGATCAAATCTTCTAGAGTATCATACACGGTTTCATCTTCAACACTCAATTTCCCTCTGCTGGCGAATGATGTCAATCGTGACATCTTATCGGTCATGCGAACAAGGAATGCTTGCTCAGTGGAGCAAACCCCCAATGCTTCTGCACGACGAAAGTTCGCAAAGGGATCACTACCACTGCCAGCGTAGTCTGCATTCTTTTTTCTCATAAGGTCAAGTGCAGAGCAACACATATCTTCATGCATTTTAAAAAGTTCATCACGAGTCATATTAGTCTCCAAATAGTCCTTCTAGTGTAGCAAATCCTGGGGATAAGTCAAATCCATTCTTGGAAAAACACCAAATATTCTCAATAAAGGTTGTGGTTAAATGTTCTTTAAGATCAGCAGCATCAACATTTTTTGGACGCTGCTTGATTCTCATTCCAATCTGACCATCAAATGTTCCACCAAGACTCTTGATATAATCTACCATCTGATCACATGTATTATATCGTTTACCATATACATGTGGATCCATGATATTAATCATCATCGCTCCATTGTCGGTAAGGGATTCATAACACGCTTTCATTACTGGTGCGTAGAACTTATTCCACCAATTGTCATATTCGCTGTAACGAAACCAAGACTGTTTCCAATCATCTCCACCCTCATCATATAGTTCAGTTGCAAAATATGGAGGAGATGTAAAGATACAATCATATTTATTAGCGCGAACAACATCAAGGATATCTTCAGCAGGAGCATTGTACACAATCACTTCTTTACCAGAAGAACCAACGCAACGGAAAGCATCATAGAAATGCCCATTCACTTCTTTTTGAAAATCAGTGATAATTGGATCCTTACCACTGATTAGTTTTTCATATGCAATACACTGATCCTTATATACACGAAATACACTTGGATTTGGATCTGTTCCCAGATACTGAGTCGCCTTTGATGTATAAAATCCTGCAAGGCGATCTCCCCACCCCATACTAAAATCAAGAACACGGAATTGATGAGCCTTTACCTTGAACTTAACAAAATCAAAGATTGTCTTTGCTACTTGTGGTTTAAACTGAGTAGCAACATATGCTCCAAGACGAAAGGATCCACGAATCTTTCCATGATTGATTCCACGATCTTCCATTCTCCAGAATGTCCAATTCATTTTCTTGAGTAGGTCGGGAGAATACCAGTATTCATTTGGAGAAACAAATCCATGCGATCCGCAATCATAGCGATTGCGTTGATGATAGTAATTGCTAATGTCATTGAAATAATGACCAAATGAAATTACAAATTTACCATGAGTTGAATATGGATATTTGTAATCCTCATATTTTTCAACGACTTCTCCCGATTCACGCATAATAAATTCCATATGCGGAGCAGCACGAAGTTCACGAAATTTCTTTTCGGAGTCTTCAATTGGAATTTGTCTAAAAGGAAATAATACAGAATACTTTGAAATATATTCTGCCATTCCTTCTTTGATTTCTTCTTTCTTGAAGAGAGTATTCATCTCTTCCCAATCAGTTCCACCAATAATTGGTATACCATCATCACCAGCGAACTTCTTCAGAAAGTTCACAACATCATCAAGTTTTGCTGTATTCATTGTATTCCTGTAGATCCAAACCCACCATCACGATTACCTCTCGCAAGTGGTCTTTCATTTGTAAAATTAATTAAGGTCTTGTAATTAAAGACCATTTCTCCCTGAGCAATTCTATCATTATCATAGATTCTGATCTTTTTCTGTGCTGTATTATACACAGGAATAAAAACTTCATGTACATAATCAGAATCAATTATACCAACACAATTAATAAGATTCAACCCTTGTTTGGTAGAAATCCCAGATCTTGGATAAATTCTTACAGAATGATTACATGGAATATCCATGATCAATCCAGTAGGAATCAATACTCTCCATTCACCAGGAATATCAATATAATTCTTACCAGCAGGATCCTGAGTTACAAGCATTTCCATAAGATCATTTTCTTTGGTGTATGCTTTTACTGATCCCTGATAATGTAAAAATGCGCTGAGATCAAAACATGCCGCATTCTCTGAACCATATTTTGGTTCATGGACATTATTGTGAAGTTTAAACAGTTTTAATTCCATAACTCAATTATACCATAAATACAATTCAAGTCAAGAGTCAACTATTGATAATATTAGTGATATTAATCATTATTATCATTCAAATCTAATATTTCATTTTTTCTTTGCTCACTAATGATATTAAGATAAACCAAATAATTCATTCCCTGTAATGTCATGGGATGGATATTTTCTATTTGTTGTGCGGATTGACATAATTGTAAAAAATCTGCCAAACTAGTATCCGTTTGTGCGAGCAATCGCATTGCTGCTCGTTCTTCCGCAGTAAATTTTAATAAAAATTGAAATGTTGTATACACATGGTATGGTAATGGTGGTAAAAATCTTGGTGTTTCATTTGGGAAATATCTATAAAATTTACCACATACTTCACCATCATTTAATAATATTAACTGATCTGAATCATATACTATATCAGTATCTCTTATATTAATCACATAATCTCTAGTGTCATCTCGGAGTATTGCGTATCTCATAAAGTTTATGTACCCCTTTGCTGAAGTATAGAAAGATAATCTACGAATGTTCTTCTAGTTACACTGGCAGCAGATGCAGTTCGTCTTACAACAATTCTGGCATTTCCTTGACCTTGTCCAAGGAGTCCTTGGTCGAAACTAAATCCAGCAACAGTAACACCATTGATATACATGAAGAAGTGTCCTGTTCCACCACTCATACCTCTTATTATATCAAATTTATTATCAGCATTAGTATAGGCAAATGTAGTACCAACAGAAGCAGTTCTTCCAAAATATTCACAAAGGTTGGCAGTCCAATTTCCACTATTCGAAGCGTGATTATATTCAAACCAACAAGCTGCTCCATTACTTGTATTAAAAGTTGGATACAAAGCAGACTGTTCATCCACACCAGCATAAATAGTAAAATTATTTGTAGCCGTAGAATCGTTACCATAATCAGTACTAATTCTTGTTCTAAATTCAAATGTAAGACCCATACTAAATGGTCCAACAGCTGTGCTATATGAAGCACTTGGTGTTACACAACCCAATGCAACATAACTTCCACTCGCTCCAGTTCTTAAAGATGCCACACCAGTATATTTTTGATAATTAGTGAAAATGTGAGAACCTGGTGAATCTACATAATAAACAACATCTCCACCACTAGCACCAAGAACAGTACCAAATGGTCCTGGTCCGCCATGGAAATCACAATACGAAAAAGCCCAACTCTTAACATCAAATAATTGACCAGATGATGTGACTCCTACCTGTGTTCCACCACTAGAACTAGAAGAAAAAGTAAATGTTTTTCCCGATTGAGCAATAGTAATATTTGTACCAGCAACTAAACCAATAGGTCCAGTCGCTCCAGATATACCAGTAACAATGTTTGGTGCTGAGATGTTGCCCGTGAATGTCATTCCAGAAACTGGAACATTTACATTCATGACTGTTGAATTAATATTGAGAAGGTTGGATCCAGTTGAACTAAATCCATTATAAATTGTAAAAAGTCCAGATGCATTGTTAAGCAATATATTATACGACGGAGTACTATTGACATATCCTAAACGAATTGCGCCGTTTCTTGCAGGTGATGTATCAAGCGCACCTTTTGTGGAAATAACACCAATTCCATCAGTTGTATCTGTTGCGATTATTCCAGCAGAGAATGTACCAAGACCTGTGTGTGCTGATGTGCTATTAAATGTCACACCAGCAGAGGCATATAGTGTAGTTGAGGTAATACCAGCAGAGAATGTACCAAGACCTGTGTGTGCTGATGTGCTATTAAATGTCACACCAGCAGAGGCATATAGTGTAGTTGAGGTAATACCAGCAGAGAATGTACCAAGACCTGTGTGTGCTGATGTGCTATTAAATGTCACACCAGCAGAGGCATATAGTGTAGTTGAGGTAATACCCGCAGAGAATGTTTGGAGTGCGGTGAATGTATTTGCAGTCCCCGTTGTAATACCACTCGATGGTGTTGACCAAGTCAATGTTGCTGGGGTTGCTCCATTGGTTGTCAGTACTTGATTAGCACTTCCATTTGATGTTGGGAATGTATATCCCCAACCAGATCCATAAAATTGCACAGTTGATCCTGATAATTTTAATGAATTTGTTGAACTGACAGTAAAAGAATTTGATGAGGATGGTACATGATTTAAAGCACTTATAGATAACTCAGTACTATCAAGAGAATTCACTACTCCTAAGTTAGATGTAGTAAGGAAAGTACCCGTGTTTCCATTAAGGGCATTTAAATTTCTTATATTTAATGTACCACTACTTGGAACATATGTAAATGGTGTAGTGACATCGTCCACATAGAGTGCAGTGTTTCCTGCTCCTCCAGCAAATAGGGGATAAAATGTAGAAGAACTATTGGACGATGTGGTAGTGACAGTTGCTGCATTGATGTTTGTTACTGCACCAGTTGCTCCATTGACTGAAGTTACAAGTGCATTTGGGTCAATAAGAGTAACAACGCCACCAACGGCATTTCCAACAAATAATTTTCTATCGGTTACATTTACCGCTAGTTCACCCGCAGAAAGACCAGCAGGAACAGATGCTGATGTAAAGGAATTCTTTAATAAAACTTTTGCCATGTGTTACACTGCTACTTTTTGTTTTTTAACTTTACTTTCAGCAATAGTGTTCTTCAATTCCGAATTCTCAACTTCAAGAGCAGAATATTTAATATTTAGTTCTTTGCTTTCAGCAATAGTGTTCTTCAATTGCGAATTCTCAAGTTCAAGAGCAGAACACCGTTTCTGTAGAATATCATATTCTCCAATGGCATTATTCTTCATTGACTCTTCTCGTATAAATCTATTATTCAGATTGGACATATCCTGTTGCAGTTGATTCAACTGATTTACTGCATCGTTTCTGGCAGATGTATACTCGCCGATAGATTTATTGATATTCTCTATATTGAGTTTGAGATTCTCTATTTGATTGACAAGACCTTCTACTTTTTCATTTTCTTGATTTGCAAAAGCCTCAAAGTCCTTTACCTTGTTTTGCTCAATCAATAACTTCGCCTCAAATACAAGGTTTAGACTTAATAAGTCTTTACACTTCTTCTCTAAGAATGGTAGCACGACCTTATCATTATAATTCACTTCTTCCATTATATACCTCCATAGTATTTATTAGTATGTTCCACCATCAACAATAGCAGTGCTGGTTGATCCGAATAGATTGTCAACCGTGACTTTTCTGTTTGTGCCGTTTGCGCCGTCATCCACAATCAAGAGGTCAGCTCCTACGATGTTTCCTGCGGATGTTGCGCCATCTATATCCAATGCAGATATAGAAACTTTATTAGCAGTAGATATAGTAGCAAGTTTAGTATCTACTATACCAGCAGATGCATTAATATCTGCATCAAGAATGGATCCTGCCGCAATAGTAGCAGTAATAGTTGCATCAGCAGATCCATTGAAGGATGCTGATCCAAATATATCGCCAGTAAGACCTATTGTACGAGAAGTTGTTAGTGTAGCAGCACTACCAGAAACATTTCCAGTCAAGTTTGCGGTTATTGTTCCTGCTGTGAAATTACCAGAAGCATCTCTAGCAACAATCTGAGATGCTGTATTTGCAGAAGTCGCACCAGATGTTATGATGTATTGTGTGCCTTCTCCTGCTGCACCACTTATAGTAAGACCTAAACCAGCAACACTAACATCTTGAGCATAATTTCCTGTGGTATCAGTTCCGAGTGCTACTGAATTAGCTGCAATCGTTGTGGACAGTGTGACATTGCCAGTTCCATCAAAGGTGATTCCAGTTGCCGTGACATCACCTGTCAGGGAGAATGTACGAGCAGTTGCTAAACTAGTCGCTGCGAATGCAGTAAATCCTGCGGCATTTGGGTTTTGCCAAGTGTGTGCTCCAAGAGAATTTCCCTTGAGAATATATCCTGTTGTGGGTTCACCATTGACGGTAACAATGGTTCCGCCGTAATCTCTAAATGTATGAGTTTGATTTCCTGCTGCACTGCCAATAACCGTATCTGGTGTAACCGCACCATTTTGTAATACTAAACTTGCAACATGAAGATTTCCATAGGAAACTCCTGTGACCACTTCACCAGTAACCGTTGAATTCTTCTGAAATACGAATTCAGCAGCACTTGCATCCCAACCAAAGAATCCTGTGCGACCAGCAGTATCATAATAATTAAATACAATACCACGATCTTTTCCTGAATCCGATGCGGAAATCGGTAGACCACCCGAGGTTCCAAGGGTAAGCAGCGGATCGTCTATGGTCATCGTATTGCTGTTAACGGTGGTGGTAGTTCCGTTGATTGTCAGATTACCAGTAACAACTAAATTTCCACCAACCGTACCATCTCCAGAGGTTGAGATTGTGGTGAAACTTGGAGTAGCAGTTACCGCAACAGTAACTGCTCCTGTAGCACCAGAAACTGTTATTTGGTTTCCTGCAACCGCAGACTGAACACCAGTATTTGTAAAGGTGACCGCTCCTGTGGCCGCCGATACGGAAATTCCTGTTCCTGCAACCGCAGATACAACGCCTGTGTTCGTTAGGGTTATTCCACCAGCAGCAGCAGCAACGGAGACACCAGAACCACCATAAATATTAACCGCACCAGTAAGACCATTCAATGAAGATATGGAACCTCCTGCGATATTATTATCAACATAGACCTTTACTGCTTTTTGGGTTGGAATCTTATTATCACTAGTGCCTAGAGTAACGGTGGTGTCAATTTCTGCACCAACTCGCAATGATGTTCCATCATTCTTTGCGACATATAATGAATTTATTCCATCAACGAACGCTGGTTCGCCGAATGTAAGGCCTGATGGTGCAGTAGATGATGTTGATCGTTTAACTCGAATTGTTGACATATTAGTAAGTCCCTCCGTCTATGTATATGGAACCAAACATTTGAATATCCCCTCCAACATTTAAATTACCAGAAATTGTTACATTATTTGGAAGACCAATGATAATATTGGGGCATATACTTGTTACTTCTATCTCTCCCGTTGTTCCTGTGATTCCAAGTATTCCAGTACAACCATTGACTGAATTTACGATATTAGGTGCGTAAATATTTCCAGTAAATGTCATTCCAGAAACTGGAACATTTACATTCATAACTGTAGAACTGATATTTAAAAGGTTGGAACCAGTTGAACTGAATCCATTATAGATCGTGAATGTTCCAGATGAATTGTGAAGCAATGTATTGTACTGTGAAGTACCATTGACATATCCTAAACGAATTGCACCTATTCTGGAATTAGATCCAGACATTGCTTTTGCTGCTATAAGTCCAACACCATCAGTTGTATCTGTTGCGATTATTTGACCAGAAGAAATTCCAGCAGCAAATTCTTGTATAGCAGTGAATGTTGTAAGTCTTGTTCTATTTACTGCACTATCTTGTGTGGTTCCATCTGGAAATTGAACATAGAATCCACGATCTGATATAGGTGGATTATTTCCAACTGCTATAGAACCTGGAAATACTGTTATTGGTACTTCTAAAGATCTTTCGTAATTTGTTCCATCACTATAAAATCTTGGAATACCAAGTTCATCATATATCCAATATATCTCACAAGTTTCAGTAGATAAAACTGAAATAGCAACAACTGTCACACCATATGCATCTGGGAATACAGAACCACCAGACACAACAATATCAATAACTCTGCTGTCAGAAGAACGAACAATTGCAACTCTATTATAGAATTGATCAATCGCTCCTGAATTTAATGATGGACTTGGTGCTGACATATTTTTACATCTTTGCTACTATACAACAATAACCATTTCCACCATTCCCACCAGTTCCACCAGGAACTCCAGTGGCTCTAGCTGCCCCTCCACCTCCACCGCCTCCACCGCGAAACCCATTGCCTCCATTACCACCACCTTGGGTTGCTCCAGCACTAATACTACCACCACCACCCGCACCACCAATTCCACCACCCAATAATTTCATACTAGTTCCAATCATAAATGTACCGTTTTGTCCAGCACCTAATGTTGGACCTGCATTTATAGCTCCACCTAACGCTGCTGTTATTCCAAAAGCAGCACCGACAAGTGGTAAATTTAAATGATATAGAATTGGTTGAGATGATACTGTTGCATTAGTTGCTATTTCAATAGACCCACCTGTGAAGGCAATGGATGCTGAAGTACAACTACCACCACCAGCACCATTATTATTTCTTGCATCCGATATTACAACAGGAAGCAATGCATTAGAAAATCCACCGTTTTGCCCACTTGAATTTGGTGTATTCACAAATCCAAAATTTGACTGTTTACTTGCACCACCAGCAGCAACACCACCTGCTGTAAGGGTGGTTGCTCCACTAGTTGCACCTCCACCACCACCTTGCGCTCTGATGAATAATCCTGGAAACCCAGACATTGATATACTAGAATTTCCACCAGGTCCACCATTTGTGGCAGATCTAGTACCTGGAATTGCACTAGCACCGCCAGCACCACCAGCACCAATCGTCACATTGAGTGTTATTGAAGGAAGATCTTCCACAACCAAACAGTCAAGATATATAATGCTTCCACCTGATCCTGCACCACCACCAGCTGCATTGTTATTATTTCCAGCAGCACCACCACCGCCACCACCAGCACCACCAATTAAAAGAATCTGCAATGATGCAGCAGTAGGCGGAATAGCGTAAGATGCATTTGCGTCAAATTCAGTAATACTGATTATATTTGGTAATGCTATTCCAGTTGTAGAAGGAAATCCATATATCCCTTGATTCATAGAACTCCACTCTCAATAATTATATTATAGGTATCCGCTACATGAGTTGAAGCATATATTTGATATGCGTTTGCTCCGCTTACACCTGGAACTACCATTCCAACTAATTCTGGAATTTCTGTTCTATATGCTGAAGTAGTGGAAGAAACTGTTGTGCCATATACTGGTTTTTCCAATATGACTCTTCGCGTTGTTCCACTGTCTGGAGATAGAAAAAATCTTACAATTCCGCTAGAAGTTCCACTGACCCCATGAATTACTCCGCGAGTGATTCTTTTTCCAACACCAGATCCACCAGAGAATGTTGGTCCAGAACATACTAAAAATATATCAGTACCAATAGTTCCACCACCAGTTCTTCCAGTATTTGCTGTAGGACCAATTTGTGTGATATCAATTATAGGTGATGCGACAAATTGTGCGGTTGTTGCCATTGTATTTTCCTTAAATTATTCCTAATGCGTATAAAATTAATGGTGGTGTGAAAATATTACCAGTTCTACCATCATATGTAGAAACTCCATCTACTCCACCCCCAGCTCCAGATGAGTTGATTGTTATTATATTTCCAACAGAATTTATTGTAACATTGGTTCCTTGTGCCAATGTAACACCACCCGTAAATCCATTTATGGTCTGAACATATGAACCACTAATTGTTCCAGGTGTTCCGTCATTTCCTGTATTACCTGTATTACCTTGAACATATCCAATGGAGAATGATGCTCCACGAATACCAAATCCATCTACTGGTGATATCCACAAGAATCCACCAGATAATCCTATAGCAGTATATCCAGATCCTGTAGCACCAGTGTTGCCAGTATTTCCATTGTTACCAGTGTTTCCAGTATTACCTGTACTTCCATTATTACCTGTATTACCAGTGTTTCCAGTATTACCTGTACTTCCATTATTACCTGTATTACCAGTGTTTCCAGTATTTCCTTGAACATATCCTATAGAGAATGATGCTCCGCGAATACCAAAATTATCTACTGGTGATATCCAAAGAAATCCACCAGAAATACCAATAGCCGTATAACCAGATCCCGTAGCACCTGTAGATCCAGTAGTACCAGTTCTTCCAGTTGCTCCAGTTGAACCAATAACATATCCAATGGAGAATGATGCTCCAAGTATACCAGAAGATAAAACTGGAGTTATCCATAAGAATCCACCAGAAAGACCAGCAGCAGTATAACCAGATCCCGTAGCACCAGTGTTACCTGTTGTTCCATTATTACCAGTGTTTCCAGTATTACCTGTTGTTCCTAAAATATATCCTATAGAGAATGATGCACCTCTAGTTCCATCATTCAATACTGGAGATATCCATAAGAATCCACCAGAAAGACCAGCGGCAGTATAACCAGATCCCGTAGCACCAGTGTTACCTGTTGTTCCATTATTACCTGTAGCACCTGTAGATCCAGTAGGACCAGTAGATCCAGTTGTTCCTTGAACTCTACCCACAGAGAATGAAGCACCTTGGATTCCACTACTGTCTACTGGTGATATCCAAAGAAATCCACCAGAAATACCAATAGCAGTATACCCAGATCCTGTTGCTCCTGTATTTCCCGTTGTTCCCGTTCTTCCAGTTGCTCCAGTTGAACCAATAACATATCCAATGGAGAATGATGCTCCAAGTATACCAGAAGATAAAACTGGAGTTATCCATAAGAATCCACCAGAAAGACCAGCAGCAGTATAACCAGATCCCGTAGCACCAGTGTTACCTGTTGTTCCATTATTACCAGTGTTTCCAGTATTTCCAGCTGGTCCTGTTGCTCCTGTAGTACCAAAATTATCACCAACAATCAACCAAGCAGAACCATTCCACTTCCATTGAGTTCCGTTGAAAGTGTATGGTAAATTGAGGGTTGGATTTGAAGGAAAATCTAGTGGCATGGTAGTTTAATTATTTATTCCCAGAATATCCTCTGAACTATATCACACGCTTCTGCTCTTGTGGATTCTTGTCCATCCCAAACAACTGCGAGTATCTCTGCTTCTTTTTGATTTGATATTGTTCTTATTGCTTGTATTGAATCTTTAATCTGTTGTGTTTCTTCATCAGACAGCAATCCAAGTGCTGCGTTTCTTTGCTTATATTCTGGAACACTAGAGATAATCAGTTTGTTAGCAATATTTCTTAGCTCTTTTAATTGAAATTGTTTACAATGATAAAAATCTCTATCATCTATTAAAGTTGATTCTTGTGTGAGTTCGTTGAAACTGTATTGTTTGAATACTTTCATTATAGAATCCTAAATTCTATTAGTGGACTTACCATAAGATTTGTATATGTTCCACCAACGCTATAATCAACAAATCTAGCACCACTAGTGATTCCACTTATCGGTAAGGTAAATCCACCCTGATCTATAATAATAGCTCGGTTCTGATATCCACCAGCAAGATTTTGAGATCCAAATGGACTTGTACTGGTTTGCGCTCCAGTAGTAAACGAATATAGTGTAGGATTATTATTAAATACTGCTGCAAGATAATAATATCCAGGAGATAGAGTAATCAATCCAGAAGGATTATAATCATGAGTATTGGCAAAATCACTTAATACTACTAGACTGCTGGACGAATATAGTTTGTCTTTTGGCATACCATAAGAATTTGCATTATATATTCCTAAAAATACATTTCCAGTTCCACCACATAATCCGTTTTGATATCCACTAAGTCGCAATATTTGTATTGTTGTTTGGGTTGGAATTACAAATGGATTAAAATAAACTCTATTTGGTTTTGCTCTACCCGATGATATTATATCATTAAATGGTGAGGAACTGTAATATACTGGTTGATTTGACGCATAATTAGCAGTTCCACCTTCTGGATATGTTGAAGTGTTTACGGTGGAAGTAAACCCTAGATAATATTCAAACACAAAAGCATTTCCAGTTTTACCATTCACTCCAGTAACACCACCAGCGAATGTAATATCACCAGTTGATCCATTGAACGAAGTTACTGCATTGTGAATTCCAACAAGTGTTGTAGATACAGTTGGGAATGTTATTACTGATGCAAATGTTCCACCTTCAATTGTCACATCACCACCACTAAATCCAAGAGTTCTTTGGGTTATACCACCAGAAATCAAGAATCCATCATTCGCACTGGTCATTCCTAGAATAGTAGCAACTGTAGTTCCTGCGGATGCTGTAGTTAGAGTAATTCCTCTTCCAGCAAATAGAGTTGTTCCACTACCACCAGATGTAGAAACCGTTCCCCAATAAAGTCCAGCATCACCTCTTGTCAGTAATGCTTGACCAGTAGTTCCATTTGATGCAGGGAATGTATATCCCCAACCAGATCCATAAAATTCTATAGTTGGAGCAGTTAATTTTAATTTAACATTTGATTGAACTGTAAATGGTGATGATCCAACATTACCAATATTGGTAGCAGAAACACTTGATGAGTCTGTACTAGTATTAAATTCAACATAGGTTGCGTTCAATGAGGATGAATTAACTCCAGTTGCTATGGCGAATATCTTTGCTGTTAATGCACCACTACTTGGGACATATGTAAATGGTGTAGTGACATCATCAATATAAATGTAAGTATTTCCAGAACCTCCAGCAAATAATGGATAGAATGTGGATGCTGAATTTGTTGATCGTATATCGGTTGGACCACATGCTCCAGTATTTCCAGTATTACCTTGAATACCTGTATTTCCAGTGTTACCAGTGTTACCTTGAATACCAGTGTTACCAGTGTTACCAGTGTTACCTTGAATACCTGTATTTCCAGTGTTACCAGTATTACCAGTGTTACCTTGAATACCTGTATTTCCAGTGTTACCAGTATTTCCAGTGTTACCTTGAATACCTGTATTACCAGTGTTACCAGTGTTACCTTGAATACCTGTATTACCAGTGTTACCAGTGTTACCTTGAATACCTGGAGAACCAGTAGCACCAGTATTTCCTGTAGAACCTGCAACAGTTCCTACACTAGAAGATATTGTAAATGTGTTTCCTGTTTGAGTGATTGTTATGAACGATCCAGCAGAAATACCAACATTTCCAGTTTTTCCATTGAACAAAGCAACATAATCACCAGAGACTACTCCGCTCGGACCAGTTGCTCCTTGAGGACCAGGAATTCCTTTAAGGAATTGAACCCATTGAGAAGAATTTCCGTCATAAAAATAAGTGAGCAATGCTCCAGTATTGCTATCTAACCATTGATCTCCACCAGTTGGGTTGGAAGGAGCAGTTGCACCAAAAGCAAAATTAACACCACCAGATGGACCTTGAGAACCAGTATTACCTGTATTACCAGTGTTACCTGTATTTCCTTGAATACCTGTATTACCAGTGTTACCTGTATTTCCTTGAATACCTGGAGAACCAGTATTACCTGTATTTCCTTGAATACCTGGAGCACCAGTGTTTCCAGTATTACCTGTATTACCTGTATTTCCTTGAATACCTGGAGAACCAGTATTACCTGTATTTCCTTGAATACCTGGAGAACCAGTATTACCAGTATTACCAGTGTTACCTTGAATACCTGGAGAACCAGTATTACCTGTATTTCCTTGAATACCTGGAGAACCAGTGTTTCCAGTATTACCTGTATTTCCTTGAATACCTGGAGAACCAGTATTACCAGTGTTACCTTGAATACCTGGAGCACCAGTGTTTCCAGTATTACCAGTGTTACCTTGAATACCTGGAGAACCAGTATTACCTGTATTTCCTTGAATACCTGGAGAACCATCAGAACCAGTGTTTCCAGTATTACCAGTGTTACCTTGAATACCTGGAGAACCAGTATTTCCAGTGTTACCAGTGTTACCTGTATTTCCTTGAATACCTGGAGAACCAGTATTACCAGTGTTACCAGTGTTACCTTGAATACCAGTATTTCCAGTGTTACCAGTTGATCCTAAAACATATCCAATGGAAAATGATGCTCCACGAACTCCAGTATTACTTACAGGAGAAACCCAAAGAAACCCACCAGAAAGACCAATTGCAGTATAACCAGAACCAGTAGCACCAGTAGCACCTGTAGTTCCTCTTATACCTTGAGCACCAGCACCACCAGCAATTGCTGGCCCCAATGCAGCAGCAATCAATACTGTGGATGGTAATGTGTTATTGACTACTAAGTTATTAGCAGAACTCTCCGTAACAATTGTGTTCGGAGGAATTTGAGTTACTACCAGTATTGGTTTCTCTTCTGCCATCTGTTATGTTCTCGTAATTTCTCTTGAGACTTCAAATGAACCTTCCATAAGTCTCATCACTTCATTGAGCGAATTCTTTAATTCAAGATCATAAAAATGCTTTCCATTTGGAACATTAGTCATAGTATCAGCATCAACTCTTAGAAATATTCCACCAGTAAATGCTGTTGCTCCAGAAATAGAAGTATTGAAACTAATTCCACCACTACCAGCAATTCCACTACCAATAGCAAATTCTCCAGTAATACCACCACCAGTAACACCATTTTGAGTTAAGAATAAAATAACATTTGGATCTTTTGAGGATCTTCGGACTTGCATTCTTCCTGTAAAGTTTCCAATATCAATTCCAGTTCCACCAGAAAATTTATAATGCAAATGCAACTTGAATGTTGCTCCCTGATCTGCTTGAATATCGTACCGTGATGCTGGCATATAATTTCTCCGTTATATTTATGGATTTGTTATTGCGTCAAAAGTATCCAAAGTAGCTGCACCAGCAGATTCGTTATTGACTGTAACTGTCCATGTTGGGAATATAACTGATGGACCAGGCGCCTGATCAGCACCCCAGCATATAAATGCAACAAAATCATTATTATTCACTGCAAAAGTGCTTCCAGTACTATTGAATGGAAGACATGCAGTGAATCCTTGTGAGGATGATCCAAATCCTACAGCGTAATCAAATGCTGTTACTCCTACAAATACATCTTTATTGAGTAAAGGGTTTGGCAATGGCGTTGTAGTTGGAGCAACACGATAATATAATGTACTATTGGATCCCCATGCTCCATTCACACTTAAAACTATAGGAGTTGAAATTCCTGTTATTTGCTGTTCTGTGAATTGATGTGTTCCCGAAGACGCGGTAAATCTTATATTGGTCCAATTCACTGCTGCTGGAGTATTGGATCCTTTGATCTGTATTGGTGTTAAATATGCAGGACGACAATTAGGAAGTATCATCCTGTCAGTCCTCCTGCAAGATTGAATGTATCGGTGGTATAAGAAATCAAACTTACAGCAGCATGTTGACCAGCAATATTTTTCTGATTCTGGAAACTATTGATTGTCACACCACTAGCGGCACTTATTCCAACATTTAGAGTAGAGCTAAGACGAATAATTGTTGTTGTGTGACCGATGGGCAATCCAGTAGGAACAGTAAGTGTGATTCCTGTAGAAGCAGGATTCATGGTTATGATTTTGCCGTTGTCTGATCCTAGCATAGTATAACTTACTGTTTGGGCATTGATTGCACCAGCTGTTATTTTATACCCAGAATCTGATGTGATGCCAGAAGCAGAAATTCCACTATAAGAATTTAATGATCCAAATAATGTCATTCCACCAGAGGCGGTTATGCCAGCATTGAATACTTGACAAACACTAAAGGTATTTCCAAGATTTGTAAATGCCACATTTATTATAGTACCTGTAGCACCATTGATTGATGTCACACCTTGAATGTCACCCGTTCTTCCATTTATTGAAGCAACATACTGTAATTTATCATTCAGTAATGTTCCTGTAGTCGCTGGCAGAGTATGTGTTAAATTTCCAGTCTGTGTAGTCTGGGGTTTAATATCATTAGTATATGAAGTTTCACCACTTCCATCAGATCCCTGTAGTCTGAGCGTAGCATTGTTTCCTGGTAAGAAAGTGGTTGAAATAGTCAGCAGTGCTGCTGTATTCTGAACTGTCGTGGCAGTTGATGCAAGAGTGGTACTTGTTCCGCCTAAAGTATTCTGTCCGCTGTTTGATGGATTGAATGATGCTACACCAGCAACATTTATAGAAGAAGTCGTAAGACCAGCATTCATTACCTGTCTGACAGTAAAGGTATTTCCTAGATTTGTAAATGCCACATTTATTATAGTACCTGTAGCACCATTGATTGATGTCACACCTTGAATGTTACCAGTTCTTCCATTGAATGTAATTACATAATCACCAACTGGACCAGTAGCACCTGTGTTGCCAGTAGCACCAGTGTTACCCAAAAGTGGAGTAGAATAAACTGTCCACGAATCACCAGTCCACTTCCAAGAAGAAGTGCCAAAGGTATAAATATAATTCGGTGCTGGGGATGGAGGGAAATCTAATGGCATGTATTATCCTTTAATATTTATAGTCCATAACGATCACACCCAAGTAGAAATTGCTGTCCGCTTCCAAGTGTCAGTTGCTATGCAGACATAGATGTAGTTTGTGTCGTAAACAATGTCTCCTTTTGTTCCTGTCGCAGTAGCGGAAGCGGGAGTCAACTCGTAGAGATATTGACTACCTTGAGATGCAGCATTTAATGGTTGTACCCATTGTGGAGAGTTACCATCGTAGATATATACAAATTCAATTCCTGTATCGGAATCCATCCACCTGTCGCCAGTCGTTATACCAGAAGTCGGAGCAGTAGCTTGATAATAGAATATTGGTGCTTGACCAGTAGCACCTGTATTACCAGTATTACCTTGAACATATCCTATAGAGAATGATGCTCCACGAATACCAAATCCATCTATAGGTGATATCCACAAGAATCCACCAGAAAGACCAGCGGCAGTATATCCATAACCAGTAGCACCAGTTGAACCTGTGTTACCAGTAGCACCTGTATTACCTGTGTTTCCTGTATTTCCAGTATTTCCTGTATTACCAGTGTTTCCTGTATTACCAGTATTTCCTTGAACATATCCTATAGAGAATGATGCTCCACGAATACCAAATCCATCTACTGGCGATATCCAAAGGAACCCACCAGAAATACCAGCAGCAGTATATCCATAACCAGTAGCACCAGTTGAACCTGTGTTTCCAGTGTTTCCAGTATTACCTGTGTTTCCTGTGTTTCCATTGTTTCCTGTATTACCAGTATTTCCTTGAACATATCCTATACTAAAAGAAGCACCTTTACCAGAATTATTTACTGGTGATATCCACAAGAATCCACCAGATATACCAATTCCAGTATAACCAGATCCAGTAGCACCTGTGTTTCCATTGTTACCAGTGTTTCCAGTATTACCTGTGTTTCCATTGTTTCCTGTATTACCTGTATTACCTTGAACATATCCAATGGAGAATGATGCTCCACGAATACCAAATTCATCTACTGGCGATATCCAAAGGAACCCACCAGAAATACCAGCAGCAGTATATCCATAACCAGTAGCACCTGTGTTTCCATTGTTACCAGTATTACCAGTGTTTCCAGTATTACCTGTGTTTCCTGTGTTTCCATTGTTTCCTGTATTACCAGTATTTCCTTGAATACCTGGAGAACCAGTATTACCTGTATTTCCTTGAATACCTGGAGAACCAGTATTACCAGTATTTCCTTGAATACCTGTAGCACCAGTATTACCTGTATTTCCTTGAATACCTGGAGAACCAGTATTTCCAGTATTACCAGTGTTGCCTTGAATACCTGGAGAACCAGTATTTCCAGTATTACCAGTATTTCCTTGAATACCAGTATTTCCAGTATTACCAGTATTTCCTGCTGCACCTGCTGGTCCCACGGTTCCAGCATTTAATGGTTGAACCCATTGTGGAGAATTGCCATCGTTGATGTATACAAATTCAATTCCTGTATCGGAATCCATCCACCTGTCGCCAGTAGTTATACCAGAACTTGGACCAGTAGCTTGATAATAGAATATTGTTCCTTGACCAGCAGTACCAGTAGTGGAAATTGTTATAATTCCACCAGTACCACTTAGAGTGATACCAGACCCCGCTGAGAGCGTGACCCCACCAATGAATCCGTTTATGGATATTACATAAGGACCACTAATACCACCAGAACCCCCTGTGCTAGTTCCTAGATCTAGTCTATCCCACGCGATGCCATTATATGACCACACACGACTATTAACGCCGTGTGTGGTTCCTGAAATTGGATTTATTGGAAATGCCATAGTTTACTATAGCACTATTTATACAAAATTATTTAACTTTTTGTTTCTTTCGTTCCTTAAATTTTTGGGATTTAATTTCAGGAACTGGTTGTGTTTTTTGTATGTGTGCTTCGTATTGTTTTCGTTGTTGATCTATTTGTTCAAGAATTGTTTTATATTGATTATAATTTTGCTGAACTCTGTCAATTTCGCCCTTTGGTAGTCTATTTTCTTCCAAAAGTTTCTTACACGCAAGAAATCCAAGTTCTGGTCTACCAGCAGCAAATGCTGTTGCTCCAAGTTCATCTAATGCCACAAAGTTATAAATGGCATCAGGAACAAATAGAATCTCACCTTGAGGTAGTGGCATTTCTGCTGCCATTCGTGCAAACACAAATGCAGCTGCTGGTTGATTATATTTTTGACGAAGAACTTGGGAAATATGGACCAACGGTTCGGAACGAATTGGACGATAATTATATGCATCAAGGAATGATGCTTGAATCTCAGGCCACGGTCTATCCAACATTGCGCGACAAACAGCAACACGATAAAGTGCGTAATAAACTTCCTCTGCCCATCCACCCATTTCAGCACGCTTCTTATATGCTGCCTCAGACTTTTCCCATTGCTGAGAATCAAAATACGATTGTGCAAGATAGAATTGATACCTAGTGTTGGTTGGTTCATCCACCATTGCAATTTCAAGCATATCGGCATCTCTCTTGTATTTTTCTACTGGAGTAATTCCAACATTTCTTGCACCAAGAGTTCGTGCATTGAGATTATACTTTCCTTCAATCTTTGTAAGCATTGGTTGTTCTTTAGCACATGCTGGATATTCGTGAAGAACACCTTTGTATTCCCACTTGGCATCCATTCGGAAAATTTGAGTTCTCCACCAAGAGAAATCTTCGCGACCCATGCGAATCACATATCCATCTGCTGTCATTTCTAATGGAAATTTAAAATCACCTTCTATGCAGTCATCCGCATCAATCATCCAGATATAATCACACTTACCATCACAATGGCGAAGTGCCTGTGTTCTATTGTGACCAAAGTTCTTCCACTCATCTTGATGAATCTCACCAGGAATTCCTTTTTCTGCAAAGAAATTCTTAATGATATCTTGAGTTCCATCGGTGGATCCAGTATCGGAAACAATCCAGTAATCAATGTACTTGTAAATAGAATTCAAACACTCATGAATAATATGAGATTCATTCTTAACGATCATAGATAGTGCAATTTTTGGTTTCATAATTAATACTCTTAAAACTTGACTGACTGAAAATATTCATTCACTTTCTCTTCTATGTAGACAAGTTGTTGATCTGAAATTACTGGACTTGTACCTAAAAAGAAAGTATCTTTTGTAATTTTTGTTGCAACTGGAAAATCTATCATTGCGTTTCCACTATACAATCCACGATAAGCTGGTTGAAGTAATAAATTACCACCAAAATAATTTCTAGTCTGTATTTTACAATTTTCAAGATATAAAGTAAAATCAGATCTATTTAACTGAACACCATCCCTCACGGTCAATGGAAATGCAAACCATGAAGGATCTGAATTTTGAGTTGCTTTGGGCAAATGAAATATTGTTTCATATTTCGAAAATATAGAATATAATCTGTTAAAATTATTCTTTCTTATTTTTATAATTTCAGGTATTTTTTTAATCTGAACTAGACCAATAGCTGCTTGCAAATCTAGTGGTTTTAAATTATAACCAATTTCATCGTAAATATATTTGTGATCAAAAATTACATCTGGCATATCTGGCAACCAATTGCTGAATCTCTTTTTACACATTCCATTCTTCAGGCAAGCAGAACCTTTACCAGAGCAATAGCAACCTCTACCCCAATCACGAATACTTCTAATTACTGTTTCTTGTTCTTCTGTTCTACATCCAACAAATCCACCTTCTCCCATTGTAATATGGTGTGCTGGGTAAAAAGAACATGATGCAAATTGACCAAACGATCCCAAAAGTTTACCATCAAAAGAACTACCAAGAGCATCACAACAATCTTCAAGTAAAATAAGATTATATTTGTCTACGATCTCCATAACACGATCCATGTTTGGAGGATTACCTAAAACATGTGCAAAAATTACTGCACTTGCTCCATCTTTTGCTGCCTTTTCAAATTGATCCAAATCAATATTAAGAGTCTCAATTTCTATATCCACAAAAACAGGAACAAAACCATTTTGCAATATTGGATTTACTGTTGTTGGAAATCCAGCACATGGAGTTATTATTTTTGATCCTACTGGCAAATTGTATAAATTTTTAGATTTAAGCGCAGAAACCATCAATAAATTTGCACTAGATCCACTATTCGTCAATAACCCATAATTTTTCCCTATATGAAATTTAAATTGTCTTTCAAATTTAATACCATTTTCACCGAGAGCAAACCAACCATCCAATAGGCATTCGACGGCAGCAATATACTCGTTTTCATCCATAAAAGATCCAGCATATGAAATCCAATCAATACCTGGAATCCATTCTTTTTTAGATGAAATCACAATCTCTGTTATCAATTTTGATAACTTTTCTTTAATAAGATTATCAGTGTTTAAATTAATCATTGTTTATTTTCAATATAGAATCTACGCACTGATACACAGTGCTTTTTGGTGTATATCCTAGCATACAAAGAGCGGTATTGTCAAGATACATGTTCTCAATTTGAACAGTTTTATGAAATTGTGGTGTATCTATTGATAATATTTCACTTTGAGAATTTAACTTAACTTTAGCATAATTGATTATATCTTTTATCTTTGTTGGTTCTGAATTGGAAATATTTGTTATGGATTTATTATCTGCATTATCAATACATGTCATTATAGCATTACAACAATCATCAACACCCATATAATCTCTAATAACTTCTCCATTATTATACAATTTGACCTGATCATTGGATTTCAACTGATTGAACATATATTGCAATGCATTCTTCTTATTGGATACTTTTTTGTCACCAGGACCAATTATATTGGTCAATCGCATTATCTTATAGTTGATGTTAAAAGTTTCACAATAAGATTCAACCATTCTTTCTGCTGCATATTTAGTAATCGAATAAAATCCTCTGGGATTGCAAATTGAAGTTTCCTTTGCTGGAAATTCATTAGTCTTTCCATACACAAACCAAGAACTGATAAAATTAAATGTTAATGGTTCTGAAAAGTTTTTACACTGTTCAAGAACATTTATTAGTTTTATGAGATTTGTATTAACATCCAAATATGGATCTGTATATACATTATAATTATCAACTGTGCTTATTAAATAAAGAACAGTATTAGATTGTGGTGTATTACATTCTCTAGGTATAGCGATACATTTGTCTTTGAATGTATCAACAAATCTAGACCCAATAAATCCACTAGATCCAAATACCGATATCATTTTAGTAAATTGGATAAATGGTTGACAGCATTATCTAAATTTCTCACATTTCTAAACAAGGTTTGAATATGAGATTTATCATAATCAGCATACTTATCGTATGCATCTTTAATTGATATATCATCATTAAATATGAAACATTCATCTGGAATATCAGAAAGACCAGTTTCAATTCTATTTTTCTTTGTCATATAAATTTTACATCCAGAGTCCAATGCTTTGAGAACAGCACCACATGAAATCCCATATGCCTTGTCGTGAACTAGAAATCTAGTTTGTTCCAATAGACGAAGATCGTGAACAACTCCATCTGGTGCTTCGATTGCACCAGAAACAATGACTGGGAATCCTTCTTGCTTCAACTTCATCAAGTCTGCAAGATACATGGTATAATATCTCTCCATCAACTGACTGATATAAGTCTGTGGACCGATCTTTCCATATTGCGGAACAAACTTTGGAACAAAATGTCCATTCCATTGTTTAGCATCTGGATGTGCTATGATCTTGATGATATTATCCACACCATTAAACTTATCAATATCAAACTTAACTACTACGCAAGCAAAGACTTTCATTTTTGGTGCGAGCACATATGGAATCTTTCCACTGATTGTAACAGCAGCATCAAATCCATGAATAGTGTCAGTAAATTTCAAGTTCATGTCTGGGTGAAGATGTTCCCATTTATAGAATACTGGACCTTTTTGAACATGCCCCTCTTCGTCAAAAGAGCAATAATTCTCTCCACATTCTAGTGTTAATTTTCTAGTAGCAACATGACAATCATGACCAAGTGCTTCAAAAGTTTTAATATGCCAATACATTTCATCTGGGTGATGATTAAAAAATACAATTTTCATTGTTTACCATCCTATAAATTTATCTTGTTCTTCTACTTTGATTACTACAGTTTTATTCAATCTGTAGTCTTTGACTATCTTGTCCACATCAACATTCTTTTCATATGTCGGTATTGACAAGAATGGTTTACCATCTTCATATACGATGATGTAATGCATTTTACTTTCTATGTTTATCTTCCATGTCCAGTTGTGCGGAATTTGCATGAACTGGAACGCTAGTAAATGACGAACAATCCTCATGCTGAGTTTCAATCCATTTGTAAGTTTTCTCAATACCAACAGAAAGTGGTTGCGATGGTTCCCAACCAATCTTTTCCTTATAGAGTTTATTATCAGAATTTCTACCCATAACTCCAACTGGTCCTTTCACATTGTGTATCTTAACATCTTTTCCAGAGATATCAATAACCATCTTTGCTAGATTATTAATTGTTATCATTTCCTCTGAACCAATATTCACTGGACCAGAAAAATCTGATCGCATCAATCTTAGAGTTGCTTCAACACACTCATCGATATATAGGAATGACCGAGTTTGTTCTCCAGTACCCCACACATCAATCGTGCCATTTTTTGCTTCTATAACCTTACGGCAAAGTGCCGCTGGTGCTTTCTCCTTGCCACCCTTCCATGTGCCTTCTGGTCCAAAGATATTATGATATCTTGCAATCCTTACATTCAACTTATGATTGCGAGCATAAGATAGATAAAGTCTTTCGCTGAAAAGTTTCTCCCATCCATACTCACTATCTGGTGCAGCAGGGTATGCGGAAGATTCTGAACACTTTGGATTATTTGGATCTTCCTGGTTGTATGCAGGGTACATGCAAGCAGATGAAGAATAAAACACTCTTCCTACTCCAGTACGCATACAACGCTCAACAATATTTAAATTGATAAGAGCGGAATTATGCATTACATTTGCATCATTCTCTCCAGTGAAGATATATCCTGCACCACCCATATCAGCAGCGAGTTGATAAACCTCGTCATAATGCATATTAAAGAGTTTGTCGCACACCACTTGATCGCGCAAATCTCCAATCATAAAATCATCTGCTGTGCTTGCAGAATATTCTGGATATTTAAGATCACATACCTTTACATAATTTCCTTCATTTTTAAGTCGTTTAACGAGATGAGAACCAATAAATCCCCCACCACCCAAAACCAATATATTTTTCATATTAAAAAGTCCTTGAATTTTTCTATATTATCCTGCACATACTGTGGCATAGTCTGTATTGAGTCTACAACTATATTTATACCTTCGTCTTTTCTCCCTAATGGGTCGATTAAATTTTCTCTATTCTTTTTTAAGTCATCAATAGTTAGATGAGAGAATTCTGTATGTGCAAAATTATCAAGTTTTGTTTTTACAGTATTAGGATTTCCAATATAAGAAAAATGCCAACCACCATCTTTAATTCTAGGAAATGTAAAACAAGTTTTGTTATCCTTGAATCCTCTTGTTCCAATTTCCTCTAAATCTTTCTTTAAACACATTCCAGAATTAATCCAAGGGAATCCGTCTGCTCTTGCATTCAAATACCATAAATAAAAATTTTGTTCAAATATAACAGGTATTGGAGATTCCCAATACTGTGAATTTTTATAATCTTGTATTTTTTTACTAGAAACAATTTCATCTAAATCAGATATAATAATAAAATCTTCATCATTGGCATTTTCTATTCCATTTCTCAAAGAATTTCTTTGAATTTGATCATTATGATGAGCAAAATGCTGAACCGTATTCGATACAAATTTATCTGCTGGCACAACAACATGAATGATCTTATGCAAGAATTTAGAATATCTTTCTTTATTTTCTTTAAAATATAATGGTTTTGGTTTTAACTGATGACTCAATTCTGCTTCAACAATAACAAAATAGTCAACTTGAGAATCCAATTCATTTAATCTAATATCAAGAATATCCAATTCGTTAAAAAATTGAAAACAATCATATATTTTTCTTTGCATTTTTATTCCTCTTAATTTTATTGAACTCTAAAAGTAATGCTGTTGTCTTTGGTCATATACCCGTTATCGATATCAAAATGTAAAGATAATGCAGATACAACTTCATACCAATCAATGTCATGGAATGACATATAACAATTTTCTTTTACTTTTGGTTTCCAATATTTAACATCCTTCATCACACAATCAAATGAGTGACAACCATCAATATAAATGAAATCAAAAATTTTATTTTCAAAATCTTTTGATGCGTTTTCTGAATCTTTTCTAATATGCTTGATTGATGGATATTGTTCAATATTTTTATAGAAAATGTTCATTATTCCTTCTATATTTTCTTCATCAAATAAATTATCAGAATTAAAATTTAAACTAAACGGATCGACTGCATACAAAATTTTTAAATCTTTAAAATTTTTAGCAAATGTAACAGTTGATTCTCCAATATATGATCCCAACTCTAAAGCAGTTTCTACTTTAATGTTACTAGAAACAAAATCGCAAATATCAATCAATCCTTGTACACCTTCAAGTGGTCGCATTGGTCTAACTTTCATAAATTAATTTCCTCTGTTAGTATTTCTTGTAATTTCATATTCATCCCATCTTTCAATCATTTTTTTAACTTCCGACATATATTCATTGCTGTGGAATCCAAATGTAGTTTCCAATTGATTTTCCTTTAGCGGAGCACTCCCTAGTGCAAACTTCTTTGCAAATTCTCCTGTTGGAAACTTACAATCCATTTTTTCAAAATAATCCCTCAGTGATACACATATGATTACATCCTCACCCATTCCTGCGTGTGTCATTCTTGAGATAAATTCCCTGCTTATATTTGCTCCTGTTTGTAGTAATTTCTTACTACGGAAACAAAATCCACCACAACCAACTTGATACTTTGGTTCAGTAACCCAAGGAAAATATCCAGGTTCGGCATCCATCCACGGACAACCGATGTAATCATAGTTATAAAATTCATCTGTCCAGTTTGTTGGTTTGCAGATAAATCCATCAGTCTGAACAATCAAACAAAATTCTGTATTGACATATTTATTCAAATCCGTTATACAAAATGTATTATACTCTGGATATGACATCTTGTCAATTGTATGAATTGTCACTTTAGCAGTAGTCTGAATGTCTGGATCTGCTGTAATCAAAATAACAGACCCAAAGTTTATTTTACGAGTGCAGATATCGATTACTTCAATAAGTTTGGAAGTATCTTTGCCAGTACCATCTATAGTGACTAAAGTTACTTTTGATAAATCTATCATGAACCAACTCGTTTCAGTATAGTAAGACCATTGCAATTACTAAACATTTCATGAATTTTATTCTCCAATAATTGCCCAACTATAATCAGAAAAAACTTTAATTTTTTCAATATTAAATAAACTATTTACTGCTTGACTTACTCCAAATAATGTTGGACTATCTGGTATATAATCATGTCCAGACATTATTCCAGTTTTTTTTAATTTTGGAAGACTAACATTTATATCATGTACTACAGAATGAAAAGAATGATCTGCGTCAATATAAATAAAATCATAATAATCATCAATTAAATTTGGAACTATCTGAGAAATACTTCCTTGTTTAAAATTAATGTTTTTATGAAAATTTAAAATATTTTTCATTTTTTCTGTTAAAACTATATCAACAGTATCAACAACATCAGCATAGTATGCAAATAAAGATGTGCTAACTCCATCATTACAACCTAATTCTAGAACTTTATGATTTTTGTTCATTTTAAAAAATAAACAAAGTTCATCTAATCCTTCTATATAATTAACTCCACCAGCATCTCCCATTCCATGCATTCTTTCTTGTTTTAAATTTGGTTTATTCATTTTTATTTCACTTTCCAATAGTTGTAAATTCCTTTATCCAATTCATACTTATCCCATAACTTTCTCTCCCGCATGGGTTGGGTCTTTGCCCATTCCCACATTTTACCCAATCCATCTTTTAAAGATGTCACTTGCTTATATCCAAGAACATCCTTGATCTTATCATGCGTCACCCATGCATGTTTTACTTCATGTCTCTGTTCGAGATGCTGTTTAGTACCTGATCCTACCACATCAATTAACAAATTGCAAGCATCATTTATATCCGATGCACTCAAAGACAATGCACGATACGATTCTTCAACTGTATTCACTGTATTACCTCTCTATCGCTAATTGCTTGCCAATCAATTGTGGGTGAACATTCTCCAACACAATGAGTTGATAATCCAGGGATAGGAGTCAACAGAAATCTTTTTCTATTTTCTTGTAACCATACAAATTTACCATGATCTTCTTTTCGTGTCGAATGAACATCATAATCCTCATCGAAGATTTTCTTACTTAACATGAATGTTCCCGTTGTGCTTGGGGTAGTTCTCCAGTGATGGGTTCTGGTTATAATAATCTTTTCCCTCAAATGCGAATAATGATCATAAATGTATTTATCCAAATGATCGTATAGTGAAACATAACTTACATTATCATTGTACATTGTGTAGAGTTCTTCTACCTTTGAAACCCATCCATCAACATGAAGATAATCATTTTCTAAAAGATAAACTATATCATTTTGTCGAATAGATGTATCATTTTTTACAATATCCATTGTTGGAAAAAATGACGCAAAATCAGTTCCACCGACAATTTCATATGGTGTAAATTTATTTTTGTATTTTGCAATCCAATTTTCTTCGATGATGCCATCCATAACAACATTAATCTTAACATTAGCACCAGCAGTAGTACGAAGAAGATTTAAAAATACTTTTTCATAATTAAACCAATTGTCTACATTTCCCCAACGACGAGCAGATCGTGCTTGATAACGATTGTCTTGTCTTGCAGCATTATTGCTTCCACCAACATTATAATGTCTAAAAAATATATGAATCATTATTTACTATCTGTATATACTGGATGCTTTGAAAGATCTGGATATGGTAATTCAAGATCTGGATTGTGTTTTGGAGTGCCATCAAGATTATAAAACTGTGTCATCAGAAGAAGACCACGGGCAGCAATCTCTGGCATCATATAGAAGTTCCACCCCAACATATCAAATGTATCTTCGTGATAAGAACACTCATTTCTTCCACTAAATCTTGCTTTCTTGAACCACTTGTACGCATCCACATCATCAGTAATTATCATGCCACCCTTGCCCAATTTAAGATGCTTATATGGTCCAGTGAAAGATAAACACATATGTGTATTTGGCACATACATGTTTGTTGTGAATTGCAATGCGCAATCCCAAACCTTTGTTGGTTTTAGTTGATACCCACCTTTGATCTTGGTTCCTTCGACTGGTTCAAATTTTACTTTTGCACCAGCATGAATAATTTCACAGGGAACTGACATATAAGTTCTTGCTGGTATTGTGATCTCAAGTCCTTGAACTTTCTCATAATACAAAGCAAGAAACAATGCGTTACTCATGTTGTCAAGAGCAACAGCATAAGGCGCACCAGTATATTCTGCTACCTTTTCCTCGAACTGTTCTGTAATTTTATGTACACCTTGTGCCATATTATTTCACTTTCCAATAGTTGTAAATGCCCACATCTAATTCATACTTCGACCATAGTTTTCTTTCACGCATTGGTTGAGTTTTTGCCCACTCCCACATCTTACTCAATCCGTCTTTTAGAGTTGTTACTTGCTTATATCCAAGAACATCCTTGATCTTATCATGCGTCACCCATGCATGTTTTACTTCATGTCGTTGTTCAAGATGTTGTTTGGTTCCAGATCCTATCACATCAATTAACAAATTGCAAGCATCATTTATAGAAATATGATCATCTCCACCAATATTGAATATTTGCTTTGATGCCTTATCTTCAATAGCACCCATCCAAAAGTATGGAACACAGTCATCAATATAACTAAATGCTCTGGTTTGCTCTCCATCACCATAGATCGTCATTGGCATACCGTTAAGATGCTGATACATCCAAATACCTAAAACATTTCTATACTTGTCCCAGATGTTTTGATTGACACCATATACATTGTGAGGTCTAAAGATACACCAATCAAGACCATGCTGTTCTCCTGCAACATGGAGATCCATCTCACACGCATATTTTGCAATGCCATATGGATCTATTGGTGCTTGCTGATGCGATTCCTTGAAGGGAACTTCACCATTGCCATAAACTGCCATGGTCGATGTAAATACAAATCTCTTGATCTTGTGCTTGATGCTAAGATTGATCAACTTTGTAGTTGCAATCAGATTATTTTCATAATTATATTGACGAATGAAAGGACTTAACCCTTCAGCAGCATATGCGGCAAAATGAAAGACATAATCAAACTTATGTTCCTTGAAAAGATATTCTATTTTTTTGCTATTGCTTGTAAGGTCGTAGTTGTAAAAAACAACTTTAGAATTTACATTCTGGATGTATCCACCAGAAAGATCATCAATACCATACACCGTTGCTTTGTCATTCTCAATCAACCAATCAGCAAGACGAGAACCTAAAAGACCAGCAACACCAGTAATTAAAACCTTCATACAGTCTCCAATAATTTCACTTTGTGGGGATGAGTTCCACCACAATGGAATCCAAAACTCTCATCCGATGAAAGTATGTATCCATCTACAAAGGGTGCTTCACATGAAAACTTACCAGCAACTCCTATATCACTTGTAAATTTAAATCCTTGTTTTTCCAGTTGTTTTCGCATGATTATTGCTATGACAAGATCTTCTGGTATACCATAATATTCATCTTTGTACAGTTGACTTACAGATTCCATTAATTTTTTAGATCTAAATGAAAATCCACCATTCCCAACAAAATAAGTTTTTTGTGATTCGTAGTACGCTTTTTTAACCAATTCCCATCTATTTGAACTTCTTTCTAGATTAGATCTTGGCCAAGGTGCTCCTAGATAATCATATTTTAAAAATTCACCAGTCCATGCATTTGGATTTGTGGCAAACCCATCACCATGACAATATATCATATAACTAGTATCAAAATACCGATACAATTCAGTTAAACAGAATTTGCTAAATTCATCGTATCCAAGATTTCGTATTTGCACATGTTCAATATCAGGATCGATTGAATGATGATTTCCTGAAGTTAAAAATTTAACTTTAGCATTTGGAAAAAATTGTTTGCTGTATTTTAATGAACGCAATATAGTTGCATCATTACCAACACCGTCCACTCCAAGAAATGTTATATCTGATATATCAATTGTATTTGGCATACGACTTTTCTTCTTTGAGATTCGAATTTGACTTTTGATTGATTTGATTTTTAATTTCAAATCTTTTATCATTAGTAATATAAACAGATCTTGCAAGTTCTATGAACTCATGATCGAACTGTTTATTTGCTTCTTTAATTCGTATCTGATCTTCTATATCCCAAAGAGTTTTATTTACTTTAGTCAAGTCTGCCATCTCTTCGATGAATGAATAAAAGTATCCCTGATCTATCAGGGATTTTTCAATTTCCATTCTTTCTTTTTTAATATTTACGAGTTTTCTCTCGTCTTTGATACATTCTTCTTTGATTGTAAGAATTGTATATTTGTCAATTGCCTCGCCAATAGAAACTTCAAGCATCATATTATATAATTCCAATCCTTTTTATAAATATGGTCAACATATGAAAAATCTGGATTCTGCAATCTGTCATTCACTTTTCGCGAATACATGTTCAGTTTTCCTTTAGTATTTAGTTTTTCAACAAGATAGCAAAGTGAAGTTTCAACTGTATGAATCTCTACAGCATTCTCAATAACCCAGCATAGATCAAATACATTGAATAGTTTGATATGTTCTGGTTTATGGTATACACACTTTATATTTGAATTTGTAATATTGACTTCCCTGTATACCATATCAGGTGGAGAAGCAAACATATTATTCACAAAAATAAATGGTTCGTTCTTTATACCAAGGATTTCCTTACAACGAATCTCTCGTTCTTGATTTCGTTCAAATTGCAAATAATCTTTCCAATTATTTTCATTGACATCAAATCCCAGGAATTGCATCAACAGATACTTGCCCTTCATCGGTAGCACACCAAATCTATGATGTGAAATATCAAAAGGAATATAAATGAATTCTTCTGTATTGATTGCAATTGGTGTCTTATATAATTCCTTACGAGGAAAATCTTCATTTACATTTACAAAATTGATTCCCTTGATGTAATCCTTGATGTATAGGAATTCTGGAATCACAGGCCATATGACTTCATATTCTGAAGATATAAAATGTCTTGCTGCCTTCTGTAAGAAGAATATATCACCAATGCCAGCTGGTTGCCAAAATAAAACTTGTTTATTCACTTGCATTACCTACTAAGTTAAATTTTACGATTTCTTCTCGAAGTCCCATTTCTCTCAGTGAATTTTCTTTGGATTTTCCATCAGCAATTCCCATTGTTATCATTGGCGTGAATCCTTCTGGCAATGATGTTCCAGGCCATATGGCATATGGATGTCCAAGCATACCAATTCGCATCTTGGATAAAAATTCTGGCAATACTTCACCCATCAGAACTTCATGATCAAAAAATTTCACACCCAAATTCATTTCATTGAATTCGCATCGTTCAACCCAGTAAGTCAAACACTGTATAGTCTTTTCTGTATAATTTACATAAATTGGTGATGCTTTGGGTAAATTGGGATTCACATCTGGAGGATTGCCTTGATATGCAAATGCCATATCGCAGTTGTCTTTCAGGGTATCAAATATAGAAAGTTCAGCATGAATCAAAGAATCAACATCCATCCACACAAATGGTCGTTTCTTTTCTTCCAACACAGAAAGAATGAATCTTGGTTTAGCAAGACAATTTAAACGGTATTCACCACGCGAAGGTAATTCGCGAATATCATGTGGAATATTATTCTCATTGCAATTGATTCTCAGACGACGCGCGTGATCGCTATAGTATGTACGATCATCTATATCACAATAAAAGGATACAATTTCAGTTTTCATTGATTAATTTAAATAATTGATCATCAGCAGAAACAAGTTCTTTAACCCGATTAAAGTTGTCTCTTACTGCATCAAGTTTACTTTCATATAGTTCTTTTGTCAATGTTTTTGGATCAAAATCTGGAGTTAATTCTATAATTCCATCTTTGTTGAAGATATCACCAATATCTGGTGCTCCCCAATATACTGGTATTGTTCCCGTAGCAAAACAATCAGTTATTTTCTCTGTATAATATGTACTGTACTTATCATTTTCCACAGTAATAGAAAACATATAATCATTCAGTCCTTCAGACTTATCGCCCCACGGAACACCTGGACTTAATCTACGAGATCCAAGAACTCCACCATACAGATCAAGGTTATTTTTATATTGTTCTGCCAATTGATGACGAATAGCATGTCCAAATGCAAATTTCTTGGGAGAAGCAATCATAGATGCTAATTTTGTTTTTGGAAAAATATCTTGGTTCTTTATCCATGGAAGATTACTTCCTGCTGGACAATATCTTACATTTGGATGCTTTCCCAACCAACTCTTCTCAGAAGTAAAAAGAAGATCATATGAATCGCAAATATTTAAAAATTGTTCTTCCCAAACTTCTCTTGGAAAGTTCATTGCATGAAAAATAGCACGCGATTCGCAAACCCATGCTATTTTCAGTGTTCCAGGTTTCTTTTGATAAGACATTCCGATGGCAATTCCACCATCTATAAAAACTTTTACAGGAAAGTCTTCCGCGATCCAACTGAAGGATTGTGGCAATAAATTAGAATTTGATGAATATTCTATTTGAAATGGAGCACCAATTGCTTGCATTTTTTTCATAATATAAAATCTCCACACTTATATATGTCACTTACCGATGTGATACTTAGGAATCAAAGTCCATTCTTTCTTTTCTTTATGCGGAATGATCTTCAATCTAGCAAGAGAAAGTTGTGGTTGCTCATACTGTTTTGGATCTATCACATTCACCAATTCCCATTCTACCAGTAATTTAACTATTGTATTTCTTCGCCCAAGATCGTCTTCTGATATATCAGAGTCAAGACCATCAAGAACAAACATTTCTTTAAAATGTATGATAGCATATCTACCTCGCTTGTGTAGTATATGACACGATTGATATAATTTCTTTTCAGTTTTAGAAGATACACCGATTCTAGTGAGAGTTTCCTTAACTTTAAGGAAATCTTCTTCACTTTTCAATGTTATCTCCACGCCCAATCCCTCAAAAATATCTTCCATAATAATGCTCCATATTATAGAAAATATTTAGGGTTTTACCGTTTTTGACCACCTTTTTGTATTAATTCGCGTAATTTGTCCATAGGAAGCAAGTCAATTACCTCCCTAGCACGGGCATCTGAGTACCCATAGACTTCCTTGATCACCTCTAAATCCTTGCTTTCCTCGGATTTGATCCACTTGGAAAAACGCTTACGCTTGGATATTGAGTGAATATAATAGTCATATTGCATCTTTTTATCTAAGAATGCAGACTGATTCATTCTATTGGCATAAAAGATGGTATCGGGAAAATACGAAAAGCATTTATTGATGACAAAGGGAACATAATCCTTCTCCAGACGGGGGTCTTTGGATAGGAGATTTTCCTTGGTCTGATTGATTGAGTTTAAGATATCGGAAAGCATATTATTTGAAAGCGCAAGACATCATCAACTGGACTAGACACGCTACAAGATTGATCTCTTGATCAGCAACAAAAGCAGAGCGATACTGTGCCTCTGCGATTATCAAGATCGCCTCTGGAATGGTCTGATTCTCCATATGCTCACCAAGGGCATCGTAGATTTTCCTATAGATCTCTTGGGGGGAGGTTTCAGCATTGAGTGCTGCCCAACGACGAACCGTGACAAAATCCTTGTTGCGAAGTGCAGTCATCAGGTTCTTAATCTCTACCTCTGCGATAGAGGAAAGAATTCCCACATCAATCGTACCAGACACTCCGTACCGTTGCAATTCATTTAGAATTCTACGCATATCTGGAAAGTGCTTCATGATCAATTGACCAAGAACCTTCTTATCTGCCTTAACACCTTCTTGGTTAAGAATATATGAACACCGTTCCATCATCTTTGCGGCAATGGTTGGTTTTTCGGAGGCAGCAAGTACGAAGTCAATACAAGTGCAACGAGAGTGAATAGGTTCAATAATTCTTGATTTATAGTTACAAGTAAGGATAAACCTACAATTATTTGCAAATTCTTCAATAGCACCTCGCAGAGCAGGTTGAATGCTATTAGCATTTGAATAATCAAACTCATCTAAAATGACCACCTTTTTAGTATCCCCACTCAGAGATACGGTACTGGCAAACTGACGAATCTTTGTTCGCAGCGTGTCAATGTTTCCTTCCTCTGAGCAATTAATAATAATCCAGTCACACTCCATCTCATTGCAGAGTGCCTTTGCGACTGTTGTCTTGCCAACACCAGCAGTACCAGAGAAGAGCAAATTCTGAGGTTCTCCCTTAGCAACCATGTCGCTGAAGGTAGACTTCAGCGACATGGGGAGAACGCAATCTTCAATGGTCTGCGGACGATACTTTTCAACCCACAGAAAATTTTCTGGTTTCATTATTAAGATCCATAGTTAGAGGTATTTGCTTCCATCGCATACCAGTACTTGACAGGAATAGACTGGTGAATGAATTCACCCACAACATTCTTGGCAAAGTTAATCTTATAATCTCCAGGAAGAATCTTGATATTCTCCATCTTAAAGTTAAACAAGAATTCGGGACCATTATACTTTGTCCCAGAAATTACCTTATATGAATTACTGGTAGGATCTCCAAGATCAGAAACCATAGCAACAATGTCACCATCGTCAGACTTAAACGACATATCAGGAAGTTGCATCACGGATGCTGCTTTCTGAAGTTCATTGAAGTTCTTTTCGGTGAGAATAATACTCACATTGATTTCTGGCATATTGACATCCTTTGTAGGACATGTCAATAGTCGTGGTTCTGAGTAGTAATAATTGACTACAGAATCTCCACCATTCTTGATCTTGACGCTCTTATCTCCAAAGGTGAATGTTGGAGTATTGAAGAGACTGACTACACCAAGAAATTTATTGAGATCCCAAATGCCGAACTCAACATTAAAGGTTTCTTCAATGGTAGCGACTGCCATACCTGTCTTGGATGGTGTAATCGTCTTGATTACATTTCCTGGTTTTACTAGAATATTGGAATTTAGACTTGAGAAGTTCTTAAGAATTGTTAGGGTATTTTTCGAAAAAGTCACAGTGCTCATAATTTACCTCATGAAGTTATCTTCAAAATTATCGTCCTCAAAGTTGCTTTGGACATAATTTTTCAGTTGTTGTTTTGATCTATTCTTCTCTGAATCTTTTTCCTTACGGGAAACAGATTTCAATTGTTTAGGTGGTTTTGGCTTTTCTTTAAATTCATTACGCCCCGTATTGGTGTTATTCATAACTTGTCCTATTATACCATGTTTTAATCATAATTCAACCCAAAAAGCATTATTTCTTTCTTTAACATAAGTGTACATTATCGCTGTAGACGGAATATACCATCTATCTCCAACTTCAGCATTTTTTGGTAATTGTTCTTGAATAAAGAAACCAAAATTTCCTCCAGTTTCTTTCCAATATGCTGAACCTTCCTGTGTTCCTGGAATTTTAGTGGTTGTTGCCTTTACACAAACATAAATTTGAGAATTGTGTTCAACAGAATCACCTATAAAATAAATATAAGGATGACCATCAACATCATATTGCCGAAATTTTCCTCTAAAATTAAGTGTATCTACTTTAGACATGTCTTAACTATATATGATCTTGCTAAAATTATTCTTTTTCTCAACGGAAATAATCGTTGAAAATTTATCAACAAGTTGATCTGCTTTGTGACTAATAACATACACATTCGCTTTGTCGCTTATAAGTTTTAAAAGTTTCATAAGTTCGTCCATGCCAACGGAGTCTAGAGAGGAGTCGAACACCTCATCAAGAATCAAGAGATTACAACTGACGCTATTCTTGAGTCTTGCGATCTCTCGCCATGCTAGCAATAGTGCCAGATCTATACGCATTTTCTCACCTTCGCTAAAATTCATGTAACTAAAATCATCACGATAGCGAGATTTAATCTGTTCATTGAATTCCTCATCCAGTTGAAACTGCACAAAGAAATCCATGGACGATAGAAACTTATTGATGAACTTATTCATGTGAGGAAGATAATACTTGATGATCTTTCCCTTGACTCCCCCATCGCGAAGTAACTCACCTGCGAATTCATGATACATCAGATCACTCGAATGAATTAACTTTTCCTCATCTAAAGCAGCAAGTCCACCCTCAAACATCTTGAGTTTTTCTTTCTCCTCTACAAGATCATCCTTGATTGCGGATTTATGCATAGTGCTACGAATCCGTTCAATCTCTTTATTATACGCTTCAATTTCTTTGTTGAAGGAAGTTACTTCATATATGAGATTGGTTGTATCCTGAATGTGACTTTCAAATTTAGTGATATCATATTGAAGAGAATTGCTATGATCTTTGGTAGTTACCATATCATCTTCTAAATTAGAAATCTCATAATTATTCATCAACACCTTTTCTTTTTTGACTTTATCATCAATAGGTTGGGTGCAAGTTGGGCAGGTACAATTTTCCTTAAAGAAGTTTATCTCCTTCTGTTTCTGATCCTTTGAAGTCTTCAATGTGACGATATGGGTACGACAATCTTGAATTCTGTTGGTTTTGTCTTTTAAAATTTTCTTTGCATTATTAATATCTTCTTGTAGACCCTCAACCGAAAGATTTTTGCATATTAAATCATATTGAATTGTTTTAATCTTTGTCTCTAGTTCAGTAATTCGTTGATTCTTTACATCATCATCTTCGGTGTTCTTCTTTTCAAGAGTAGCAATATAACTCTTTTGAACATTAATCTTGTTCTTTTCAATTTCAATCTTCATGCTGAGTTCTTTGATCATTTCCTTTAATGAAAGAATCTTACCCCTGAGCACGATATTCATTGTGCTGAATATATTGATGTCAAGAATATTTTCAATAACAGAGCGACGATCTGCTGCCGACAACTGCATGAAAGGAACAAATGAAGAACTACCAAGAATTACCACCTGCGTGAATGTCTTGTAATTCATCTTAAGAATTTGATTCTCAAGAAGTTCCTGATAATCAAGACTCTTGGCATCCTGATCAATAAGTTCACCGTTTCTATAAATCTCAAAGACGCGCGGATTAATACCACGACGAATCATGAATTTATCGGATCCACGACTAAAATCAATCTCAACTAAACACCCTTTTTCATTGACTGAATTGACGAGTGTAGGAATATTGATCTTACGAAATGGTTTGCCAAACAACGCAAATGTAATGGAATCAAGAAAAGCAAAAGACTTTCCACTTCCATTGCTTCCACAGATAAGAGTTGTGCTGTTTTTATCCAGCACGATTTCTGTGATATTGTTTCCAAAAGATCCAAAGTTTTTGAATCTTACTTTTTCAAATTTAATCATATCTTCAGACTTTCCATATAAAGATCACGAATCAAAGTCTTAAGTTTACCCTTATCTACATCGCGTTCAATCGCATCAATCTCACGACCTATGATGCTCATTGTATCCTCAGATTCACTGAATTCAACTCCAGATGTTTTATGATCTATTTGATCTTCCACTACCGATAGATCTTGAATTCCTTTATCCCAAAGAGCATCAATAAATTTATCAAAGATTTCTTGTCGTGCCTTGGATCTTACAGTGACACGAATAAACCCATTCTTTAGATTAGTTTCATTTATAAATTTGACAATACGCTTGACTTCATCTTGATTGGAATCGTCATAGTTAAACACATGAAATATATTGCCAGCATTCTCAATAAAATCCATCTCGTCGGTTTCTGTGTCATAAACATGAAATCCTTTTGTAGAATATACATCTGAGAAATTCAATTGATATTGAGTCCCAAGATAATGAATATTTCCTTGTGATTGTTTGATATGAAAGTGTCCAGATAGAACACGATCAAATCGTTTGAAGATTTCTGTAGTGAATCCGTGTGAATGCTTGACACCCATGACTACTTGGAATCCATTGATTTCAAAATGTCCACCAATCATTCTACATGGACATTTTGAAACGAAATCAACGACTTCTGCTTCGTTATCCTTAGTCACCCAAGGAACTATTCCAAAGCAGAAGTCGTCAAAATTAATTGTAGTTGGTTTTTCGTAAAGTTTAATATTATCGTAGCGATCAGTCAAAAGTTCACGCAAAGAATTTAATTCATTTGTGTTGCGAAAATAAGTATCATGATTTCCTATGGTAATATGAAAAGTGATATTGTGTTCTTGCAACTTATTCACAAATCGTGTTCTGACCAAAGAAAGCGTGTTGAAATTAACATACTTCCTTCGGTCAAAAAAGTCACCAAGATGAATAACTTGAGTAATATTGTTTTCTTTTAAAAATGGAAAGAATTGATTTTCAAAAAAAGATAGGGCATTATCCAAAAAGAACGGCGAATCATTTCGTACACCAAAATGGGTATCACAAATAAATGCTAATTTCACTTGCGCTTCCTTTGTTTCCTTTTCTTTTTATCTTTGGGTTCTAACTTTTCAATATCATTTTCAGTTAATGCAAAATGTTTTTGTAAAAATTCACCATATGAACTTGCCTCTCCATCTTGCTTCAACCAATTCACCACTTTACCATCAAGATCGTTTAATTGCAAGCACTTATATTTTATAAATGCTTGTTTCTTTTCTTTTTCTATGCGACGAAGAAAAGCATAATAAATTATCTGAGTAAAATATGAAAATGGATTTGATGATTTTTCAGGATCAAAATTATGAGCATATAGAAGACAATTCTCAATACCATCACCAATCATATCATCTCTAAATTGATAATTGATAAAGTTTGGTCTATGCGAGAGATGCTCTGCAATCTTAAGAAATGATTCTGCAATATAGTCAGTAACAGGTGGACGCTTTTCTCCACACTGCTCTGCAATATGCACTAGTTTTTTCCATTCGGTCATTGACTTGCAAAACTTTACATTGTCTATGTAATGTTTCAGAGTCTTTACTTCTTGTTCTATAATTTTTGGATCTTCATTTTCGTTTTTCATGGTCATCCTGTTCGTAATACAAGTATAGCATGGAAAACCAATCTTTCAAGTGTTTTATACTATTTTTGGTAAACTTGATGATAAGGGCTTGACAAGAATCGTACATTGCGTGTATAATTTCTGTGTGGTAATAAAGAAGGATCCCTATAGTAGCTAACTATTAGTTATAGTCATCTGACTTAGGATCGGGATTCCAATCGGAAAACTTAGTACCGAAATCGCCACGATCCTTCTCATCACCAGTGAACTTATTACGCTTCTTGACTTCTTTTACCATATCAAGTAGAACTTTTGGTTCTAGAAGACCACTGGTCACCATATTCATAATTGCCTCAGCTGGAATGTAGAGTTGCATCATAATCATATGACGCTCTAATTCGCTCTCATCTGACATATCTGGTGGAAGATAGTCCTTCTTTGGTTTTCTTTTTCTCTTTGGACCTTCTCTATTAGAAGATTCTCTATGAGAAGTAGGAGGTCGCGTATAATCCAAAGATTGATTAATAAGTTGTTCCAAGAACATACCAAACACATCTGCATCTTTTTCATTCATTTTAATAGAAGATGCTGGTGGTTTTTCTGTTTCTTCGACAGAAGTCTTGTAACTATCTTTGTCAAATTCTTTGACACTTTCAATTTCATATAGTTTTTTGGTGTTCGTATTTGGTTCACTGATGAATGCCACATGATCCATTGGCAATGAAACATTTTTCTCATCGGTATTTACCAACCAATCATGAATTGTGGTGATATCACAAGGATTACCATCATCATTAAATGATTGAATTATGTTGAAGAACATAGGTTGAAAGATTTTTACTGAGGATTCAGTTTCTTCAAGAATCTGACCTATTATTTCTTCACCGCTTCTAAGTTTCAGGATTTTAAGATTCATTGTTAGTTCCTAACTTAATTTAATTTTAGTTTTCTTGAATGTGAACTCTTCATTAGTATATATGGTAGTGCGCTCATCTAGGTGTCGGAGAGCATGATTTCTATACTTGCCCCAACTGAGATCGTCTCCTATGTCATATACCGTTGCTTTTTCCTTTGTATCTGACTTTCTAAGACCACGACCAATGGATTGAAGAACACGAACAACTGATTTTGATGGGGAAGCAAATACAATTGCGTGAATGTTTTTAATATTAATACCTGTGCTGCATGTTCCATAGGATGCCACAAGAACGCTATTGTTGCCCTTGTCTACAATCTTTCGTATTTCTTCTCTTTGTTCAATTTCGGTTTTACCACAGATAAGATATGACTGTTTCTTACTTGCCTTTGAAATCTTCTGATATAGAGGTATTCCATGCTTCTCAACAAAATTAAAAAGAACGAGCACATTACCAGGAATGCTAGTTGCGAGATCTGTAATAAACTGATTTCGTTTATCATTGAGAACTAACCATTCAATTTCATCAGGATATTTTGCACGCTTAATCTCCTGTATATCTTTGTCAGTATAACGAAGAATCAAACATTCAATATTTAGCTGAGCTAGTACTTCTTTATCTATAAGTTCTTTTGTAGATGTGACTTGATGCACAGGACCAAATAATCCTTCAAGAACCAACCGATGTACCTGCGTGCCATCAAGCGTGCCTGTGGTTCCGATTCTATATTCACAGGTCTTCAATTTACTCATGATCTTTACTAGAGATTTTGCCTTAAACAAATGAGACTCATCGCCGATGATACTATCAAATTGTTCAAAGTATCTTTCATCCTGTGTATAAAGACTTTGCCATGTGGATATTATAACTCTACATTCAGTTGTTTTTTCCTGACCACCATATATTAAATGAATATGTTTGGCAATTGCCTTGGTATTTGCATAATCTTGAAAGTCTGAATTTAATTGTGTAACAAGTCCTGTGGTGGGTACAACAATTAGAATCTTTTTCTTTGTACGCTTTAAAAGTTCAAGCATAATCATATAGATGATCAAACTCTTACCACTGCCCGTTGGCGATATCAGGAGAGTCCTACGATTTTCAAGGGCGTGTTTGATCGCATCAATCTGGTAGTCGTGCGGTTGAATGACCTTGCCTCCAGAATAGACTGTAGGCAGTTCTAAGCAAGTGGTGTCTCGCGATAGACTTGATTGATATTCTACTTTGTAACCACGATCAGAAGCAAATGTCAGAACATATGAAAGCAATCCAGCATAGATTTTGTTTGTAAGAATACTGAACAAACGAATCTTGCCATCCCAACGCTTCTTGCGAAATGCTGGATTGTATTGCGAATTTGGTACATTGAAGGTAAAGAATGAGGATAACTCCTTGGCGATACCTTTCTCGCACTCAATTTCGATATACACAGAATCTACTTGATGTATCTTAATCATACGCCTTGGGTAAACTTAATCCATTCAATGGCTGAACGAATATTCCACATTTTGTTTGAAATGATCTTGATGACACTTTCAATGTATATTACTTTTTCTTTTTGAAGAAATACTTTATTTGAAAGGTTAATGACTTCAGAATCGCTGTCAATGAACCGATCAAGATCTTGCTTAAGAATGTTAAGACCAAATGGTTCCCAACCTTTCTTCTTTAGTTCTTCTTCTGACAATTTGCCAGAGTAATATAACCATTTATCACGCTTGAGTACTTTGAGTTTAGATTCAAAGTTTTCAAGAACGAGTTTCTCATCCATAAGAATACAAAGATATTTATTGTGAATCTGAGGAACCTTCGTAGACTCTTCGTCTAGGTGGTTGACATCAATTACAGTATCAAGTTCCGCTTGTGCTTTTATTTGGTCAATGTTCATAATGTAAAGTATAGGGGATTAAGGTTCGCTTGTGAATACATTCACTTCATAGTGAGTGTACGAAAATGTTGCGGTTGCTATGATTGTGTCGGTATCTGCTAATGATGAATCAAAATCAATACCACTTAGAAATGTTGGATATACATTTTTAAATGTAAAAGAAATCATTGGTCTATACGCACTATTTAATACAAGTAAATATGCGCTTGCTACCTTTTGATGTTCATTTAAAACTTCAGTTGCGCTATTGTACGATACACCAAGATCCTTTATCCAGTTGTGAATTTCTAACCAATTTTTCATATTTTCATCAACAGAAAACCCTATTTGTAGATCCTCATAGACATAGGAGGTTCCTGGTCTTTTGATTGTCACACCAGTTGGATTTGATTGAATACTTGTTCCAAAACTCAATGATGGCACATTTGCTCTTTGGCAAAAATATGTCATAGTTGGGCAACGAGTCATAACAAATCTAAACTTATTATTTGTTAAAGTATTATTTGTTGTTGGTTGAAAGTTATTTTCAAATAACATATCTCCAGGCAAATCTTTTAAAATGCTCGCTGGAACATTATCTCGGATTATCTGCTGATTGTTGTTTGGCATACTAGTATTTATAAAAGAAAAACCCAGGGACTTTCATCCCTGGGTCTTCTTAATTATTTACTGATCTCTATCAGGCGGTATTGCCGTGGAGATTCTTGACTGCGAAGAGGCGGAAGTATGCATTTGTAGATGCAACTAGACCATCGTTGCCAAGTTGTGTTGATGTAAATGCATCGCGACCTTGAGCGAACGGATTGGCGACAAGACCGTAACGAGTCTTGAAACCAATCTTCGGTTGGAAGGTGTCTTGGCCAACAGCACGGACCATTTGTAGTGGAACATATGGGCAGTAGAAGAATCCTGCGTCATATGGTGAGGTTCCCTTGTATCCAACAGTGATAAAGTTGACATTGTTGGCAACGAATGGATCAATGAATACCTTAAACTTATTGTTAAGAACACCAGCGAAGACATTACCAGTATCATCTACTTGCATATCAACATTGAGTGCTGGTGAGAGATTAAGGAATCCACCCATTGCAAGTGCTGATGCAACATCTGCACTGCATACGATGAAGTTACCCTTACCTCTACGAGTATCCTTAGCAATTTGATTTGCTTCGCGTTCAATTTGGAACATCAAACCACGATAGCGTTCTGCTGACCAACGACCGTCAGAATCTTGGATAAGATCATATACGCCGCCAGCTGGTGTAGCAACTGATCCATAACCAGCAAGATCGTCATTTACGCAACCTGTCTTAGCAACAAAATACATTGCTCGGAGAATTTCGCGGTTGATTTCATTCATGATTTCAACTGAGAGAATATTAGCGAGTTCTGCTTCGGCATCAAGACCGTGAACTGCACGAAGATCTTGTGCAAGTTCTGTGGTATATTCTGCTTTCAGAGCGCGTGAACGAGCTTGTACTGCGACACGCTCAATGCTGAATGCCATTTCACGGAAATCCGTTGTTGATGGAGACGCACCGAGAGTTTCAGCAGTTGAGGTCAACATTCCACGGAATGCTGTGAAGGGATCAACACGAGTGATATATGTAGCACCTGCGGTCCCAAGAACACCACTAAGAACACCAGCGGATGACCCAGCGAGAATACTTGCATATCCAGCTCCACCAGGACCAGATGCACCACATACACCAGAGAATTTAGCCCATGGTTCGTCAAAGAGTGCTTCGGTTCCTTGTGTATAACCACCAGAATCATTGCCGTAACGAGCACGCATTGCAAAGATGAGTCCTGTTGGAGCACTCATCGGTTGAACGCCTGCAATATCGTAGGCGACAACATTCGGCATTGCGCGACGAACAAGTGAAATCATTACTGGATCGTATCCAGCAAAGTTACCTGCTGCGCCAACTTGACCTGTGGTAAAATTACCACCCATACCGACTGGTCCCATTGTATTTTCAAAGAGACTAGTGTTACCTGTTACTCTTTCTTCAGACATTGCCTTGATTTGGTTTTCAAGAAGAATTGCCGTTACTCTACGCTTATGGGCATCTCCGATTGTTGGTAAAGATTCGTGGTCCAAAACTGGAGCCCATTTTTCAACAAGAAGATCTGCTGCGGTACTTTGATTGAATTCATTTGACATGTTTTTCTCTCCTATTTCCTTTTTAGTATTTAGTTTTTTAAAAATTTTAGAACAAATTGTCCTTGGGGGACAGACCCATATTTGGGTTCATGATTGATTGGATACGAGTATTTACTAGTGAATCACTTAATGACTTAAGTGCGGGTCTTGCTGGTCTATTCTTGTTAATTGCTGTGATGGCGTTAACGATATTATTCATTGCTGAATCTGATGTTTCCGCAGAAACATAGGATGAATCTTCAGTCAACATTTGTCCTGCTGATTGTGGTGTATAGTAGGTGGTTTCTGGTGTTGAAGACATTCTTTGACCAAAATACGATTCTTTCAACAATGAAACTTTTTCACGGTAATGATTTACATTTGTAAATTCAATTCCTTCTGAAAGTTTAGCAAGTTTTTCAATTTGAGTGTCAGCAAGTCCTGCTGCTTCTTCCATAAATGCTTCAGCACAAAGACGAGCAGTGATCTCATTTTTGAGTTGAATATTTTCTTTTATCAAATTGTTAGCATTCTTCTGAAGTTCTTCATTTGCTTCATAGAGATCATCAAGAATATTATACTTCTCTGCTGGAACATCAATGAATGAAGTTTCAAACAATGACTTAAGTCCATGAATGAAGTTTTCAGCAATTTCAGTGCGAAGACCGCGTTCAATTGCTATTTTGTTTTCTTCCATCCACTCAGAAATTACATAATTAAGATAACCGTCAACATGCTCAACGAGTGAGTTTTGTTGATTCTGTGCGTTTTCTTGAATTATTTCTTTTGCTGCGTCAAGGATGTTATTTTCAATTATAGCAACTTTTTCATTGATTGCTGCTTGAAAAATGGTTTCTGCCTTAAGTTTGAATTCTTCACTTAAGTTTTCACCATTGAACAAACTTTCAAGATAATCGTCTTGTAATTGATTTGCTGCTCCAGTCATAGGGGCTCCTGTGTGTCTTGCGACTGCTGAGTTTGCTGGATTAGCAATAGGTTCTGCTATCTTTGCTCCCTTTCCAGTAGCGTCCATATAAAGTTTTGTTGATGAGTATTCTGCGTATGGGTTATTATCTGCCATGTGGTTCTCCATATTGTTTAAAAGTATTTAGATGAATTAATATTTACACTGTCTATTTGTCTATTTAGAAGATTTCTGTTTTTAAGTATTTTTTGTTTTATCATACTCTGTTATATGCCTGTGGATTTGTCCACCAAGGTTCCTGGTGTTGTATATTTGCTGTTCGTGCTAATGATCGTCGCGATGCATTTACAAAATTTGCTGTTCGTCGTAACTCTGGATCTGCTGCGTGAATACCAGCAATTGAATGAGATAAATCTACTTTGGCATTCCATAAACTACGCTTTTGATCAAAATCCGTTTTCAAATCTCTGGCACTTACTCCGCGCGGCAAAGGAATGAATAAATTTGGAGCAATTGGTTGTTGATCTGGAGCATTTGCCAATATATTTCGTAGAGCTGCATGACTCATTCCCAGTCTTTGAGCATAAGTTTGTTCAAGAATATGCTGATGTCTATTTAATTCTTGATGTGTGTGTGCTGCAACGATAGCAGCCTGTTCTGCTGCTCCTGCCTTAATACCACCCCAAATTATATCTTTAGCAATATCTTTGCCAACAACTCTAGCTACAGCCTTAGTGCCTCTCCATGCACCTCTTGCTCCAACCCTAGTGCCTCTACCAACCGCAGCTGCTCCAACCCTAGTGCCTCTTAATGCAGCGTCTGCTACAGTTCTAGTGCCTCTACCAACCGCAGCTGCTCCAACCGCAGTACCTCTTAATGCAGCGTCTGCTACAGTTCTAGTGCCTCTACCAACCGCAGCTGCTCCAACCGCAGTACCTCTTAATGCAGCGTCTGCTACAGTTCTAGTGCCTCTCAATGCAGCGTCTGCTACAGTTCCAGTACCTCTAGCAAGCGCATCTGCTCCAACTCTAGCACCTGCTGCGACTGCACTTCCTGCAACTCTGGCAAGACCCGCAATATCACTGACTATTCCTTCATGAATGTCCTTTGACATAGTAGGAATTCTAGATCTTATTGCAGATATTGCTTCTTCCGATAATAGTTTTTTATTATTATTCATATTCTTCTCAGAAAATCAGAAAATAAGTTTATAGCAGTTTCTTCTAGTTTACGATTTGATGTTCTTTTTAATTGTTTTTCGTAATGGGCAATATCAGATTCAATTAAAATTCCATTGTTCCAGATCCATTCCTTACCCTCAAGAATGCCATCTACAAACGCATTTGGTGCTGATGGATCCGCAACAATATCTATTGCTGCGAGAGTAAAGTCTTCCTTAACATAATTTACACCATTGCGTTTTTCCAAACTTCCCATGCCTCTAGAAGATACCCCTAGTTTAGCACCAGCATCAATTAGATTCTTAACAATATTTCCCATTGGAGTATCAATAATCTTTGCTTCCCCGATTATCTGTTTTCCATTTTCCTTAAGGGATTCAATCATGTGGGAAACGCGATCAAGATTGACAGTTGGACCAGATGGATGATTTAATTCACCCATTGCTCTATTTTTATTTACATATTCTATAACATATCGTCTAGTTTCTTTGATTAATATTCTATTTTCATAGATACGACCATTTCTATTTTGGGTATCACTTTCCATCATGACCCCACGAATCTTATATGTCTTAGCACCCGCTTCGTTGGATTCAACGATGGATTCTACATCTTCTACGGTTTCTGTGATTAGTTTCATGGAAGTCTTTCTGAATTATTCAATACTCGGAATTAGTCCCAAGACGATAATTGGTTGCAGTTGGTTGGTCTTCGTCATTGTCTTCGTCATCATCATCGTCGTCATCGTCTTCATCATCGTCGTGATCTTCGTCACCATCAACATGATCTTCAGCGATCATATCAATAAGCATATTAGCAATATCAATAATTTCTTCTTCAGATAATTGTTCACCAGTTTCTTCTTCAATTTCTTCAACTAATGACTTAAGTTGATTTTCAAAATCTTCAGCAAGATCTTCAATATCTTCTTTCATATTGACTCTTTTACCCACTTTCTTTTTATCCCTGGCTGCTTTTCTCATGGGTTCTGTTTTATTTCCATCTCTATCAAGATCAAGGAAATCTGGTTTTGAGCTTTCATTGAAAACTTCTGGCGCAAAATCAATTAATTTTTCTTCTAATGCTTGTGCCATTTTACTAGTGAGTACTTCGGTGATTGCTTTTTTTGCTGTGTATAGATCGTCGGCAAAAAGTGATTCTATAATTTGTTTGCTATTTGACATGGGGTTCTCCTAATTTATATATTATTTTATTTTTCTTGCTGTGGGTCCAGACCCATTTGCTGCATTTGTAGTTGTTGTTGTAACTGCTTTTGTCTATCCTGTTCAATTTCTATATCCATTTTTGCTATTTCTTCATCTGTCTGCTTTAGAATGTTTCTTCTAATATAATTCGTTGAGAAGAACATGCCATTATAATTTCCAAGGACATTCAACATATTAACTCGTTCATTAAGAATTTCATTTTCCTTGAGTTCGGTAAAATATGAATCCTTGCTATAAACTATGTTGATATCTTGATATATATTCTTCCAATCTTCTGGAGTTAGAATTCCACGAAGAATACATTGCTTCTTGAGAATGTCTATGAACATATTGCTAAATTTATTCTGAAGACGCTCTATGAACTTATAGAATTTAACTTCATCTCTTGTGATTTCGCTGCTGCGACCAAGATTGAATCCGCTTTGAACTTCCATTCGGGTCAGTGGAACATTGAGTGCTCGGTATACCTTACGCAGAAGATATTCAACATCTTCCATTGCTCCAAGATTTTGTCCACCTGGAAGAGTCTGAATCTCAGTTCCCTTACCACCTTCTCTACGAGGCAACCAATAGTCTTCTAACATTGACATATGGTTTTTTTGATCCTTGATGTCTCCTGTAGCAGAATCGTATGTAAGTTTATTACGATAGCGAGTCATCAGAGTCTTAATGTATTCTTCTGCCTTTTGTTTAGGCAGATTTCCTACATCAATATAAAACACTCTACGCTCTGGAGCGCGAGCGAGGCGATATACGACCATCGCATCTTCGGTCTGACGAAGCATGTTCAATGGACGAATTGCCTTGTGTAAGAATCCTACGATTCTCTTAGAGGTCTGGTCAACCAATCCTGAATGTGCGTATGTGATTGCATCAACTTCAATCTTAACACCAACATTTGATGTTGCTGAAGTTGCTACAGAACTCATTTCAAAATCAGTATATACAAAATATTCTTCCACTTTCTTAACAATAGGAACAGTAGTATTGTTTACTCTTTTTATTTCCTTTTGAACTTTTCTGATTTTTCTGATCTTTATAGGATCTATTGCTCTAAGTTCAAGGATGCCTTTTTCTGGATGTTCCATATCAATAATATTTTGAAAATATACTCGTCCATCCACATACCATCTTCTAAAAATATCATATCCTCTGTTCTTAAAATCTAACAGTTTCAAAATATTGATAAATTCTAAATTAATCTTGGATTTAATATTATCAGACAATTCAGTATTGTTCAAATCTAATCTAAGTGATATGTTTTGCTTATCATAAGTTATTGCTTGAGTTACTATATCTTCAATTGCCATATCAACTTCTGGATAAAGCGACATACCACGGTATTGCCGTACCAAAGAATTTTCATCTATGAAAGAACCGCCAAAGTCATAAACAGAGGACATAAATCCACCTGTTTCAAGTACTTGCGTTCCATCATAATTTTCAGGTGCAGTAAAAGATAGGGTTGACGGAGATGAACCCGTCAACCCACCATCTGGGAATAATCCCTCATCTTTTCTGCCAAAAGAAAAACCAAAAATATCAAATGCCATTTATTAATCCTTATAAATCACGAATCCACTGGTTCCCAATAATCATACGCAAGTTGTACTGTAAATTCACTGAATGTATCGGCAACATCATAGTTCAATGTAATTGGACCAATATCTGTTGGGAAACAATTCTTCAATTTAACTGCTTTATTAAAATTATTTGGACTTTGAGTGTTTGACGGAGTAGATTGTTCACCAATTGTTACATCGCTATAACGAATGATCCAGTCACTTACCAAGTTATAATTAATTTGGTGAGTATTTCTACCATCCATTACTTCCATCCAACGCTCAAATCCCGTTCTTAGATCCTTTGTTGGCACATTGGAATCGTAAACATTTATAACCCAATCGGAATAATTTCGTTCACCTGAGAACTTAATTACTCTGCCTTGCCAAGCGACATTTATGGTTCCTATGGTAGAACCTGGTAAATCCGCACCTTTAACATAAATGAAGAGGTCATTAACATTTGGAGGTGATGGAACCCCCGATGGCCAATTCGCTTGGACCATAAAACGATTTGGTCTTACACCAAAAAAGTTACTTCTGAATTCGTTTAAACTTGCCATTCTAATTTACCTCTTTTTCTATTTATGGTAATACTGCTGACAGATCTTTATTTGTTAGGGTTATTCTGACATAATTAATAGAAGTAATTGGTTTAACTAAAATATCAGCAACAAAGTAATTTGCTTGAACTACTGCTGGTGTGTTGTTGGACTGATCACAAATTACTCTATACTCTGTAATACCTCGTTGTCCAACAATTCTATCTAAGAATCCTTCGGCAGCAATCTTAAACCCAGAGCGAGTTACAGCATCATTTTGCTCAAAAAGTATAGAGCGAGCAACTGGTGCTAGTGCCTTTTTGATGTACATGTACAGTCTTGAAACATTTATTCTCGACAGCGAAGATGTTGCAGGTTCTCCTGTCTTATCTCCAAAGAGAATTGTTCCTTCTCCCGCAAAAGTTACAACTGGATTAATTCCAGCATCGTAGAGAATATCTTGTTCAATTGGAGAAAGTGCTCTCTTTAAACGAAGAACATTGAGGATTCTTCCTCTTCTAGCACCAGCTGGTGAGAACCATGGATAAAAATCTCTATCTGTGCGAACTATACACCCAGCAACATCTGGAGCAAGCGAAGTTTCAATTGTATACAACCCTGTAGTGTCTAAATGTAATTTTTCACCATAGACTATGGTGTAATCTTTATTTGTTGCTGGTTTAGTTGGAGCTGTAGTAAATGCGTTAGCAGAAGAAGTTAGGCCAAGAACACCAATTGCTGGTTGATCTGTGCTAGACTTAACATCAATTACAGTTGTCACTGCTGTTGGATAAAGTCCTCCTGGTGCTCCTTGAAACATAACATCAAATCCTATATTATAGAATGCTGTTACTCCTGCCAATCCATTTCCGAATCCAACATAGCAGGCTGATCCGTATTGAAGAAAGTTGTTTATTGCCCACCATTCCGCAGAGAATCCTCCACAAATTCCAGTGCCAGCATATAATCCATTTAGATAAGTGGAAGCACAATATCCAGGACTATAAAATGTGATTCCTGATGATGCTGAAAGTCCACCGTCTGTTCTGATGATAAAGTCAGTTAACCGACCATACCAGTCAGAAATATTAGGTACTAAATAGTATCCTAGATCTCTTTCATTTGTGTTTCCTGCTAACGATTTCATACTGAGTGTTGGGTTGTATACAGCACCAATAGTTGTGGAAAATCCTTCAGTGATCGGAACCACCATAGATTCATCATTTACTCTAAAACTTATATTTGGTCTTGGCATGTTCTTCTCTCCTTGGTTTAAGTTGCTATTTATATGTAGTTAAATTCTACTTTTAATATTTTAAATGCCCTAAACTATTTTTTATACGAATCCCATGGCAAGTTATAATTTTTTTTATCTGTTATAAGCCAATTTTCTGAAGACATACCCCATTTTTTGTCTTCTGCCTCATCTTCAAAATCTTCGATTCCGTCAAGAAAATAACCAAAAGGTAACATATCTTCTTCAATTTTCTCAATATCTTGCTGATACATCGCAAGTCTAACATCCATATCGGTCAAATTCTTGAAATACTGTTGACGAGTCGCCCATGAAAATAAAACTAAACACATCACTAAGTCGTCATTATGTCCTTCATCTGCTCCAAAACTTTGTTTTTTGGAGATAAATGTTGTAAATTCTGAGATAATGTCGGCATCTTCAACAATGAGTTTATCTTCTTCAATCATGTTCTTTAGTACTTGACATCCAACCTTTTTAGTCAATACTGAAGTTTTAACACCCATCTGTATCTTTTTTCCAGGACCAAATCCCTCTGTAATAATTTGACCCTTTCTACCCATCATGGTGGTTTTAACTATATTTTCATATTCTAGATCGGTGTGTAATATATTGGCAACTTCCGTGCCTATGCTATTAATCTCAACTAGAACATATGCGTTATTATACTTCTTGGCAACTGTTCTAAGAACTGATGCGAATAGAAGGGGTGATACTGTATTGTTTTTATAGGTGGCAATTACCCTGTATGGGAATTCAGTTACATCTATTACGGTCATAGCGGTATAGTCTTTGCCTTGACCTTCTGCGACATCGGCAGTTATAAAATAAAGATGATCCTGAGATTTTTCCACATCGGGGTCTTTTCTCTGTGGTTCCTGATATACACACATTCCATCTTTGGTTCTTAAAATTGGTTTGTTATATACCAAAGTGTGTAATTTAGCAGATGATATCAAAGTATTGGAACTGCCCAAGAAGTCACATTCGAACTCTTGTTCAAACTGTTTCTCGGAAGTCTTGATTATCATATCCTCTTTCCACTTATCATCTCTGAGTGGACCACCTGGATATTTTGGAACCTGACTCCAATGAACTTCAAATGGCACATAACCATTTTGATTGTTTATAGCACCCTTCCAGTAATAATAAAACATATTAAGACCGTTTGGGGTGGAGATGATGAACATCTTGGTAGATTGACCAGAAGTGATGGTTGGATACACTGAGGTGAAGAACTCTTCAGCAATTTGGGTAGGAATGTGGGCAAATTCGTCGAGCAGGATGCAATTAAATGAACCGCCACGGATTGCAGACGAAGAGGTGGCACTTGCTAGAATCTTTGATCCGTTTTCCAGAACAATAGAACCCTTATTCCATTCAATTACGCCTTGCTGCAACCACTTAGGCAAATATTCATATGCCATCTTAATTCTGCCTAAAATTTCAATGGCAGTAGATTGTTTGTTTGCAAGAATTGCAACATTCATATTTTGATTGAATAGAACATAATGTAAAAGGTAAGCACCTACGGTGGTAGTCTTACCTACCTGACGAGGTAACTTTCCTATTACGAATCTATTATGATGTAGTATATCAATAAGGTCTTTCTGAAAGTTATACATTGCAAAAGGAACAAGACCCTTATCTACTGCTACAATCTTTACATATTTTTCCACAAAGTAGGCAGGTTCTGCTGCACACTTAATATATTCTTTTACCTGATTTGGTGTGAATTGTTGTTGCACACCTACGGGTTTTAAATTTGGATTACCAAGATAACCATCTTTTTTAGCTGTCATATTCCACTTCTTCGGTTGGTATCGCCTTCAATTGACTACGAGACTGATTAATAATATTTTGAAGATCGCGAGTAGATCCAACAAATATTGAATTATTTGTGGTGGTCTTTACGACTTTATTTACGCCTAATGCTTCCGCAGTAGTTTTGTGAATACCCATTAGATCGGTGTTAATCTCACTTACAGTTTTCATAAGAATAGAGGCGACCTCATATGCTCTAGGAGAATCGCCCGCCTCTGCTACCCTCATAACTCCATCTAGAGCTTCAAATCCACGATTTATGAGTTCTTTCATATTTTTACGAGCAGAATCATAATCCTGTCGCACTTGGTCTTTTCGTTTTATCTTTACTTCTTTTATGAAGATTTCAGATTGAACTATAGTCTTTGGTTCTTCCTTGGGCAAAATTTCTATGTCCAGAACCTCAGATAACTTTTCTTCTGCTGTTAGTTTTTCGTCACTCATGGCCACTCTCCAGGCACAGCAGTACTTGAACCTGTAATATAATCACCAGTATATCCAACATCACCCCAGTATTCACTTCCAGCAACTTCTTCACCATCATACATGTTTATATCAGTTCTCAAGATCAGTCCACCAGTTCCACCACAAATATTTGGGTAGATGTAAGTTTTTGCTGAAAAATCAAATGAACTTATAAGAGATCGTCTTGTATCAAAAGTTCCTTCATAATTTTCATCTATATTTACACTATTTAATACGAATGGAATATCAACAGTTTCATTCAAATTATTCATCTTTACAGTTACTGTGTAGTCTGGAGCAAAATATGGAACTATTTGTTCAATGACTTGTAACATATCATCCATGTTTCTGGTAAAAACATAGAGAGCAAAATTTATAATATAAGGAACTTCAGCATATGCTTTCAAAACACTTCCATCAACAATATTTGTTCGTTGTAAAGTTCTATTTAATTTTCTACTTGGATCATAAATCAATGTTGTAATTTCAAATCCCATTTTTGGAAGAACAATTTCAACTCTACTATTCTTTGACAGACTGCTCTCTTGCGACAGTCTCCAGAAGAATTTTTCCTTGCTTCCATAACTCAAAGGAACTCGTATTTTTTCTTTTTCTGTACCATCTACATTATAACGAGTAATATACACAGATTCAAATATAGAACCAAAGGTTAAAACTACCTTTCTAATGGATTCATTATAATATGATTGACCTACCTTAAACATTATGAGCATTCCTCTGAGAATGGATTATCTCTGCTAAAATTAAGTTCGTTGTCCGCTGCTTCTGCGTAGATATCATTTTCAATCTCATTAACTCCAGCAATTGGGTCAACTGAAAGATTCACATTTGTTGTATTGTAATTCAGTAGGTAATATTCTGTTCCTGTAGTTGTATTCTTGACAGATTGTATACCACTTGGACCTGTTGCAAATATTCCACTTATACCTTTCATATACGCATATGCTCCTGTAATTTCAACAAGTGTTGCTTCCGCTGTAGCATTAGAGTATGTGACTCCAGCACCAGTTACTCCATAAACTTGATAAACAGTATCTCCTCGTTTAAATACTATAGATCCCGTAATTGGAGCTCCTGAAATTTGGAATTCGTACATATTGTATTTTCTCTTTTCTTCTACTTCATCTACAGTAGCAATACCAGTGTTTATTGTTTCATAAGAATAAGTGAAGAGTTCGCATGTGAGTGTATAGGTTGTCAGAATTCCAAATTGGAAAAATGGCATTTTATCTTCAACATAATTTATTTCAAACAAACTTTTATTGAATGGAAAATAGATTAAATCGCCTTCGCGTGGATGTGTGATGGTTGAGTCTCTAGCAACCACTTCTTCATCAAATCTTCTTTTTGCTACTTGTAGAGTTACTTTATCAGTAATGTTGATACCAAATTTATTGATGATGTTCATCTGTCCACCGAAAGATGTAACAGACTGAATGTACATTTCAATTGTATAAGAGTCCTTAAATTGCGATAGCACATCCTCTCCAAAGATAACATCTTTATTGACATATTCTCTAGGTATATAAATCATATCTCTACCCGTAGCCTTGATGGTTTCAACCGTCAAGTCAATGAGTAGATCTTGTTCTCCGATATATTCGTTGAAATATGGATTTGTTGCCATTTTTTATCCAATCATGAAATCTATCGGTAGTTCGTATGATCTTTCAAACTCTTGTTCTATCGCAACAATCTCTGCCATGGCATCCTGATATATCTGTTGTCCCTTGAAAGTGATGCCGCCTGGAAGTTGAACACCATCATACTTCAACATGTTTGCACCCCATTGCTTTTTAATCAAAGCAATGACATACTTCTTCACCATGCGATCATCATAAATTTTAGTATACACATCTGGGTCTAGTTCTGCATATGATTCAATTATTAAATATCCACCAGCATCTATATCTTGACTAAAAGCATCCACATAGATTTTATTTGTTACTTTATTGAATCTTAATGACTTCTCTGGACTAAAAAATTGTTCAAGAAGACTGATGTAAGACATAGTCGCTTGATACCCAGCAAGAGGAGTTGATGAACTTCCGTTCAACCCACGATTGATTCCAAAGTAATCGGTCAATGCCAACTGATATCTGACATCAAACATATTAACACCAGAAAGAGTGCCGAATCTGAATATCTTAACAACAGACACAATATTAGTGCCATCGGGTCCATTGGGATCGCTAGCTGGGTTTTGAATATCCGAAACATTTATAAACCCGCGATCCAGATCCGTCTGAGTTACTTGATACTTGAAAAACATTTTTATAACACCATCATAGTGTCTGGTGGTAAAATATTGCAATGCTTCATCAAGACGATCCTCGCATTGTTGCTGATCTACATTTATTTGGATTACGGGATGCCCGAGAGCACGAAGAGCATGTTCTATAAGCGTTTCTCTTGAATTTGGTGCGTTTACTGAAGACATTAAAACACTCTCCTTACTTTATTTATAAGGAGAGTTTTTTTGTTTATTTTAAAACTTCTGGTGGTTGTATAGGCACTTCGTGCGTAGTTACTTTTATGTGTTCTATATCTCTATATGGCAACTGTTCAATGTAATATCTTCTTGTTATTGGAGATGCAGATTCATCTGGTTTTGCCTTTTCATAATTTGTAAATCCAGGCATCTGTAATGGGCAGTTTAACTTTGGATAATCCAGTTTACTGTATTCTGGATCATCTGGAGTCAACCATGTACCTTTACGGTCACCACATCCGCATCCACCACAGAAAAACTTACCGTCTGTTGTACTTTTCTTTAGATGTTCACATTGTGGTAGTACCCCACCCTGACCCTGATTGCCAAAGCAACTTAAAACCCGAAGTTGTTTGATTGGTTTTGTGACCTTTTCGTTGTTCATTCCACGAGAGGTAATCGCCATGGCAAAGCTTTGCATCATGGTCAATTTTTGTTTTAATCCCCCCTGAGGAATTGCTTGTTCTGAACGGAAAACGATATCCGCAGGTGCTGCTGCGCGAGCGGGTTCTTGGGGTGGTTGTTCCCCACCAGTATTCTTGTTTTTACAATTACATCCCATGATAAAAAATCCTTATTGTAATACGATTCTTCTAAAAAATAAAGCACTCTCTGTATTTGTTTTTTCTATAAGTAAAGTTTTATAATTTACACTATAATTGATACTCATACCCACTCCATACACAAATCCTTTTCCAGATATCTTTGATTTCTGTGTGGTCTTGTTTAAGTATTTAGTATTGAATATGGAAGACGACATTACATTTCCAGATATATTTTTAGTATTTCTATAAAGATAGGCATTGTAGAAATACAATTCATATATTGATGGTAGATAATAATCAATAAATCCTCCCCTATCAGCGTATCTAATTGTATTGGTCAGAGCATTATTAATTCCATTGAATACTCCATCTCCATAAGTATTGTAATATCCATCCCACAGTGAAGTGGTATAGTCTACATCAATTTCATTTGCTGTTATAAATGGTACAGAATATTTAGTTTCATTTACAATCAATGCCCACTGTGAAGCAGTACCTCCGACAGAATCGGCATACATGTTTGTCAATGTTGGATTTGCAAAACTTAAATTTCCATATAATTCACTGCTTTTACCATTTAATACTGGTGGTTTGAATATTCCAATATAAATTCCACCTTGAAATGTGTCTCCAGAAGTCAATCCTAAATTATTAAATGCTGTAAGACCCATCGTTTGGACTTGATATTTTCCTGATATTTTTTGTGGATTGATTGGTTGAAAACTTGAAGTACAGAAAGAATTGTTTTCATCCTGATCTTCGATCCAATATCCAGCACACGATGCTTGTGGTGTTATAGAACACGAATATTCTAAAGATCCATTGTTATCTTCCAAGATATAACAAGACCCCATTACAAATCCTTCATATAATGAAGACCTTGTAAGCATATATGAATAATACGGTGAATCAATACATGTTGTAGTTTGATCGCCTTCTCGGAGCGGTGTAGTACATCTATTGTCTCCAAACACCGATGGATATGTTTCAGTTCCCAAAAGCGCACAATCTCTACTAGAACAAACATCTTTACATGTAATAGAAGTTGGCCAACCTGTATCTTCATCAAATTCTAAATGACAACAAGATCTTGGTGCTCTAGCATCTAATCTGCTTGAGTTTAAACATTGAGTTTGCCAAGTATCTGCTGTCAATATTGGACAAGTTCCTTCTGTCCATTTTCCATTCACTCGGTCACATTCGCATTTAGAAACATTACTTGTTGTTCCCGATGCAAGATATGGAGTTGATGTGTTTCCCTCGCTATCCAAAGTAGGTACTTGATTTAATTCTCCTGGAGTTACATACGAACACGCACAACAACATCCAAGACGAGTATCTCTATCTGGACATGAAACACTGTCAGCGTTTCCATCTAGTGTAGGAATAAAATATCCACCTTCATTAAAACATTCAGTAAACGATTTTATTGTTTTATTGTCTGCACCTGTAGTCCCACAACAAACACCATAACTATTCAGTTTATCTGAGTAGTCAAATGCTGGTTTTATTCTTGATCTAAACTGTACTGAAGACATTAGGATTCCCCGTCGCAGAGTTCGTAACCTGAGAAATCTGTATATGAAACAGGAACACAAACATAATCTGTACTATTTAGATACATCTTTACACTCTTAATTAGATCATCAGTAAGACCTGAATTTGAACACTGACAAGTATTGATTTCGGACCAATTACAATATTCAGAATCAGGGTGGTCCAATGAAGGACAATTCAGTCTTTCAGCAATTGGCTTTCCACAAGGTGAATCTCCAGTATTCTCAGGACCACCGCACTGACAACCTGGATTACCCATCGCGTCATTGGCAATCCCTAGATCAAGACATATGTCTCTGTATTGACAAAGGTTGCGAACAGTCATTCGGTCGTCACCAATTGGTAGACAAAAAGGTAAACCAGGCGCCGTAGGGTTCTCACCCTCACATGTACAACACTTCTGTGAGCAAGGAGTCCATCCATTTATAATCCACTCAGCTTCGAGCCAGGCCTTCAACATTCTATCTCCAAGTTCAATTATAATCTCTAAATTTTCAGTTGAGAGAGGACAAGACATTAAATCAATTAGTTGTTGTCTTACACCTACTGCCGACCTTAAGGGAATTGTAACACCATATATGTTGAAGAATAGATCAGAAATCAAGGCTATGTTAGCACCTGTCATATTAAGATCATCACTAGGTGTATTAATAGTAGTTATTGGAGGTCTTTGGTCACCAGGGTCAGCGATGAATAAATCTAACTCGGGGTACACTGCACAACTGCTATCGCCAATAGACATAGAAAATCTTAGAAATTGAATAAAAGGACTGCAATCGCCAGGGATTAAAAATTGCGATAAAACCATAACAGGTCGGTGTAACGCACAGAATTCACAGTCGTTTGGGTCTGATCCAAACTGATAACTACCTGGGGTGGGTACTTGTTGATCATAATAAATTTTATCTAACCAATTTCCACATGCGGCAGAACATTCTGCTTTGCTTCCAATATTTGGTAGGCATGTTCCATTTTTGCAACAAATTCCAATAGCGTCATTAGGTCCAGAGGGTCCAGATGGTCCAGAGGGTCCAGATGGTCCAGAGGGTCCAATTGGTCCACAAACACAACCACAACTTACCTCATTGCATTGTTTTCCTGGACCCATGAAAGACCCACCAAGAGATTTACAAGCTGATGGAGATAAATCGGGTATACATTCGTATTGTATAATTCCATTAACAGAATTACATTTACAACAAGCACCCTTAATTGTCCCATAATCGCAGCAATCTGCTTCAGAGCAAGACGCAGCGGTCAATGATCTACCACCAAGAATCAATTCACATTGAACTCTTGTATAGTTTCCTAAACATTGACCATCCTTACAGCAAACAACTGGAGTATCATTACAGTTATTATAACAAAAACTTCCTTGCTCTTTTAGTTGATCTGAACTTAGTTCGCCAATTGGGTAATTCAAATTTCCAGTGTAGTCTGTACAATTGAGTCCACTCCAATACTGACCACCAAATTGATCACATAAAGCAACAGTAATTTCACCTAAACATTTACCATTTGAGCAACAAATTCCGTTTTCGCCACCACATGAATCTTCACACGACTTCGCTGGACTAAAATTTCCAAATAATTTATCACATGTTGAACGAGAAGTATAATCCAAACATTCAAGAGTACCATCTGGATTATTATAACAGCAAGAACCAAATAAATATCCTGGAATACATGCTCTGTTTACATCTGCCACACCATGACCACGATGCGATACAGTTGCCAACCAGGTTTCACCACCATCATATGTCATGAGTCCAATTATATTCTTACCACAAGAAAGATAGTTTTCATCTGGTTCAAAGTAAATATTTTCTGGAAATTTCCACACATCATCAGAATCAATTACTAGTGTTATTGAATCAACTTCATTTGAATTGAAATTTCCGCTGATTCCTCGTATTCCAATTGGTGTATGAAGAATGAATGCGCCAGCAGAATTTGCGTCAATGTATATTCCCTGCGTGGTCCCAACTCCACCAATTGGATTATTTCCAGTTAATCCTGAAAATGCTCCTTTACGAATTGGTCCAATAGTAGATACTTTTGCTCCAGCATTTAAGTTGTAACTTGTATCATCTGATGTTCCAGAACTAAAAAATGTGTTTTGAAAATTAAATGTACCAGTATGACCAAAACTAATATTATCGCTATTTAATTGAGTATGTGTGATTCCAGAACCATTAACTACTGTTGGAGTTCCTAGAAATGTTAATCTTCCAGGAGTCATTGTACCAGCATCATAATTTCCTATAAGATCTTTACCCCAATAGATCGTATCAATGGAAATATATTCATTTGCTGGTCCAGTTAAAGATGCTCTTAGTGAACCATAAGCACACAATCCTTTAAATTGAAATGTTCCACCATTTACAGCGGAAAATAATCCATATTGTGTAAGGAAGGAACTTGATGCTGTATTTGATCCTTGAACTAATCCAGAAGTCTTATCAATAAATGTTGTTCCTCTGAAAGCCCCATTTACAGCAATTGTACTTAAATCAGAGAATGTTAATGTTATTCCGTTCGCAAATCCGCGAGAACTTAAAAAGTGTATTCCTCGTTCTCCAGTAATACCACCATTACCAGTATTTCCTCTATTACCAGTAGCACCAGTAGAACCAACTGGTCCTACTGATCCAGTTTTTCCTACAGATATTATATTAGTTATTGGACTATTACTCATGTACACATTCCTTCTACAATGTCAAGACAAGACGCACATCCTGTAGATCCTGATGACCAATAATTATTTAGAATAGATGCACTATAGTAGAAATTATTACAAGTAACCACTAAAGGAATTCGTCTAACTGGTCTTAGATTAGCAACTCTAGCATTTCTATTTTGGGATTTGATCATACCTTCAGTAGTAGAATTGCCATCAAATACCTGCGTGAGCATTTTCTGTCCATTAGCAACTGCCATTGTGAATTTATATGCTTCATCTTCATTGGCGAAGAAATTAATATTATTACTTGTTAACCTATTGTCAGAAAGATATGGTTCTATTTGGGGATCAATATTTTCTAAAACATATTGATCTTTATCAAGAGGAACAAAAGGACTCCAACTCTTGAGACGAGTAACACTTGTTGAGCTCCAATATTCGCTTCCCGACAATAGTTGATCGCCATTGACCGCAAATGCGGCATTTAGTTGTGGAAGATTATTGTAGATGTAGTTCAATTCAATGATGCTAGGAATGTACCAATCATTATGTCCATAAAGACCAGATTCATTTATATTAGAAATTTGTCTTATAGCAGAGGATAGTGGATTTTTATTATTCCACATTTCAGTATATGCTTCTTTAAATGAATTTATGTTTGTTGTAATTTGAGATTCTCTAACACTTGATGTCCATGCTGGACCATTTCCAAATGAGAAGCGCATATATGCTTTTGCATCTGTAGTTCCAGTTCCTCTGAACCAATATTCTGGTTTATTCTTTGAAGACGAATCGTGAATTCTTGTATTGAGTAATCCATCTACTGGATAGGTTGGAATTTCTTCCAGCACTATATCCAATGGAACACCAGTCACTCCAGGTTTATGTGCTCCTTGCATCATTCCCCAACTGAGAAGTCTAGATCCACCATCTGTTCCATTTGGTGTTGTAGAAACTTCAACATCCTCTGGTCCAATTATCAATGCCCAAAGAATATGAATATCTGATTCTCCATAGACTCTTTGTGAGAGATATTTGTATAATGTTTCATTATTCTGATCTAAGTATTCTACTGCTAGACCTGAACCAACTAATGAATACGAGAATGCTCCACGATTTGCGGAATAATTTGTTCCACCCTCAAACATCAATTCTGATGGCCAAACAACTCCATTCAATGCATATGCTTGTTGAACAAATGGTGCTCCTGCCTTGAGCATACAGCGAGAATCCAATGCATTCTTTGGAAGAATCTTTGGATATGTTCGTGCAAAGTATTCAATAGATCCTGTATTATCATTTCCTGTTATTCCCTTGCATGTCTTGAGATACCAACTTGGAACATTTTCCAATCTACCTCTTGGATAGATCATACATTCAAGTGGTTCACCAAATGCCAAGGATGGCGAAAGGAATGAATCGCAAGGATTTGGCATACCTACGAATCCTACAAAATATCCACCACCAAGTTTATCTCCTGGTTGAAGACACGAATAAATTTGATCTGCTCCTAATGCTTTACATGCATTTTTAGTTCCAGATGCTCCCTTGAAATAATCATCGGAGAATGAATACCCGCAGCAATTGACCTCTTTACATTTTGTTCCAGCACCTTGATAGATTCCATTGCAATTTTGAGGCAGAACATCATCTATACAATTGCTACCCGTGCAGCAAGCACCCTTTAGATCATAACTTACAGAACAACAAACAGAATCACCTTCTTCAGATGTGCATAATTGTCCAGCAACAAATACAGATCCTGCAATAGACGCACAATCTCCGCTAGATAGATTGTAACATCTTCCATTAACACAGCATTTTCCTATTTGTGCTCCACCACTATTACATAAATTTGTTGGACATGTGAATAATTGCCCATTTACCCATACAGAACTACATGTCTTTGCTTCATTGAATACTCCACCAAACTGTTCACATCGCGCAGCGGTTGTGTTGAGGCAACGAACGCTTTCTGTTTCTGGATCATATACACAACAAGCACCTTCAGAATAGCAATCTGAACTTGTGGATCTCTCAACACAAGCACTTGCTCCAAATACACCAGAAATAGCATTGCAATAATCTTGAGAAACATAATCTAAACAAACCTGACCTGTCACATTCGTCTTACAGTAACAACAAGATCCTATTTTATCTCTAGTCACATTTTGTGGAAGATATGTATTGGTGTATGATATTCCTGTGGAATTAATGAAAGTGATTGTATCAAATGTAGATCCACTGGTAAATCCTAAGAATATTTTCTGACCAAGCGAGATACTATCAACTGGACTTGCGAGTTTATATCTGGAACCAACTTCAAATATAAATTTTGGTAAAATATTATTTTCTACAACAGATTTACCAAATGTATCAGTAGTCAATCCACCATAATATGAAAATGGAATACTATTGTTGAATCTAAATGGAATAGTTCCAATTGTTGACCAGTTTTTATTTTTAAATATAGATTCTCTTGAAAATACTTGATCAATTATTAATTGTTGGGTGCTTGGAGTGAAACTTGTATTTGGAGCAGCAGCTGCTTTTAGTGTTCCTGTTCCAAATCCAGCATTGCTGTTTATATACAGAATTTCTCCTGTATTTCCAAATGGTATCTGAGAATCTGAAACCGTTGCTCCAAACAAAAATACAGTTCCAGCATCCGCACTCATTCCAACAAATGTCGCACCAAGTCCACCAGATAGTCTAAATGATTTAAAATTAACAATATCATTATTTGCTGGATAATAATCTTCTTGAGATGTGTATATTATGTTTGTTGATTTGTTTTCGGTATTGACACCTAAACCGTTCACTTTATAATATTCATCTCCCGTTGAAACTCCAGTATTTCCTCTGGCGAAAAATGAGAATGAGAGTCCATTACCAAAGAATACAACATTGGAACCTATCGCAGTTGCTCCAGTAATTCCCGCACCAATTGGTCCTTGAACTCCAGTAGACCCAGTTGACCCTGTAGGACCAGTAGGACCAGTAAACCCAGTAGGACCAGTTGGTCCTTGAGTTGCCCCTGGAACATTTCCCGATACTACTTGTACAATTCTGGATGACCCGTAAATCATATTATGTTGCGTTTCTGAATATAGTGGATGTCTGTGGATCTAGAGTAAAATTGGCAGAACTGTACTGCGGATTGATTCCATCTATCTCTTGATTTGTTCCATTGCATACCGCAGCATCAGTTAGTCTGGGAACCATCCATGTTCTATTTCTTAAAAATTCAGGTGAATTATTATCATAATATCTTTGATCACAACGAATAAGTCTTACCAATCTCAATTCATATTTATCGTCAAAGTCGTGTGCTTTTTTAACTTTAAACGAATTTGGAGATGGTGGTAATTGTGTGTCAATATCATGTTCTGGAAATTTCAATACCCACGCCTTGGTAAATTGGTTTGTTAATATCTGCCCATATCTTGAATCGGATGGTAATATTACCTCTGATCCATTTTCTCCAGAATTTGGCCATGGCGATCCACCAGTTGCTTGAATGTATTGTCGTGTGACACCTTCATCAAATGTTCCAGTAGATGACCAAACATATCCATTTGCTCCTATGGAAGAACTTCCAATAGGAATTCCATAAGTTATTCCATAATTGTATAGTTTTTCTTGAAGATTTATATCTACGCATTGTTTTGCTAAGAATGAAAGTTCGTCTATGCTGGGAACATACCATCTTGATACTTGTGGATATCCTTCAGATTTCATTTGTTCTGAAGAATAATAATATCTGTTATATACGCTAGTTCCTTCAGCAATAGTTGTCTTTGCTGTAGGTGTTCCTGTATGAAAGAAATTTGCTGTAAATCCAGCATATCCTGTAGCACCAAATATTGTTTTAAGATTGGCAAATTGTGGCCCACCAATACCATTTCCAGATCTGAGATAATATTCAGCAACATCAGAACCGAACAATCTACAAGAATTGTATAGACCCCAATTTCTTGACCACCATCCAGTATTTCTGGTAAATATGAAAGGTCTTCCTAAACTAGTTCTTGCTAATGGGGAATCTTCACAATCAACACACAGATTTACATCTGGACATGTATCAAAACTTGTAGCATTTCCCCAATAAGTATTGCCCATAGTTCCATTTTTTAGTATAGGCAATGTTCCATATGCACCATCGGATCGAATCCCTGTTCCAATGAATGCACATGATTCAGATAATACTTGTCCATCAAAAATTGAATTTAAATTATCATCGAGTGTGAAGCAATGTGATGTTCCACCATGACTCCATGTGAATAAATTAATTATTCTGGAGTATACTAGATTTTCGCCAATTTCATTTAGTACGAAGTCTGCAGCTGGCAATATACTTGTATCTGGTGAAACAGTAGAATCTACAAATGGTGTTGCTGTGAATTGATGAGTAGTTATATCCCAATCTTCTCGTATTCTAGCAGGCCACGGAGAAACAATCATTAACCATGAATCGCAGTTGGATTGATGTGCTTCTGGCAAAGTAAATCCATATCCCATTGGATCATACACACTTCTATATGCGCTTGATGTTTTTTCAGTTCCAGAATTTAATTCATTAAATACTAATGGTCCAGTGATTGAATTTCTAAGCGCATCATCGGTATAAGAACCAAGAGGTAATCCATCATACAATCCACCAAATGCAGATCTATTTCCTAAGCATGTTGCTCCATTTGGACTAAATACACCAGCAACAATTCCACCTGCAAAGAAATCACCAATTTTGACTTCAGTAAATCCAATAAAACTGCCAGTAGAATTATATTTTTTAACTTGGAATATTTGATTTGAATCAAGACATGAAGGACATATAACTTGTGGATTATCCACGCAATCAAATGATCCGCATGTATGACCACATCCATAATATAATCCAGAGCAAGAAGATTGTCTAGAAACATCTGAGCATGTTCCTGTCACACAACACCCAGCAGTTCCTGTTTTACAGATCTCTATAGGTGCAGGAAAATCTGGTGGATTAGGTGGAAAATATTGACACACTGTTCCTTTTCCTTGCCAATATTTTCCACTGTCAGCACACGAAGCGCGAGATGTATTGTTTTCACATCCACCAACACCATTGCAGCAAGCACCAGTATCGTTAAACGCAGCATCACAATCTACACAATTTATATTCTTGCAACAACTATCTATTTGTTGCCAATATGACCATGGTTGTTCATTTGAATTTCTAGACAGTCTTAAACAATCACACAATCTAAGTAGATTTGGATGTTTGATTGTGGAATTATTTCCATTTTTATAACAACAAATTCCAACAGGAGCATCATTGAATGTGCATCCACTATATGTTCCATCTTTTCCTTCAAAGAATTGTGCCAATCCTTGAGATATTAACAATTGACAAGATGATTGTGTGCCAACAAATGAAGCGGATGCACCACTACAACCAACACAGCAAAGACCAACTGGATCATAGGCTGGATAGTCTGGATCTGGTATATTATATGATCCTGGGCAATCGCTATATGATGTATTCCATGAAACAGAACTTGTTCCTGAATTGTATAGTCCATAATTAGAATACCAAATTCCATCAAAATGTACAGAATTTATCACATCTATTCCACTAGTGAAGCATGGAGGATATGTCAATGGCCAAGATACAGAGAAATCGGCATCGTTTAGTGTAAATCCAGATACATCATCGGCAACAGCAAATTTAGTTACCAATCCACCAGTGATTCCTGATGGTACAACTATAGTGATTGCTTTTGCTATATTAGCAGTTGGTGGATTCTTAATTAAAACTACCTGAGCAACTGTTTTAGTTCCAACTATAAGTTGATCTTGAAACGAATTTAAAACAAATGTATTGGCATTTTGGCAATCTATTGGCCAGTAGAAATACCTTTGATCTGTTCCTGTTGTTGAGGATAATGTTTTTAGTATTGGTCTTACAAATTGAACTCTTTCTCCATAATTTAGAGATTGTAGGTCAACCGTTTTTGCATCTATATTATACTTTGTGCCAGTCAATCCAACAAATCTGGTTCCACTCTGAAATACAACCAGTTGTCCTTCCGATCCACCACACAATCCAAGATATGGAAGACCTGATAAATTATATTGAACATTTATCATCCTGGATTCTACAGAACTACTAATTCCAATTAATGTAAGATTACTATTTTGTGAACTTGTTGTTATTCCACGAATATTCAATCTTGATATTGTGAAGATACCATCTCTATCTTGAGGTAGAGATGTATTCAAAGATAATCCAGAAAATATTCCTGGAGTTCCTGCTACAATATTCTCACCATCAGCAAAGATATAATAATCACCATCAGATCCTTGTATTCCATTTGGAGATTCAACACTAATGCTTGATCCATCAGTATATGTGTGGATTATTGCTCCGTTTGAATAAGTCATTCCTGTTAAACCAGGACCAGTATTTCCAATTGATCCTTGAGAACCAGTAGCACCAGTTGCGCCAGTAGCACCAGTTGCTCCAGTAGCACCAGTTGCTCCAAGAATTCCTAGAAGTTTTCGTTGAAGATATGGACTGCTTCCGTAAAACATTATGGTTTAACTATTGCCTCAAGTGCTCTTAATCTTGTATCATAACTTGTTAATGTAGTTCCAACATCTGCCCATGTAATGCCAAGAGCAATATTAGATGCCGTTAAAGATGTGACTGTCACTGACCTTGGAACATTTACTTTTATTCCCTGGGGTTTTACCTTTATTGCAGTATTTACCTTTTGGGTTACAACATTTGTTCCATCTTTACCACTAATATTCAACGGTTGTGATAAAGTAATCACTGGCGATTGTACAGCATATATCTCTGTAGAAACGATAGTGAATGTCTGAGTTGTATTACTGCTTGTATCAACAATCAAATTTTTAGAAGTGCTTGCTAGACTTGAAGTTGGTGATTTATAAAGATATAAAGTTGCATTTGCACTATCTGTTCTTACAATAGTTCCCACATATCCAGATGATGGTTGTCTTGCTTTCATTCCAACTTGTATAGTACCACCTATAGCTTCATTAACAACTATCTTTTCAACATATCCGTATTGTGTTCCAAATTTAGAATAAAACTCGCCATAATCTGCTATTGCAAGTTCGTGTGAAATTGAAGCATCAACATAACCTTCTGTAAATTCATTTGTGCCAAGAACTATTAGAATATTTCCCAATTCTGTATCTTCAAGAACAGATTCTATATCTCCACCTATCTTATATCCAAGATAATTCATTACAATTCCAGAAAATGATCCATGTGGTGCTGCTTGATATACTGGTTTGATTATATGATTCAAACTTGTGGGTGCAAGATTTTGAAGAGTTCCAGCAGTAATTCCACTTACGAAGTAAATGTCATTTCCACCAGATCCCCCACCGCTTCCCATATCTGCGAGATAAGATGCTCCAAGATTAATTGAACCATATATGACAACACTAAATGTATTTGTGGAAACATTCTGAGATTCAATTACACCAAATACTTCTGAACTTGGAGCATCATTCGCCTTAGAAGCAGTAAACCCAGTAGTTGCAACATCATAACGAATCACATTTCCAATTGTAAGACCAGAAATTCGTGTGATGTCAGTAACTAGTCGCGATCCCCCCTGAACAACACTTAGGGAAGTCAATGACGATTGGATATTTGAACTGTTGCTACAACTTGCCATTTATTTCTCCATTAAATTGGATAACTTGAATCTACTACTAAATTACAATTGACTACATCGTAAAACACCGCACCAGAATTTACATTCAATCTAACATTTGTTGCGGGATTATCGGATGATGTGGATGTTGTTTGTGTTCCCAGAGGTGCTGTACGAACTGATCCATTGTACCCTCTTGACCCCGCAGCATTTCTTAAGTCATTTCCAAAAGTATAATTAAACATTTCATTCGCTGTCCCGCTAGATGGTGAATATACAGTTACAGTTGGATTTGCTCTCATTTTAGTTGGTAACTTAAATATAGAAAATTGAGCATTTGGGAGTACTGTAAAACTATAAGTATTCAATTCGGGTTCACTTGGACTTGACATTGTTTGAGATCCAACAGTCTGTGAATCAGAATATGTTGTGTAGTAATATTTCTGTGCTACTTTTAATTTCTCTGTAGTTGTCATGAACATATGTGGAGGAGCAGTAAATGTTCCTGGATATACACACATTGAAGCAACACTAATAGTTACATTTGTGCTAGATGCGACTAAACTGGTAAACGCAGTGCGAATCAATGGATTCAAATCCAAACCAATTTCAACATAATCATTTGAATAACTTGTCACATCTGTATATGCTGGAACATTATAATTGAGTGTATGCTTAGTCCAATTTGATTGTGGAGTTATCTGTCCAATGATATTCTTCTCAACAAGAGCACCATTTCCATATCGTGCAAAATACACATTTACTTTGTAGTTGTTATCAAATACTGCTGTCTTGGCATAGAAACTTACCGTTATTGCAGTATTACTAAAAGTATTGATTCCATCAACAACATGACCAATAGAATATACAGGATTTGATGTTGTTGTGCTTAATGTGCTTGCAAGACTTTCTAAGCATTTAATATCAATATAATTTGTCGGAGTTCCTTCAACACTTGTATCTGTCTTGGCAAATGTTTGTTTTTGTAAATTTTGTGAACTTGTAGTAGTTGATACAAATCCAGATTGTCTACGAATCCATCCATCGGCAAAGTAAACATCACCATATGTCGTATATACTCCAGATTTATTTCCAGCATCTCTTTGCCATATAGAGAAATCTCCATTGTATGTCGTATTTGATCCATTGGTAAGAGTTTCTGGAACCGCAGTGGATCTATATGAACTTGTAATTGGACTATTCATCAGTGGACGAATATCTACAAAGAAATTTGAAGGTCGTGTTGAAGATGTAAAGTTACGACCAAGTTGATAAACTGGTTGATATGCAGAATTACTAGATGTAGCACCTAATGTTAGTTGTCCAGTAACGCCTAGAGCAGCAACTGTATATGTGGTTCCAGCAAGATAATATACACCATCGTTTGGATTGCGTGAACTAACTCCAAGAGGAATTACAGTTGAATATCCTTTAGTTACAATTTCATAAACGAATGCACTACCAGTTGTTACCATACCCTGAATCATTCCAACAACAAAATCATCTTCCCATGGTAAATTATAGAATGGGGCTCCTGGAGTATATAATCTACTGATAAAGTTCTTACTTCCGCTAATAAACCAACCTTTATTTAATGCAGTTCTGCCAGTATCTGCTAATACTTGGTTAAAGAATGTTGCACCATTTACAGATGCAGATGCTCCTGCGACATGTGGAGCATATGAGAGGAAAGTACCTAATGTAAATCCAAGAAGTCTTGGATCTGGACTTTTTGGAAATGCAACATAAATGATATTTGAACCAGAAAGACCAGATCCAGAAGATGTTGAATTTAAAAAGTTTCCACGATACTGAACAATCATTCCTGCTGTTTCGCCGATACCAATCATGACTGGTTTTGAAACATATCCAATTGTATTTGGTTCTGTGGTTGTCAAGAATCCAGCAGTTTGACCATCCAAGAAATATACACAACCTGGGGATAGAGTTCCACCAGCAACCGTGGTAAAGTTTCCATCTATCTTACCAGAAAGAGAAACCACAGAATATGAAGACTTCATTGAAGAAATCACACCTATAACTTCAGCACTGTCCGCACCATTTGCCTGTGCGAGAGTATAACCAGTTGATGTAATTCTAACTACACTACCAAAAGTATATCCAGAAGTTCCCGTAGTAACTCCTGTAATCTTATAGGAAATATTTGGAAATACTGTTTCACCTAAGAAAGAAATTGAACCACTAAAAGTTAATCCTGCTGCTATATTTCCAGATGTTCCACCAATGGAAAGAGTAGCAAGACCACTAGATGCGCTTAACCCAACAAGAATACCATCTCCACCAGTAATACTTGAAATTTGGGCGAGATTTAATTTTGAAATAATTTCATTATTTTCTTTTTGATACCAATCGTAAAAGGTAGAAGTTCCCGTTAAATTTGAAATACTAGTATTAAATGCCATTTGTAGTTAATCCGCTTAGGTTGAAACTTGTTGATCGTCCATGAATTTGACTGTTGCCGTAGCACCATTTATGCTAAATTTAAATATTGGATAAAAATTAGAAGCAATCGCATTTCGTATTTCTGGAGTTGATCCAAAAGTTATTCCCAATCTTGCAGCACCACAAGTAAAGTAAGAATTACTGGTGCTTCCATCTCTAGAATTGTCTCTAAGTGTTGGATCTTGAGTATCTGAACATTCTGCTGATGGACAGCAATTTATTTGATTGGTTGATCCATCAAGACCAATATAAAATGTGCCTACTCCACCCACAGCAGTAGTTTGTACTGTTCTTCGTAATGTACTACTTAAATATATCCAAAAACTCAATTTGCTTGAATATTCCGTCCAAAGATACCAACCAGCATTAAAAGTTACACTTGTGCTTGCCTGATTAAAATTAGTGCCTATATCGGCAGCGATAATTGGAGTAGATGCTGTACATCCATTTGATTGTAGTGGAATCAACCCTTCCCAAAATGGAGTACTGTAAGCAGTTGCTGACCAATTACTATTCATTCTTTGCGTTAGACTTTGATTCAAAAAGAATAATTCTTGAAATTCATTAAGTTCTGATGCTTGTAAAGCATATCCAGGGGTAAATGCCACCATATAGTAATTCTTATCTTCACTTCCATAGTGTGAAGATACTCTACTGTGGTATGGTGAACCGCTTAGGGGTAAATCTGAACCTAGAGGACTTTGTGGCATGTTACATTCCCTTTATCATATTTATACGAATAATTACAGAATCCACATCACTTATTGGCAGATCTGTATTTAGTTTCTTAACTGACAGAACTTTACCAGTATATTGAATAAATTCTGGTTGTTGGTATACTGCCGTAATAGTTACATTATTTGCCAGTGTGACTCCAACCAATGAATTTGCTTTAGCATATGCTACATTTTTTAATTCACTTGCAATATAAAAAGATGCCGCTCCACCTTCACCTATATTTCCTACACCACCAATAAAAACACCATTTGTTGTACTTGAGGTTACACTGGAATTTGTTGAATTTACTCCCTGTGTGTTGTATATGTTATCTGTTGTTGGAAGGGAATTTAATGTGTCTGTAGATACTTCTGCCAATATAGTTGTTCTGTAGACAATATCTAACTTTTGATTTTTATTAGATCCAGATGTGATTATATTTGTTCCAACTGTAGATGATGGATTTTGAACAAGACCAAAAAAATTCAATTTATCTGGAAGTATAATACTTGTTGTATCATTTATTGTTTTCTTTTCTATTCTAGCATCTACCATTACATGCTGTGCATTCAATACATCAACTGGATCAAATCCTAAACCATCTATTGCGTCTAGATTAACTTGTATAGCAGAAACCAACATATCAGAATCAATTGAAATGCTATTTGGATCCATTTCTAAAGTAATATCTTTATAGTAAGATCCACCTTCCAATACTTCAATTCCAGATATGATATATGAATTATTATTGATGGTGGTGAGTAATCTAATGCGTGCGCCATACCCACTATTACTAGTAATTGTAAATTCTGGATTTGAAGATGATGTAATCAATTGAGATGTACTGAATCCAGAAAGATCAATGAAGGCAGATACAACACCACCTTCATTTAAATTATCATTAGCATTTATTTGATACAAATAATAATAAGGAGAAGATGGACTTATTTCCCCCGTATCAATATACGATGAAATTAAATCATAATTATCAAGTATTTGTTTCGTTTGTGGGACTGTTTCGCCATCTTCGTAGTATACAGATTCATATTTATCGTCATTTACCGTTAAATAATAACATTGCGAACATGACAAATCGTTTGCCGTACAAAATAAGTCTCCCTTTTCATATTCCGTGACTGTTGTATCGTCATCTTGATTTAAAGCGATCTTCGCATATAAAGCGCATTGACCTATATTGCTAGGTGTAGCAGGACTGCAAAATGCCTTTGTCAATCTTCCAAATGTTTCCTGAGTTGATGAATCAAAAAATTCAAAAGACACAACTGGCAACCACGAATTTGATACAAATTTTTCCAAAGAAGGAGTGATCTTATATAATGGTTTCCAAGCAAATCCATCAGAATATCTTTCAATTCCTGCTGAGTGAGTTGGTCTTATATTAGAAACCATAGTTCCATTATGATCTGTACGATTTGCTAAATTATCACTGACACACAGATAAACATATCCATTTTGTTCATTTAGAGCATAAAAATTGCCAGAGTTTGGGGTGACTGATGACCATGGCGTATATGGTTTTGATTGATTCCATTTTACATTTGGCACAACGGGCATTATATTTGGTTTACCAATACGAACAGAAAAATCAGAATAATTCCAAATATCAATAGAACTTTGATTTGTTTCAGAAATTGCAACATTTGGATTATATCCAGCAAAGACAAAGAGTTGGTTCTTTACTCCAGCGTCTTTTACAAAGTTTTTAACATTTATGCTTTTAGTGCTCATTTTAATTCCTAATTAAATACAAACATACCCAGAATTCGGAGATCCTCCAGATTCTGTCGGATAGCACAATTCAAACATTGTGCTGATATATATGTCCTTAAAATTACTTGTAGAATATTGCCCAGACCAGTTTGGAAATACATGGGTAGTTCCAGTGAACCCAGAATAACTTGCCCCACAGCAACCCGTATTTCTAGCAAGACCTATGAGTGTCAATCCAGAGACAGTAGACCAGTAAGTATTTGATGATGTTGCTCCAGATGAGGAATAATTGAAAGAAATTCCATATGGAGTATAATTTCTAAGATACGCAGAATCGCAAATTGTAGCAACAGTATCGTCAAATGTTGGGCCTTGATAATCTGCGAGTGTTTTTTCAAAAACTACTTTCAATCCAGCAGGATGTGCGATATCAAGATAGTTTTGTTTATACTTGGAGGAAGAAATTCCAACCTTCAGCAGATATGACCAATCCTGAATCCAATTTCCATCCTGTAATCGCGATCCATTGAGATAACTTCCACTTAAGGCATTTGTAGCAGTATACCCTCCAGTTTGACCAGAGAAAAGGAAATTAGGATCTGAGAATTTTCCACCATTCAGTCTGAGTATAAATTCTTTTGGAACCTGTATCTGTATGTCTTCTTCATCAACTCCATATAGAGTCTGAAAGAAATAACGAATACCATCTTCAGTCGTTTTCTTGTGATAGAATGTTCTTCTGATTCCTTTTATGAATTTTCTTAAGTTTTCTTCGCGAACCAGACCACCATACGATTCTAGAGAATTTACATCAAATCCAGTTGCGTATATACCTGCTAAACGCTCTAGAAACTTACTTCTAGTTTTTTCAACATCAACTATATCTAATAATCTTTTGGACAATTCATATTGTGCTCCAGCAGTTTCATCACAATATAACCAATCATAATATTTTTGAAGGAAATCATAGAGATTTAATCCACTATTGCCATTAGATATTCTATCTTCCTTTTCAAATATAACCCACAATGGTATTTGATTAGTTATATCATGATTCGTTGGACAAACACTATTAAATAAAGTAGAATTTAGTTCACTGATTGTGTCATACAATCTAGCAAGACTATTATCTACAGTTACTACTTTTTTGTTTAGTGAAGATGATAACATTAGACTATTGCTACCGTATTATAATCAAAAGTTACTAAGTTATTGAACTTTATATTAAAACTCTTTTTCGCGAATACAACATTCATTATTGCTGTTGTTGATATCAAACCTTTATTGATTGATATAACACCTTGGTTTGCTATAAAATATCCATAATCTCCAGGAACAAAAGTTTCTTCTCCAGTTGTTTGATTTATGTGATATAACTGAAGATTTGTTTTATTGTTTTTGGATGAATTTGAACTTACTGACATTCTTAGCACGGATTTAGTTCCAACTGCGTTCAGTGCTGTATCAAATGGTTCCGTGATATTCACCGAAGTAAATGGTTGAAGATATAATTCATTTCCCAAGTTAAACAGATATTCTTTATCTGCAACTAAAGTCTCTCTGACATAATTTGTAAAATTATCAGGAGAAATAATAATGGTGCTTATATCTGTACTTGAGTTTCCTCTCAATAAAGAGATGAAATCGGATGCACTAAATGAAACATTGAATTTTCCAGTTACACTGTAATTTGCTTTGAATAAAGATTTAACCGATCCCAATAAACTGGTTCGTGTCTTTGCGTCGTTTGTTGTACTTGGTCCCAATCCAAAGAAAAAATCAGTATATACATTTAATGCTTCAGTTATTACATATTCAGGGAAGATTGTAATTACGCTACGATCCTTGAGAAAATTCATAATGTCTCTTATTTTTGCGTCATCGCCTTCATTTCCAACTTGTAGATTTGCGCTAACAAATACTCTTCCATATTTTGGTGGTATCAGATCTTGACCACCAAATACATTAAATTGTTGATCAGATTGAAAATAACCAGATTGCAGAAGCAATGCTTTATAGTCATTGACTGTGACTGCTCGTTCTTGAGCAGCAAACCATTTTGGAGCAATAAAACGAACTTCATCAAGATCTGGATTTGATTTACCACCAAAAGATTGACTTACCGCTTGAACAACACCATTGAGTGTTGGTGAAGAAAATGCAGAAAGACTATTCGGAGCAGAACCATTACAGGTCAAGTAACGAACATTTAATTTTTCTATGGTAGAATCTATTGATTTTCCAACTGAATTCACAGATCCAAATAGAATCGCAAATCCAGTACTTGTTCTTTCTATAAAGTAGATATTTTCATCTATTCTGGAAGTATATCCAATATTTCCTACTTTGCTCCAGACCCGAACATCTCCCGCATCATCTGTTGTTGTAACTTGAACAGTATCAAGATCTACAGTTGTAGCAGCAATTGCTATTTTTTGATTTTCATAGTCAAAATTTGGAAGAGCATCAAATGAAATATAATTTATTCCTTCATAAACATTAAAAGCAGAAGCAAGACCATCTACTACTGGAATATCCTCTAAGGTGTAGAAGTTATATGAAGTTCCATTAGAATCTGAAGAACGGAATACAGTTCCTGATGCAATTGTATTTACTCCAGACAATCCAGAAACAAGTATAGATGCGCGTGAGGAAGTTCTAGCAGGAACTGTATATCCGAGAGGCTTACAAAGAGAAATTATAGAATCTTCTTTTTGAGCACTGTCTAAAAATGCTTCCGCATTAATCATATTGGCGTAATACGCATAATAAAAAGTATTATATGCCAATAAATCAATTACAGACTGTAACGCACTTCCTTCAAAATTATATCCAGAAAATACAGATTGGTTCTTCAAATAACTTGTTAGATTTCTCTTAATCTCGGAAAACTCAAGACTTCCAAGTGTTGTTGGTGTATTGCTATTTGTTGCCATTATCTTGTCCTTGTTAGTGCTATACTTATTGTGTCTTGAATATTAACATCTGGCAGACCAAAATCAATATAAACATTTATTGCATTTTGCTTTGGGGCATCAACAACTCTTATATTATTAATAATCACTCTTTGCTCAAACATTCGTATATTGCTGGATACTTTCTGTTGAATATCCATCATAAGTTCCATTGTATAGTTTTCAAAAATAGTTTTATAAAATCCACAACCAAAATCATAATTAAATGGTCTTTCTCCATTATCACTCATAACCAAATTCTTAAGAGCTTGCCGAATTGCGGAAAGATCCTTTACTGTATTTAAGTCTCCAGTAAATGCATTTTTTGAAAGAAAAAATGGTAAATCTGTATAATTTGGTCTGTTACTAATCATATTATTATTTATTAATTATTAGCGTCCAATATTTTTGTAGGTACTTGTGCTTGCTCTGGATCAAACGGTAGTGAATCTCTAACCAATATAATTTCCATAGAATATGAAGAAGGAGTCATTCTGTGGAAAATTTCATATACCATCCATCTTCCAGAAATTGCTTTATATTTGTATTTGGTATTTTCTGGTATGTCGTTTATATCAAATATCTCCACAATCTTTCCAATTTTAACCTTTGGATTTGGATATATCTTTAGTCTTAACTTTTGCGATTCTAATTGTACCATTTCCGCATTTCGTTGTAGAGGAACTCCTGGGGGAGTGTTCCAGAAAGTCGCATATGTTTTGGTCATAGCATTAAAGGAATTATAGAGTTTTCCTTGCTCTGGGCAATTACAACTACAATGTAAATTTGGATCTTTATAATCGCAACCTAAGTAATCTTTACCCATTACATTTTCTATCAAGGCGCATTCATTTATTTCATTATATAATTTTTGAATTTCAAGATATGTTGGTTCTGCTTCTATTGGTATATTATACTGCGCTGGGCAATTACAATATGGACTTGCAGTGCATCCACTAGCAGAAAGAACAGGACCATTTTGAATGGCACTTGGATTCACGCATTCCAATCCAATATCCTTACATGTTCGGATTCCCTTACCATGAACCACAAACTGTACAGAGAAGTTTCGGTCAAATGGTTCATATTCAGTATCCACTGGTGGAGTGATCAATCCATAATCACTTTCTCCACTCAAATCCCATTGCCATAGTTCAGTCTTGACTAATCCTGGTCTGTATAGATTATAATTTCCTGCCAGATAATACATCAACGAATCTCTAAAATAACCAGAACCATGTACATTTGGATCTTTGTGGGCAGAAATATAGGTTTTTTGAACTTCACCCGCATATTCATCGTGGTCATCTACAAGGAAATTCAAATCTGGAGCCTTCTCAGCTACTAAAGATTCTAAATTTATCTTATCTGGATTTATCCAACTTGCAAATTCATTTCCATACCAAGTTCTCCAATAATTTGGCGAAATTGTAAATATTCCTCTTCCACCAAACATGTCTCTTGCTTTTGTATTTGGAGATTTGAGAATATTGGCAAAGCGTATTGGAATAAACAGATTTCTAGGAACAAACAATGACCACCAAGAACGATGTGGTTTTAATTTTCTATAACTGTTTGGAAGAATATATGATCCAACAACAGAAGTTCTATACAATGGATCAAATTGTTTACCGCTACTCATTCCATAATGATATAAAGATTCCATCCAGTTTTGGGAACCATTTTCAAAGTTATATCCACCACCCATATGAAAATCCATATCTGGTCCACCACTATGCAAATCGTCTTCGGTTGGATCAAATGAATAATATGGGAATTCTGTTTCAAATCCTGCTTCTGGCCATAGATCCATTCCATTATAATCTGATGTTAAGTAATTTGCTTTTGATAGTACGGATCCAGTATCATGATTCCACCAATCATAATAATTACCTTTATCTATTCCTTGTAGTTTTCTATTTGTTGGAAGATCATCTTTAATCTTCTTTACCGCAACATCAAATCCAAAAGGATCCATTCCAATTACAGCAACATTATATTTTGGTGCTTGTCTTCCTAATGGTCCAACCGTCAAACTTACAAGATATGGTAAGAAATATTCAACACCAGCATCTCGTACAAATCCATTTGGAAAATCTTTGATTCTATCCAATCCAATTGGAGTTGCGAATTCGATTCTAACATAAGAAGAAATTTGTTCCTTCTTTATATTGGGTGGTGTGCTTGTTGCTCCAGTTTGGTAGAAGTTGAATGTATTTCTATACTTCTTGAGATCTTCAATAGAAAGTATTGATGCTGCTCCATCTTGCTTGCTCAAATCTGATTGCGCATAACCATAATCAAAAATTGGATTTGCCTCTGAAGTTATTGTTGTCAGATCTTGTAAATCATTTGATCCAATATGAATTGCTCCCTGTTCGCGATATTCCTCTCCACGATAATCTGGACTAGAATCTACAGGTTGTCCTTCGTATGTAAATTTTCCACCATCAATAAAGAAAGTTTTATCATCAGTTCCATCTGCGTCAGTAAATCCAAACCAAGAATGTGGTTTTCTAGATGTTATGAATGACTCTTCCTTATATTTTTGACTATAATAGGGATGAGCAGTGGATCCAGTTTGTCCACCAAAGAAAATCTTATATAACCATTGACCAGCAGATGCTCCAGTTATGCCAATCTTATTAGAAAGAAGTTCATATCTACTTCCACGAATTTCCTTACGAGTTATGGATTTTATATTTTGAAGCGAAAGTGGAGAAGAAACAGTTTCCTTTACTTCTGATTTGAAGATAGAGGAACCAGGATTCTTGGAGAAGAAGAATGAATTTCTTGTATGCCATTCTGCGTAGTTCTTGATCCATGCACTCTTATATTCATTTTGAATTTTTTCCTTAAGTTGTTTCATTATTTCAAGTTCTACACTCAATAATTGTATTTCTGCTACGCATGTTCTTCTCAACACTTCAAGTGCGACAGAACTCAAGCATGTGGTATTATAGCAACCTGAGGATAAAAGACAATTTTGTGTATTTTCTTTAATTATGGGATCTACAACACCAGGAATCAACCCAGATTCTGTACCATAATCGTAGAATGACCAATCGCTGACTTCTACATCCCAGAGGTATGGCGCAGCATAGACATATATTTGATTATATTGCCCAACTGCTTCCTTTGTTGTGTGCTTGATAAATCCACGAATGATTTTATCATTAGAGCATTCTTGTAAAGAATCTACTGGAATGTAAATTACATCTTTTTCTGTTGGAAGAGCACTTGGACCAGTTGGACCAGTTGGACCAGTTGGACCAGTATTTCCCTGAATGATAATTACAATAATATCATTGTCGCCACCACCACTAGGTCCGCCAGGTCCGCTAGGTCCACCACTAGGTCCACCACTAGGTCCACCTTCCAAACAAAGGGAACAATTATCTACTTGAGATCCTTGTATTGTTTCGCATATAACAGGATCCAGACAGAAACAAAACGATCCAGGTTCATTGTCCGCAGTGAAACAACAAGGAACAGTATTATCTTGACATCCATTCTCATTTGGTGGTATAGGAATACAGTCACGGAGATCACTAGGTACTGGTACATGAGGTACTTGTACCGTACACGGACCAACAAAGGGACCACTGGGGACGGTTCCATCCACCACCTGAATCAGCCGACAGTTACATGGATCTCTATCTTTGCATTCTTGTGTTGCTGCATTGATTCGTTCTTCGAAATCATCTCCAAATTCAATACAAATAAAATCATTAGTTAGGATTCCTCCAGAACAACAATTACACCATCTTTCAGTTCCATTACAATTGTTATTACCACCGACTGGTCCACCATCAAGACTTCTAAATGTTATCGTTGATCGTAGTGCGGGAGTTGGATCAACGCCAAATGCTACTTGAGCAATTCCTGTGTTCACTCCAACCTTGGAATGTGGAACCATTCCAAATTCATATGAAGTGATTGGCCAATCAGTAAGTTGTTCTCCGATTATGGCATCTCCCATGAATCGGTTTGAGATTCCTTGTAGTAAATCTATTGGTCGTGGTTGAGGAGCGACGAGATCTCGTTGTGGATCTCCCACTTTGGTGATTTGTACCGAAGCAAATATATCATCGGCAGTTTTCTTATAGCGATCAACATTTGTATTAACAAACGCCTCAAGATCAGTCTTGCGTTCTTCAAATTTTGAAATTATAATATCATATTGTTGAGTTGCTCTATCAATTACAAATTTAGTATATGCTTCTGGAGCAGTTGGTCCAGTTAGATTAAAGAACTGACCCAGAGTTTCATTGTACGGTGCTTTAGTGAGATCGTATGAATATGTCAATCCTCTCTGGTAGAAGGTATTTCCTGCTTGATAATTTAGAGTATCGGTAAAGGATCCAGCAGCAATAACCTTATAAGTGTCATCCTTTGATGCGTAGATTCCAGTTGGACCAAACAATAAGGAATATGTAATTCCTGTTGCGCCTCCTGGATTTTGTAGAATCGCAATGTCAGCAGTTGAACCTAAAGCACCATTTTCATGGCAACAAATGGTACAACGATATACTTCCCATTTGCGTTTAATATCTTTTAGTCTTTTATACTCTGATCTTTTCTCTAATAGTGGTTTTCTAACATAATGATAATAGTTGATTAAGTCTTTGCCATCTCCCGTTTCATACGAATTGGTTATGTCAAACTGTGGAACATAAGCGATATCGCTGAATGGCAAATCTGGAATATAATTATCTCCATATTGGTTCCACGAATTTGCTGGATATGGATTATTCAATCTAATGGATTTATCCATAAATCCATAAACATTATTACCTACTTCAAAGGATAAAAAAGATGATGCATCATCTCCAGCACCATCTGGGGTATATTGAGTTACTTCTGTGAAAATGTTGTCTAAATTGGATTTAGAAACTAGAGGATAGTTTTCAATTTTTGTTAAAGGTTTTGAGTCTTTACCATGAAAATAATTATATAAAATGTCATGTTGAGGAAACTGAAGGCCTACATCCATATTAAAAATTGGACTTTCAAATCCTGTATTTTCATATCTCTGTACAAATCCATTATAGTTGGTAAATTGTGACTTGCTGGCATGAGGAGAATAAAATGGATTTTCTCTCATATAGTTAGAAAATAATCCACCATTTTCTAAAAGATTTTCAATATTATATTCACTGACCACCTGAAATCCAAGTATTCTATTAGGATTTGTCAAATCTGATGTTATTGTAAATCCATCTACTGCCTTTTCATCTTTTACCATTGTATAGATGGATCTAAAATTCCAGCCATCTCTATCTTCCCATACAACATAATCCACAGTTTTATCTTTATCGTTACAACTAAAATTAGCAATATAATTCAAAAGAGGTAACAACTTTAATCTTCCCTGGGACTTCATGAAGGGGTATGATAAATTGTGCGGTTTTAACCAAATATAATTGGTTGATGAATCAACTGAATTGACTTTAAACTTCAACTGTTTAAATAAGGTATCAATATATCCTATTTTTTCTACTCTATCCTCTATATTTGGACTAGCACTAATGTCCCCCGTATATCCAGTAGATATACGACCAACAAATGTGGTATCATTATACTGATCTTGAATTTTAGAAAAATATGTGTTATAGAACACATCAGAACTTACAAATTCAAGTTTCCAAACACTTAATCTTTCATCTAGTGTATTTGTCTGAGTAAAATCTGTTTCGTCTGATATTGATTTGGCGTTGTAGATCTGAAACTTAAGAGTTATAAGTTTATCGGAATCCTTAGATTCATCATTTTCTTTTTTTGGACCAATCTTGAATTTAATTTCAACTTGTTCGCTTCCAGTAAATCTAAACTCATCAATCCAATTTCTATCATCATATACAACCATACTTCCAAATATACAATTATTTGGTATTGATTCTGTGAATGAAATATGAGACAATGGAGGACGAAGAACCACCTTAGAACCAGGCCATGGTAATAGTTGAAACTCAATGTCTTTACCACTTTTATCTTTTTTGGAAAGTACTAAGGATTCTATTCTAGATTCATTTGGATGTAAAATGGAATCTTGTGCAGATGTATATGGTGACATCTGCGCTGTATTTGTTTGATTTTCTAGATCTTTAGGAAAACTTGGCATATTTTATATTTCTATTATGAATGTTTTAGACACGGTGTCAGTTTCTATAGCACTTTCTATGACACTCAGAACATTTGCAACATGCTCTGGATTTAATACCTTTATTTTTTGCTTGTTAATGTATTTAGCAAATTCGTCTTCACCCAAGGTTTTCTTTAAAACACCTACAGGCATTGTTCCTCCACATATACCATAACGATATAATAAACACAAAGCAAAGTTATTCTCAGTGGTGGTATCTGTTGTATTCAAATATGTTGTATTAGAATTAATGGATGTTCTACCAGATATAGAAAATCTATACGGATCTAGTATGACACTGTATGAATCGTAAAAATAAAGAACACTTTTATTATATGATTCCTTATAAAGAATATTTGTATAGTTAGTAAGTTGTGAAGGATCGCCTTGATTGTTGAAGTATATGGGAGCTACTGTTCCATTTTCTGGATTTTGTCTAGCAATCAGTACAAGATCCCCTTTGGATATGCTTCCAGTGCCACCACATATTCCTCTTATTTTTCTAAAATATGGATCATAGTCTGCTACATGGAAATATGATGTTGAGTCAACAGATGTCGCAGCAGTTCCTGCGGTTCCAGTTACTCTTACCAAGATATCTCCTATCTTTAGATCTGGAAGTGCTGGTACATAATATGCGTTACCACCAAATTTTGATTCTTGTTGACCAAGATATTCTAATTGAGAAACAAACCAGTCGTCCTGTAATCTTGTAAAGTTATTTACAAGCAGGATCAACCAGGATAAATTGGAAGATCCATAAAGTTTGATTGCTACCGATTCTGGAGTTTCTCCATCTTCAATGTAATAGTCGCGAAACGCATAACTTGTATCCACATTTGAAAATGATATGTTTTTAAATATATCCACTACCTGAATATCTTTATTTCCAAACTTGTATGTCAGTTGAGGATATTTGTTAAATAACATATTAAGATTTCCTTACACCTACATTTGATCCTGTAGTCATAAGAATACCAGAACGATTTGTAATTTGTGTTGATGTTTCAGATCCAGGAGTTGTAAATCTGAATGCTGGTTCTAATTCCTGGAATGACAGAGTAAGTGAGTATGCGACAGGTTTTAAATCAGTTCCACTACCAACCGCCGCTAGAGAATTTGTTTCAAATGCTGTTTTCTTATGTGCTACACCTTTGAGAACACAAACTTGAGGTTGACCAGACCATTCTGGATCAAATTTATACTCATCTCCTGGACCTATTCCAAATATCCATAACGGTGGATGATAAGATTTTGATAATACTGTAAATCCCAATCCTCTAGCGGTTGGCAAGGATAATGCTTCAAATGCTCGTATAATTGCTCCTGCTGCTTTAGAATCGGCAGTAGTAAAACAGGGAAGAGTCATTCTTATTTCATAACTTCTAGAAGGACCATTACCAACATATATAGCATCAAGAGTATCAAAGCTCATATCAGAAGCAAATCCACTAATACTCAAATTCTTCTCTAGATTTTTTTGGATCTCCCTTATTCGGGCCAACCGCGCCAAGCCCTTGTCTTTATCAATGCCAAGATAGTCCAAAAGCAGGTCCAAACCATTATTGGCTGCAGATACTAAAAAATTATCTGGAATTACATTCCTAGCATCAGTTTGTCCTGGAACATAATTATGTAATGTCTGAGTTTGAAAATTAACAGGTGCTGGAAGAAATATTTGTGCTTTTTCTTTCGCCATCAACCCTGGTATTGCGGAACCGTCACCGTTTGATGATTTTTTCATTCCAGCTCTACCCAAAACAGTATTTGAATATTCATAGCAATAAAACTTCATCCAAAGAGGAATTGCCTGGCGAACAGATTCCTCAATAGGATATACCAGTCTCTTATTGTTCTCCAAGAGTGAAAATTTGTTTTCTAAAATAAACTGTCCCATTTGTATCCCTAAATAATTTTATGCCTTATAAAACCAAATTTTTACCAAAAAAGCCTACAAAATATATAGGTGACCACGATAAAATAATTTGTCGCTCATTATGGGAACGAAAATTTTGTAAATTTTTAGATGAAAATGTAAATATTATCAAATGGTCGTTTGAAACCCTAAGAATACCCTATCTAAGTCCGATAGATAATGAAGTCCACATATATCTTCCAGACTTTATAGTAGAAAAGAAAAACAAAATGGGGACTATAGAAACATTGGTTGTAGAGATTAAACCATATAAACAGACAAAAGAACCAAAAGTCGGCAAACGGAAGTCTAAAAAGTCTCTCATAAATGAAAATATAACTTATGCTATAAATACTACAAAGTGGCGAGCTGCTAAAGAGTTTTGCGATAAACATTCTTGGAAATTTGTAATTTTAACAGAAAAAGAGTTATTCGATGGCAATAGGTAATATAAGCAAAACCGTTCAAGAATTTAGAGAAAACGCACTCAAACGCGGTGGTCCGCAAATAGCAAGTTTCTATGAGGTTGTTTTCTCCTCACCCGCAGGAACCATAACATGCTATCCTCTGAATATTATTATTCCTGGTAGACAGTATGTCTATTATGAGCATGATTTGTGGGGACCATCCAGAAAAATACCATACAAAAGAGGTTATACCCAGTGTCATATGTCATTTATGATATATCAGGATTGGGCGGAAAGAAGTTACATTGAAACATGGATGAACACAATAATAAAACATCAAAATGTTTCTGGAGTTGGATTTAGTCCAAGTGAATCTAATAGTCAAAATTTTATAGATAATCCAACAGAGCTAGGTAGCATAAAGAAGTGGTTGGATAACTTCAACAATACTAACACCGATACTACTATAACAGGTGGAGCAGATGAGCGCGTCGGCGGGGCCCTTGCAGCCGTTCTCGGAGATGTGAGGAATTTATTTGGAGGAAAAGGAGATGCGGCATTTAATTTATCCGACTACGAGGATTATGTCAATTACGCATCTGGTATTGGAAGAGTAGTCATAAGATGTATAAATTCACAAGATAAATCAAAAAACAACTTGGAAATAACTTTAAAGGAAGCATATCCAGCAGCAATAAGTCAAATGAGCATTGCGTCTGATGGATCAGGATATCCAACATTCAATGCCACATTCCAATTCAAAGATTATGTATATTTACAAGGATAAAAATGAAAGAATTACTCAATACTATGCGACAGTCAATGCCAAGATATAATATTGTCCAGCCTTCAACTGGAAAATTGATAACATTCAAACCATTCACAGTAAAAGACGAGAAAACATTACTTATAGCAAATCAGACAGGTTCCTATGAGGATTTTCTAAGCACTCTTGCTGACATTATAGACAATTGCTTTGACTTGCCAACACCATCAAAGAAACTTCCACTGTTTGATATTGAATACTTTTTTCTTAAACTTAGAAGTAAGTCGGTAGGTGAAGTCGTTGAACCAGTAATAATATGTCCAGAAACCAAAGAATCCATAAAAATAAACCTCAATATAGATCAAATTGAACCTATCTTTGAATCATCCCACTCAAACGAATTCAAAATATCCAACGAAATATTAGTCAAGATGAAATACCCATCTCTTGAATCTTTAATTTATAACAAAAATAAAGATTTGGACTACTTTGATCTATTGATTGAGTCTATTTACTCTATTCAAACTCCAAACGAATTAATAGAAGCATCAACAGTATCGCAAGAGTACCTAAAAGAATTTGTAGAACTTCTAACATCAGCACAATACAAAAAATTAATTGACTTCTTCAAGACAAGTCCCCGTCTGGAAACCGAAGTAAAATATACAACCTCAGATGGAACAGACAGAGTTCTAATGTTAAAGGGACTCCGAGATTTTTTTCAATAAGCCTCAGCCACACTAATTTGAACAATATTCTACAGATGAACTTTAATCTGATGTATGTTCAAAAACAAAACCTAGCGGAAATCGAAAACATGATACCCTGGGAACGAGACATATATGTGGACCAAATGAGGCAGTATATAGAAGAACAAAATCTTAAGACTATGCAGTCGAGAGCAGAAATCTATGGCAGATAATAAAAGAGAACTAGCAAACCAAGCATTGGGAGATACTTTAGGAGCGGGGATTCTTTCGCTTGAGAATACTGTTCCCGAAAACTATGTCACACTACCAAGTCCTATTACTGATACTTCTACAACAGACCCAGGCAATGTTGTCAATAATTTCAATTTGAATGTGAATGTCGCTGGAGGTGGGGGTGCTGGTAGGAATATTGAAAACAAAGCAAAGTCAGTAGTTCAGAATGCCTTGTCGAGTACTTCTCCAGAAACAATAAAAAAAAACTCAGGCAGGGAGCATTACGATACTTCAGGTAACTATATTAGTCATTTCAATTATCTTGAAAGGGAGAATGAAAAAACCAAGTTTGAAGCACGCAATGATATGAATTTTTCCGCTGCTTCAAGTCCAAAACCTTTCACTGCATTAAAATTGGAAACATTCACTACACCAACTCAAGGAAACTACACATATACCCAATCTTCGCTTAAGGATAGAAATCCCCAAGTGGCAGAAAGGTATGAAGTATTAAAAAATATTTCAAATGTTTCTATGAATATGAATTCAACTATATCAAATATGTCGCCACAGAGCTCAATAGACAAAACGACCAATACGACAATTCAGGGTGGAAATGTAATGATTGATAATTCTACAATGAATCAATCAACAACTCAGACTCTGAATGAACTTTTAACTCAAACTGCATCTGCGTCTAGACTAGAATCTAAAAGAGATTACGAGAGAATTGAACACATGGCAGCTGCGGATAATCTCCAACAAATTCAAGAAGAAGATTTTATTGAGGGAACAACACCGTTATTTCAAGACACTGAAATGGGATCGTATACCGCAAAGGACCAACCAAGAGAAATTGATCATATAAATGAAGTACCAGATCCTCATTATTTTTTTGCAAATAAAAACAACCCTCCTAGTTGGAGGGTTGTTATAGGATAATGGAGAAAAATGTGCTTAGTTTTCTGCAAGCTTCTGAAAATAACTCAGAGCATCGGACTCGTCATCTACATCCTGTTCAACGGGTTTCTTTGACTTCAGAGAGGGTTTCTTCTCAACCATCTCCTCTGCCACATCTTCCGCAGTCTTCGCCGCATTGGGTGCTGTAGCACGAACATCGCCACCAAGCACTTCTTGCATTCTCGTCTTAAGTTCGTCATACGACTTAAAGTTTGAAGCATCAAGGAATGGAAGCAGAGGATACTCAGACTTCCAAATCTTCTCCAACTTGGCATCATCATCAAACAAGACTGACTGAGAATCAAACTCAGACTTGTCGTAATTTGTGAATCCACCAACCTTACGGATCTTGATTCGGAAGTTTGCACCCTTCCAGAAATCAAACGGATTGATTGGTTCTTCATCATTAAATTCAGGTTTCATCGCTTCCTGAATCTTCTCGTAAATCTTGACACCATACTTGTAAAGAAACACCTTACCCTCATTCTGAGGATTTGATGGATCCGATACAATATAAACATTTGAGATATAAGTCAACTTGCGCTTACGAACACGCGCGAGATCCTTATCCGACTCAAGTCCTGAGTTCCAAAGTTGGTTATTCAGTTCACCAACTGGATCTTTCTGACCGATGGTTGTCAGAGAATTCTCAATGTACCATCCACCTGGTCCTTGAAATGCATGGTTATAAACCTTTGCCCAAGGAACATCTTCACCATCTGCTGTCGGAAGAAAACGAATGATTGCAAATCCGTTACCCGACTTATCCTGTTCTGGCCTCCACAACCGATCATCCTTAAACCCGTCCTTCGCCTTTGTCTGGTCATCCATCTTCTTAATTAGTTCATCAATACCAGACTTAGACTTCTTCTTCAGATCATTAAAACCCATATAACCTAACTTTCCCCAAGGATCTACCTTGGACTAAATTACTAGGTGGGAACTCCCCACTTCTGTATTATACCATAAATATACCCAATGTCAAGCAAAGGGTAGTTTGTTTTTAACCTTTGGTAAAAGGTTTAATTCTCTTCCTTCCTGTTCTAACTTTTCCAATAAAGGTTGAGTTAAAAGTTTTGGAGCAAGGGAAAAATCGTAACAATATTCTTCAAAATAATGAACAACCGCATCAATATATGAAGAATTCGTTTCTAGTACATAATTCTCAATTCGTTTTGAGAAATCTTCTTTGGTTACTTTGAATATCATGTTGATTAGTATACCCTATAAAAAATAATAGTCAAGCGTTAGTATATATAATTATAAAAGGATTTAGATATGCCAACTCCATCAGGGTATTCCGCAGACAACATTGAAATAACAATTGCTACTGGTACAGCAGTAATTGCCACCGACTACGGTACAAGTGGAGATGGATTTACTGCATCACATGCTCAAATTTCCAAATTAACTTGGGGCGATGCTAGTAACACATATCGTGTTTCCGAAGCCTACCCAATGCCAATTAAGATTTATGGCATAACTGGTTCAACACTTCCAATCAGTGGAACAATAACTGGAACTGGAGATTTCTTTGTTAGAACAAATCCAACAATACCACTTATAATTCGAGGTTCAACCTTCACCACAGATGCCCCAGTAGCAATTACAGGTTCAATACAAGGTGTAGCTAATGGTGTTGCAGTTGGTGTTACTGGTGTTGTCAGCATTATAAATCAAGTTGCAATATATGGTATCAGTGGTGCAACAGCAATTGCCGTAACTGGTGGTAGAAGACTATCTTCCACAACCGACAGCATCAGTGTTTTTGGAAATGTTGGTATAAGTGGTGGTCTTGCTTTGGCAGCAGGAACCAATTCAATATCTGTATTTGGTCCAGCTGGATCTACATGGATTCACGCAAACATTTACGCTGGAAATACCGCAGTGGGCATGTCTGGAGATGCAATTAAAGTTGCAGTCACTAACGCAGGATTCACCTTCAGTGTTACAGTATCTGCAACAACTGGTGTAACAAATTCTGGAGGTCCACTACAAATACAAGGATTCACTGGTACAGGAAATCCTCTGACAATCAAAGGTAGTCTTGCTGGTGGTGCTGTAGAAATTGGAGCATTTACAGCGGTTCCCGTTGGAATATCTGGCACTGTATCAATCAATGATGATGATCTAATCGCAGAAATAGATTCATTGAAAACAAATATCGGTGCTGTTGCCACAAATGCTGGATATGCTCTTGATATATTAAATCTGATAAATTCTTCTGGAAATGGTGCTAAGGTTGTAGTAAATTCAATCAATAGACCAAGCAAGATTGTACACGGTCAGAAGTCTATAACTACATCTCCAGCAATCATGGGAACCAATAGTCTTAGAACTGGAGTTACTGTGAAATCACCAAATAACAATTCTGTTGATGTTTACATTGGTAGTTCCGTAACCGTATCATCTACGACTGGTTATATCTTAAGTCCAGGTGAATCAATTTATCTTGAAGTCTCTACTCTTGGATCATTGTTTGCTAGAACTGCTACTGGAACTGCTACACTCGTTTATATTGGAACCTAATGAGATCATATAGATCAACAACTACTTCAGCAAAACAAAATAACAAAGAGAAATTAGTCTTTGTTCGTGAAGGTGTTCTTTATGGTTTGGTGATTGAGAAATCAAAGCAAGATACAGCATCCATTAATCGGGGAATAGTTTCCACTCCATCCATTGTGTATTATTCAAATAATACAAAATGTCTGATTGATTATTCAAATCAGACAAATTCAGATATACCTACAAAAATTGAGGAGTATTTTTCTCAGATTCAAACTGGTACTGGATTGACTTTATTTAATGGCACATACACGGATACAAATTCAAATTCGACAGCCGATCTTGGAGGCGATTATGTATTTCGCAGTTATTACAATGGAATAATTGAAGCAGATGTAACATCAGTGGAATCATTATCCCCTAAAATAAACAGATATGATAAAACTAGATTTGATGAAATTCCATACATTATTGCAAAGACACTATCCACTCCAATAGAAATAAAAACAATAATTAAAAATAAACTTGGTAAAAACACAAAGAATTCATTTAATTATCTTGGTATTAGAGCTGGAGATTATATTAAGATAACAGATATTTCATCACAAGTTAAAGTGTTGGACATCAATACAGATTCAGATGGAAATGAATATATTGTTGTAGACAAAGATCTAGATCCTGTAGATCTTACAAATTCAAAGACAAAGATAGACATATATCTGCCCGTGATTGATCCATTTATTGCTCCACCAAATGTGACAGAAACAATAACTGGAGCGTGTGTTCAATATTTTAATGGCGTAGTTATATCTTGCGCTGATAATCACACAATATCCCAATGTAGATTCAGATCAAGTCCATCACGGCGAATTGTGTCAGAAATAACTCTGAATAGATTCTGTGCCACACCTGAAACAGATACCGCAACACAAAGAAGCTTCAATGACACTCTTATACAAACGACAAGTGCAATAGCATCTTCAATGAACATGTCGTCAAAACTTTCTGGTGTAATCAATAAAAGCGGCAACATAACGAATAGTTTCTACGGAAGACCATTCTAAATCATATTAATATTAATTGGAGTAAGTTTAAACTTATCCAGCATTGTTTTGTTGATAGTATTGAAAGCATCCACAGATTCATATAAAACACAAAGGGTTACGGCATCTGTTGAGACACCGTAACCCTTGATTGAACACTCAAGTTTTGATTCTATAAATCTTTTGGGATTTCCACTTAACTCAAGAAATGAGTAAGTATATGTTGCTTTTAGCATGTACCCATATTTATGGAATCACTTCTTTCCACAAGGCATCTTGCAGCACTTGTTAGACTCAGCATCACGAATATCATCGCGAAGATCCCGCGCACTATCGTCAATGTGACGATAGACCGCATCAAAGTCACGATGAATTGCATCGCGCTCATAATCCTTATCCTTTGTGCATGGTTGTGACCACACATTGAGAATGAATGCGCAGAAGAGAGTGATAACTGAAGCAGCATTGAATGCCTCAATGTAATTCTGCTTGAGCGCACCTGCACAAATTAGGGGGAATACTTGCGTTGCGAGTCCTACAAATGCAAGTCCGATAATAACACTACGATTCTTCATAATTTTAGTTCCTTTCGATTTGAAATGATAATAATTGTTCACCGCACGATGGTGAGATGGATACCACTCCCATTTATTGCCTTTGATCCTGAGTTCCCACAAGAGTTGGTTTGAAACTCTACGAATTGATGTATTGTGTCTGTTCATAATAAACATTCCTGGGAGGACTCGAACCTCCGACCAACGGATTAGAAATCCGTTACTCTATCCAACTGAGTTACAGGAATATGTTCCTATTATACCATAGAAACCACTACTTGTCAAGCTTTAGACTGTCAGTTTAAGACCCGATCCTGCAAGAGGATCAATGATCTTCTTACCAGGAATTACAAGTCCGTTCACTACAACATTTGTGTAATGATCGGCAAGTTCCTTCTGCGGATCAATGGTAAAGACAAGATGACGCTTCTCAAGCGTAATGCCTTCCTTGGTATCTGCGTATGGCAACCATCGTGCCAGAAGCAATTTACCTTCTGGTGATGGGATAAGTACCGATGCATCCTTGAGAGTAATAGTCTCTCCGTTATCGGTAACATTTGAAATAAGTTCTTCTCCACTAGTCAAACGAACAATCTTCACATTCATGATATACTCCTTGGTTAGTTATATTGTAACACAACGATGTTACTTGTCAATTACTTTTTAAACAGTTTTGTAATGCTTCCAATTCAGAAAGTGCATTAATCATTGGATTATTTTTATCATGATAATTTAGATTAATTTTTGAATGTATACTTACATTATAATGTTTGGATAATGTTTCATATAAATGTTTTCCAACATATCCATTTCCCAATATTGTTATATTCATTGAGTTTCCTGTATGGTTTCCCAAAGCCTCTTCTTGAACTCATCACAGAACTCAACCCCTAACTTCTTGAGTTTGTCCGCATTGATCGAATAGCGAAAGTCGTGACCTAGCCTGTCAGGAACATATTCGATGAAGTCTGGTGCATGGAGTTGAACCATCTCGCAAACCCGATTCACCACATCGATGTTCCGCATGAACTCTCCTGTCGTAATGTTGTATATCTCGTTCATCTTGGAGTTCTCAAGAATGAACCTAGTCGCAGCAGCCGTGGTCTTCACGAATGTCCACTCACGGATCTGCGATCCATCACCATACACGGGAATCTTCTTTCCTGCAAGCAAGTTCTTGATCATCTTTGGAAGAAACTTTTCCTCATGCTGCCTTGGTCCGAAGTTGTTCGATGGTCTAACCATGATGTACTGCAAACCGTAAGTATTTGCATATGCCATGATGAGATGATCCGCAGCAGCCTTGCTTGCAGAATACGGATTCTTAGGATTAAGTGGGGATTCCTCCACGAAAGAGATTTCCCCATGAGGTACTCCATAGACTTCATCGGTCGAGAAGTGCAGCAACTTGGTACTTGTGTTCCTACAGACATCCAGAACGGATTTAGTACCAAGTACATTCGTCTGTAGGAACACATCACAGGACTTGATAGAGTTATCCACATGAGTCTCGGCTGCAAGGTTCAAAATCCACTTGGCATCATGCTTTCTCACGGACTCCTCAAGGAGTTTCGTGTCATTGATCGAACCTTCGACCAAAGTGAATCTAGGATGGTTTGTGGCAAACTTGAGGTTCTCCACCTTGCCAGCATATGTGAATGCATCATATCCAACTACGGTATATCCGTTAGCAAGGAAGTGATCAGTCACATGGCTACCGATGAATCCAGCGCAGCCAGTTATTACTATAGTTTCATCCATTGTTCATCTTCTCGTTTGCCATTTTGTAGGAAGTCATAGTTCCAGCATCAGTCCACCAACCATCCACGAAAGTATGAACAACTAAACCCCGCTTAAGATAGTCGTTGATCACATCGCATATTTCATATTCACCACGATCAGATGGAACCAATGTACGAATAGTATTGAATGCATTGTTGTCAAACAGGTAGATTCCTATACAAGCATGAGCCTTTGTAACATCGCTTGGTTTCTCATCTATACTGATCAACTTTCCATCTCGAAATCGGCCGATTCCGTAACGATGTCCATCAGGAACTATCTTGAAGAAGATGCCACACCCACCCACGAACGACTGCACAACATCTTTGATACTGAAATCAAACATGTTGTCTCCAAGCAGGACTACGCAGTTGTCGTTTCCAACGAACTCACGCGCACATGCCAAGGCCCCAGCGACTCCATCTGGTTTATCCTGAGTCTTGTAGGTAATATTGCAACCGAACTGTTTGCCACTCTTGAGCAACATTGAAAAGTCACCGACATACTCGGGATTAGTGACAATCATTATGTCAGTCACTCCTGCTTCTACGAGTCTATCCACGCAATGAAGAACCATTGGTTTCTCACCAATGGGTAACAGATGTTTGTTGACCGAAATGGTCAATGGATACAGTCTTGTTCCCGTTCCACCAGCAAGTATTACGCCCTTCATAATATAAATCTCATATGTTATCCATTCTCTTTAGGGCAATTAAATAATAGACGATCCCAAAATGTACAATTTGGGGGTTTCTCAATAGGCCAACAGGTGCAACAGTTATCAGGAATCAAATCCGTATTCTTTGGATCAATTGCTCTAGATACACCCTTTTCTATTTCTTTCATGGGCAACAACATATCAATGCAACGACCATCTCTGGTTGCTTGAATAAAGACTAAATCTGATCTGTTAATTTCTTTTGGCATACTTGAGACTCCATTATATCATATTTAGGTATAATGTCAATCCCTAGAAACCATATAAAGGGAATCTTGATGTACTATATCATATCCATTATGGATTCCCTTAATCTTGGTGATATCCCACAAAATGCGATCACCGACTTTGATGTCTTCTGTGATGGCATTACCAACAGCGAGAACTTTAGACCAAACCATTTTGTTAGTCACTTTATCATCATAGATGATTCCTGCATCAGTTGTCTTTCGACCACCAAAATCTCGTTCAAGCATGACAGTCTTACCAATTGGTTGTAGATCATTCATTAGTGTTTTCCTTGTGATTTATAAAGTTTTGTAACGCACCCGTCAACTTACTTAGGGTTGACTGTGCTATGAGAATTTCGTTGGCAACTTTTTGAAGTTGCTTATTAGTTTCACCAATAATGATATTCTTGTCTTGGTGTGCATTGTTGAACATTTCTTCCAATTTATTAATATCATGTTCATTTGGAAAATGCTTCAGACGAGCTCTCGCTGCAATACGAACCTGTTTTGGCAGTTTTGGGTATACAGAGGGATCAAGCAAATCCAACATAAAGGATCTTGCTGCGCGTAAAGATGTGAACATTTCATTAGGTAATGTCATAATATAATCCAAGCCATATATGAGATTTGAACTCACGACCTACGCTTTACAAAAGCGTTGCTCTACCGCTGAGCTAAGATGGCATTCTATATAGATATATGAAAACTTTTAAACAACATTTGGAAGAACAGACCAAACTGCGCGGTTCTGAAACAGATACGGGTGATCGTAGTTATGATTCCATAGAAAATATTAGAGCGGGTGCAGAGTTTGGAGCTAATACACAAGCAACTGATAACACAAAGCAAACTGAAGAAAAAAGAAAACAAGAAAATAAAGATAAATTAGAAAGAAATTCGGTAGCTAATAGTTTAAAACTTCAATCTAGAGTATTAGGTCCAGGTGAAAGTTGGAGCGATGGACATACGGTTAATAGACATGATCAAGCACTAACAATAGCAACTGGATTTATTCCCAATGGTGGACCTGGATCATTTCCATCTCTTCGTCAACAAATGACAGCTGAAAAAATTTGGGATACTGATATTGGATTAGCATATGATCTAGACGATGATGGTGCAGTAATGGCAGATCAGGCAGGAATGAAAGCATTACAAAATAGAAGAAAAATAGGAAAATCAGTTTACTTTAAAAAAGAAACACCTACGGATTATATTAAACATATATTTTCTGGTAAAGGCATTAAAGGTCCATATGACGATTAAAACTCTCTGAACTGGACTCGAACCAGTGACATGCGAGTTAACAGCTCGCAGCTCTACCAACTGAGCTATCAGAGAATAGTTTATGTATAGTGATCCCAGAGGGAGTCGAACCCTCGATCTTCAGGTTGAAAGCCTGACGATTTAACCTGCTAATCTATGGGACCGTAATACGCCACCTTGGATTCGAACCAAGTCTTACTCGATTATAAGTCGAGCTGAGATAACCAAGACCTCCCGTGGCGCGTTAAACATATTATACCAGATTTGAATCGTCTGTCAAGACCTTTGGAACAACAATCTTGGATTTCTTATTGTTCACATGCCCATTGTCATTCTTGTGCATGTAGTTGCTTTTCTGACGATCATCATCGTGACCAAGACGATAATTAATCTCCTCAACACCAATGGCATTGAGAATGATTGCCTGAGTATCTTCTTCAGCGAGAAGTCCTAGAATTTGCATGGAGGCGGTTCGTGCTTCATCCTCACTCATGTTGAGTGGAATGTCAATGTGTAGTCTGTAGGGCATAGTCACTCCTGTAAAAAATGAACAAGATCTTCTTTGGCAACATCCATGATTTGACCAGACTCAGTCTGAATCTTACACATTTCATCGCCAAATAAATCGGTAAAGGTTTCAACGATCACGCAAGTTTCTTTTGTTTCTTTTAGTACATATTTCATGAGTTACCCTTTTCAGATCCAGTCAGAAGGGCATGGTCTGCCCAAAATTTTTGTGCTTCTAATTTTGATTCTGGAGTATGAGTTGGATCATCTACTTCCTTTGGTGAAAGAGTTCCGCCAAAAGCTGTAATCAAAAAAGGCTTGCCAGTATCTTTGTGGGGTCTGGCGATTACTGTAAGCATTCTGGAAGGAGTTGCTTTTCCATGAATCATACGAGAGTCATATGGTCTTCCACCACCTCTATTTGCATAATGAACTTGGCTTTCTTCAACTGCGGGATGTCCCGTGGAAGGACCAATCAATGAGTTTGGTACAGGTGAAAGATGCTGGGGTATCTGTAAAGTCACTGGACCTTTTGCTGCTAATACTTCGGGTACGGTTGACAACCATTTAATGTGTTCATTAGTAATACCATGGGCATCATAATGTCCATCATCTCTAAGCATTATAGGAGATTCGTGTTCTTCATTTATAAATGTTTTAAAAGTTTTCATGAGTTATTCCATTCTTTGAATGCCTTCATTGTCTGTATAGTATATAGAATCAAACACTTCACGACACCACGGAGTACATAGTTCACATGGTCTTGACATACGAAGTTGACGAAACCGATTGAATCTTACATTTACAAGAATCAACTTCAACCCACGATATTTCTTTGGAAGTTTTTGATAAGCATCTAATTCAGAATGCATCTCTTCATATGGATATCCAATCTTCTTTGCTTCTGGATGTGTCTTGAAACAATTTCTTCCAATAGAGAGTAGTTTCTTCTTATGAAAGATGAGAGATAGATGCTTCTTCTGTCTCTTGATTTCAAGACACAGAGGGTAGGCGAAATTTAAGATTGTATCAGAGTCTGTCATAAAACAAAGGTGTGGCATTTCTGCCACACCTTCGCGAATATTAAGTTGTTACGATCAAGCGTTGTTGCTGATCATGAAGCGCGAACCGTCCTTACGGAACCCATAGGTACGACTACCTGGGTGAGTATCGCGCATGAAGTAGCGAGTGGTGCTACCGTTCTCGACAGACTCAATCTCCCAATTCCCGTACTGCTCGACCTGCTCACGAATGTCGCTCATGGTAGCGCGGAGGTTCTGCACTCCGTACTTGGTCTTTGCTTCGCGCGAGTCGATACCCCAACCACGGGAGAGATGATTGATGACTTGACGCTTCTTGGAGAGGGTGTTGGTATTTGCCATAACGATAAAATCCTTTGCTTGTCTTTGACTCGTGAACCATCCGAACTACCTGAGTCACTTGTTGTTCGGTTAACTGTGTATATTATAACAAGTCTGGCAAGGAAGTCAAGCCCTTGGGACGATGTATTTAAAGTTTTTTAAAGTTCTTAAAAGTTCAGACCCAAAAAAATAAGAGCGAGCTATTAGCTCACTCTTTAGGCTGCTTGCGATAGTTTAGCTTCCACAATGCTTTTGCTATAGTAGTTCCTGTTTCCAGAACTGCTTCTTCAGATAACTCTGGACGAATAGCATGAAGCACTTCATGTATTACTGTATCCATGAGATCAATTGGTTTGAGACTTCTCTTAACCCAAATCTCTGGTTTAGCATATTTGGGATCATCACATTCCCCACAAGTTGTTGAGGAAAGTTCTGTTGATTTTACAATTTTAATCTTCCAATTTTTCTTGTTGATTCGTATTGTTATTTCTTCTTCTGGAATCATTTGAGTTCTCCAAAGCATTCAACATTGATCTAACCGATTTCCAAGCATTTGTCATATCAATTAATTGTCGCTTAAGTTGAGAATTCTCTTGATTGAGTTGAGAAATCTCGTTACGCAATTCATATATCTCAGTGTTCTTTTTTGTCGCCTTAACCTTGCGTGTTTTTGCCATTATATTCAATCCTCATATAGTGCTTTATATACTCTATAAACTCCTACCATCAACATAATGAAAGCAAACACGATTATGAGTTTATCTACCATTTTGGATTTCCATTTTACATATTGCCGTATGAGGTATATTAGTAGTTATGCGAATCCTGGGTGGTATTAAAAGACTGGTCAATGCCGTGGAATTCCACGGGATTAAAATAACAAAAAGTAAAACGAGCAGTTTTACTTTTTCCATTTCACCAGCGTTCTGCTGACGATATACAATCCTCCAAGACAGGAAGAGCATACTATAATGTATTTCAAAATTTCAGGATCGTTTCTTCCCTCAATCAATCCCATGAATACGGGAGCAAGGGCCATCCAAAACTCAGTTGTTTTTGTTCCTGGTTTTACCTCATTCATTGTTTATCTCCTACACTTATTTAGAAGAGAACCAATACACACCAATAATACCACCAGCAATTACAACAGTCACTAAAAAGTTAAGAAATACAATTCCAGTAAGCATTCTTACTTCATAGATCATATCTTGAATTATTTTATTGGTATCGTCTTCCACTAGTCTGCTCCGTTTTTATTAGAATCCAACAACTTGCGATATTCATTTTCATCGTTAATATTATCAAGAATCTCTCGGAGTTTGTTTCTTCTTTCTATGTAGAACTTTACTTCTGCTTCGCTTGCCATTGGATTCTCCTTTTTTACCAAAGATATTATCCCAGTTATCAGACCACTTTTGGTAGTCAATAGGTCTGGGTCTATCGCCTTTTCCTGCTGAATGTCTTCTGTCATTACTCATAAGCGGAATACGGGAATCGAACCCGTTTAACTGGTTTGGAAAACCAGGACATCACCAATATGCTAATCCCGCATATACTTATTTATAATACCCCCAGCAGGGATTGAACCTACGACCGTTAGCTTAAAAGGCTACTACTCTACCGCTGAGTTATGGGGGCAAAAGAAACAGGGGGTGGCGAGTCCCCCGTATGTTTAACGCCTAGTTTCGTATGTAAGAGCGTATTAGAAACTATAAGGATGCGCAATGATGATTTTCTCTAAATCATCAAACTCATTACATTATAATAATATACAAAATCTAACCTGACATTTTTAAATATTTATCATAATTTAAATCCTTTATATTATTTGGGAAGAGTAACTCTTCCAGTACATACGCATATTATACCAAAACTGGAGCGTTTGTCAAGCCCTCTGTGTACCAATCTGGAATTTTTGTATATTTCCATTTGGCAAACTTGGACTTTACCCCAATATAATATTTACGATACGCAGATACACCATCCCCATGAACTTTAAATTCATCTGGCATTGCCTGTGCGAATGGGGTCAAGTCTCCATCAGGAGTCCTGAGCGGATAATACTTGGAGAACCAAACAGACATGTCTTCACAAGAATGTACTCTATTGTACCTTCGTGTGTATTCATGGCAGAGTTCAAGTGTATGATCTGCCAACCACATATAGTTCTCTTTGGTTTGCCTTGCCCATACCGTGCAAGGATGATTGGCAAATGCTTGCTTGTATAGATTTACAGGAATGGTATAGACATTATGACTGCCAGATAGACGATGATTCGTGGAGAGCATCTGACAGCCCTCCACAATCATCTTAACTATATGTTTATCGCACATCATCTGTGCGGAGATACACGGATCTTCATCAAGAATGAATATGTTCATAGTCCAAGTCGGTGATAGAGGAATTTCGGAAGACGGTCTTGCTTATACAATTCTTCTAGAGTCTTCTTCTTTGCGTTGGCAAGCATTGATTGATTCTTTGCAGTCCACTTACGCTTCTTGACACGATGTTTGTATGCTGCTTCACGATCAGTTGTATTTGCCATTATGAATCCTTTTTGTTAGCATTACCCTTGATGTTCTGTTTACGATGTACCGTCTTCTGATACAGTTCTTGTTTAAACTTACGATTTCCGCTGTGACTAAAATTGCGCTTAATCTTCATTGTTATCTCCAGTAATATTAAGTTTGGCCTGCGCTGCTTTTTCCTTAAGAAGACTGACTCGTTCTTCAAAGGATTTCATGACTTGTTTTGTTCTATTCTTTATATTTTTAGCATCTTTGGATTCGGTGCTTTGCCCATTAGGATTTTCATCCGTCAACTCGTCATGTGTTAAGAAATAAACAGCTTTAGAAATTCTAAAACTTTTCCATTTTCCTTCAACAACATCCCAAATTGGAAGTAGATCTGAATCTGGTGGATTAGTTTCAGTTATTAATTTTTGAGTTGTGATTGTATATTTTGAAGGTATAATATTTGGATGTAATGTGCAATACATCATTCTAGTAGTACCATCTTTCACTTTAGTAAAAGATATCTCACATATACCTTCTGTTAGAAACTTTATTAGAGCTGGTCTGTTGAGGTCTTGTTTGTTTTGTATTCTCACTGGATTCTCCTGGTAAAAGTTTTGACATTCCTGACATTTGCCGCAATAATGTTCTATAGTATTCAGGACTACCATAAGTATAGTCGCTTGCTACCTTGAAATCAAGTTCTGCCCAATGTTTTCCACCCAGATTCTTATTTTTCATATACATATTTATAAATGGAGATTAAATAATGGCTGAAGCCTACAAGAAAGCAAAGTTAATTACAACCACTGGTAGTTCTAGTGGATTTATTGGATTTCAAGTTATAAGCGCGACCAGTGCAACTATTACTTCTCCGTTCGTTTATGGAGCAACTGCACCATTTACAGGTGGATTGCCGTTGACGATTGCTGTGGGTGCTGCTGGAACAATCTATCCAATAAGTTGTTCTTCAATCACACCAATTGGTGGAAATGTTCTTGGATTCTTAGCTTAAACCTTAACGGGTTTCTTAAGTTGATAATCTAACCAATGTTCCTTCCAGTCGTATCTCATACGACTGCGAAACTTGTAGACATTATTTCCAATTGAGATATACGAATCGTGTATATCATGGAAATGACAATAGTAATATGGACGATGAGACTTAGGATCTCCAAATTCTCGTTGGAGAGAGTTTCCAACTGGATTCTTATCAACATATTTCTTCAAGGTTCCTGGAAGAGAGTTGATGTTGAAGAAATACTTGATGATATCTGAATCTGCAAGATTCTCCCACCAAGAGATAAATTCTTCTTCTGTCATATTTGGATGCCAAATATGCTTGCGGTATCCATAATCTTCATTGATAAAAACTTCAATTGTATTGTCACGCATTCAATAATCCTTAAAATGTTTTGAGATTTGTCTTAAAAAGTTATATTCTTCGTCCAAGAATGTTCCAGAGTTGTAAGTATCTAGCAAATAAATTGCTATGTCTGTTGCTCGTTTAAAATGATGATTGCTGTTTTGCAAATCACCACTCGTTGCAGAAAACTCTGCAAGTTCAACATAGTCATAACATGCAGCAATTTGATCTGAGACAGTCAACTTTGGTTTCATCCAAGTGGATCTTCTTCATCATCTTCATCATCTTCGTCTTCTTCATCATCTTCCCAATCCTCATCCTCATCATCCCAATCATCTTCGTCGTCGTCTAGATCGTCATCCCAATTTTCTTCATCGTCGTCGTCATCTTCGTCAAGATCTTCATCTTCTTCATCTAGATTATCATCGGAATGGGTATCTTCTTCAAGATCTTCCCAATCCTCATCATCGTCGATGGATAAAATATTTGGAGATTTGAAATTTACTTTATAATAAACATATTTTTCGTCGTTCATATTTGCTCCAGTTTTTCTATTATACCACACAGCAGTATGTATGTCAACATATAAATATGAGGTATGATAAAATCAATTTCTTTATATAATGTATCGTACCAGAAATTACTGGAAATAGATTGGAAGCACGCTGTTGTTTTGCTGCTCAAGGGAAAAGTTTCCCCCTGCACAGAAGACGAGTTTGCTGAGATCCGTACCAGTAGTGGTATATTCAAACTACCGCTCCACCTCGCTTTAAAAAAATATGTGAATATTCCATATAAGGAAATAAGTTCGTCACGCAAGAATGTATTTAAGCGTGATGATTATACCTGCCAATATTGTTCTGTCAAGTTAGATTCCGATACAGCAACAATAGATCATGTTATTCCCCGTTGCCGTGGAGGAAAACATGAGTGGAAGAATGTCGTGACTTGCTGCCTAAAGTGCAATCGGAAAAAGGGTGATAAGACTCCGACTGAAGCTACCATGCCTTTAAAGAAAACACCCAAACCTGTTAAGTTTGGGTGTTTCGGTTAACTAGTTATTTTTCTTTAGTTCTGATTTGGAAAATGCTTGTGGATCAGAGCAGCAACATTATCGGATGGCAAATATCGTTTCATTGTTGCTATAAGCTTATGCGTATCAGTCTTACTTCTTTGATTTATGGGTTTATTCATATGATGTTCAAGATTATTCGCTGCGTTATGCAGTATATCTCTTCTAGAAAAATTATCACCATGCGATGTCAATACAATTTCATCTGGTTTTCTTACACCCATATCAATGGATTCGTTTAAATCGTCTTTAAACGAAGCTTTCTTTTCTTCATGTTGTTCATTTTCAAATAAATTTTTTGTTGTTTCTGAGTTTATAAAATCCATAAAATTAAAAACATAGGATGAATTCACTAAATTTTGATTTGATTGTTCAAGCAATTCGTTATGAATGGATTTAGCAGTTGTCCATGATATATCAGAATCTCCTATTTCCTTTCGGATAAAATTAGTAAATTCTTTAATATATTCAACTCGCGCGTCTGTAGTTACTGAACCACGATCACGACCGTAAGGATTATATCCCTCGTTGATATTATTATGTTTAGTAATTGCGTCATTAATCAAGATTTTTGTTGAATTGTCAACTTCTTCACCCAGAACATCTTGAGTGAATTTTGTCTTAAAATAATTTTTAGAATAGTTTTTCATTTATTGTCCCTTTATACCTTATTTATAATATTATTTAGTTGGCATTTCTTTTATATGGTTTGAACTCTGGAAAGTCCCTGGTTGGATCAAATCTATCGGGTTCTCTCTCAGGAAGTACAGGAAGTTCAGTTTCCTTCTCCCCAGGTTTTGGTTTTGGATACGGTTGCTTTCTCTTGGGAGGGTCTGGTCGAATGGGAACCACTGGTTTCACTGGTTCAATTTCATCTTCAGATAGAAAGTCCTTGAACGACTTCATATGATTATAAGACTCGCTTTTAAAGAATCTTCCTCGTTGAATTGATGGTGGTTCACCAGTATCTCCTGCTTTTCTTCTCGCTTCCTCTGGAGATGGAATTTGATCTACACCAGATCCTGGATCTCTAGATACTTTGGTGCTGTTACCCAAAAATCTATCCAACTCCTCGACATTTTGAAAGCGCACTCTACCGTGAGTAATTAAGTCCTTTATGTGGTCTTCACTTAATCTTGTTCTTGGTTTTTCACCAAGATCCGCTGATGTATGATACCTAAGGCCTTCTATAAATATCTGTGCCTTATGCCCTTCAGGAATTTTAGATCTCAATGTTCTTACTGCTTCACTCATGTCTTCAATACCATGACGAGTATCATGAGAACCTGTAGCAGCTTCCAATCTAATTTTATGTGTTTTAGTATCCGACTGATCCCAATGGACTCCCTTTAGAAATCCTCTTTCAGATAATTGGTGAAATATACGACCTTCATATGGAGCACTTCCAGTCTTATATAAATGTAATTTTTCTTGATCGCTAAAGTTTGTCAAATCATCCATTTGGTTTTCAGTCATTCCAAAATCGTGTGGTTGAGTGAATGGAATATAAGCATGATCTGCAAATTGAGACTCTAATGGCGTTTTTGTCGCTTCAATAAGTTTTCCACTTTTATGAATGAAAAAAGTATCACTTAGAGGTTTTTGCTCTGATGTTTCTAAGATGCATTGCTTAAAAGATTTCATATTTTTATCAGTTATTATTGGGTGGAGTAGGATCTTGTGGTCTAGGAATATTTGGAACAAACTTTGCGGGAGGAGTCGTATCAGGATGTGTTAACGAATCTCCAGCTCCATTAAAAATAAATTGATGTGGGTGTTTTTCCAAAGCAGTCCCAATGGCACGGGAATTTCTAAGAATATGATTTATGACATGGTGTTCTACTTGCCCATCTTCTGGTGAACCACCAGCTATTTCAATTATACTAGCATTGTGCCTTAGATCTTCGTGCGCAGCATTGCCATGTGCTATCATGAACCCATTTAATAACATATTATTGGACATACTGTGTATTGGATGTGTGGCAGGATATTCAGATTTAACTTGGGTAAGCACAGAATTGAGATGTGGTTTTATAGTACCATAAAAATTTACTGCACTTGATGCTAGTTTATTTCCAACCTCTTTGACATTTGCTAAATGTGGAGGAGCACCATCCATTACTGATGCATATGCAATTGAGGAATGCATTGATTCAAGCGCATGTAGCATACTGGGAAATTGAAACGACCCATGAGTGTCGGGGTGCGAATATGGAGTTTCATGCATTCTATCTTGTAATTTATTATAAAATTCTGCAAGATGCTCAGCACCAAAATCATCCTGATGAGGATTCGCGCGTAATTCGGTTAGATAGTTTTTAAATGACTTCATATTTTTATTATTACATTTCCATGCCAGATTCGTATGCTCTGAGCATCGGGATATTCTTCCCATAATATATTTATAATATTTCTCTCTATTTCCCGTTTGGACTTTCTCGTTATTTTCTTGGGTGTCTCTAACACAACCTCACCATTGATCGCTGCACCAAGATTGAACTTGGGAGCGTTGGTAAAGTTAGGAACCTCATATAGAAGGTCTTGAACGGGAAGAATTATAGTCTCTCCCATAGAAGGACGAGTGAACAAAAGAACCAGAACAAGTATTAAGTATTTCATGATGCGTCTTATGGTTGTCTTAGCATACCTGTCAAATGTTTTTCGTGTTCTGAATACCCATGAGTAACAATTGTAGGTTTTCCTACAAAATCCCAACCACCCGATACATGAACTCTATAGTCTGGATATCGTTCTTTAAGATGTTCTATAGCTTCCAATCTTGCAAATACATCATTTTCTAATCCTCTAGAAAGTCGATTAGGAGACAGCCCTCCATTCTGTGTTATAATGTGAACAACTTTATTATCAGGATCTACTCTTCCCCATGCTGTTGCACGCTCTTTTGGACCACGCGAAAACGAAGATACTTTAGATTCTCTACCCATAAAATCCAAATGTCTAAAAAGATCTGGATGTTCTTTAGTACCAGATGGTTTTATTTCAAATCCATGCGATGGAGATAATGCCCATGAAGAATTATTTTTAAAACTTACTACTTCGGTAATGAATTGGTTAAAGGATTTCATGATGCGTCTTATATAACTTTATTTATTGATTTCAAATGCCCACCCCCAATAACATAGACTCCTGCTGGCATATGATGGATTAGGTGTGTGTCGCGTTCTTGTGTCTCGGCATCCACCAATTTTTCAGGACCAGCAGTTCTTTTCTTCGTTGCCCAATCGTCAGGCCATGCAATTTTTTCTATCTTCCCTAAGAATTCTTTTCCACTGGCAGCTGGAGTCTTTTTCGCCAGAGATAAAAAATCATGATCTGTATTTTCACTTGCTGCTTTCAATAAGCCAGAAACATGTTCTGGAGTCACAAAGTCTCCAAAGTGACTTCTTGCCCAGGAATGAATACCGTCAAAGACAGTACCAGACTTAAAATGATCCGAAATACCATTACCCCAGTTTGTATTGACATTTCCAAATATCAGGGAAAGGTTATGTGGTTTGATATCCTGAGATCTTTTTTGTTGCTGAAGTCTCACTTCATCAAACCCACCCTTATAGTCACTTACATCGTGTAGTCCCAGATCAGATTGTTTTATATCAGGACCAGGTTTACCTTCGTAGTAAAATCCATGGTTCATTCCGTGTTGTTGAATCTTTGTTTTTAATTGTGAATCAGCAATACGAATAGGAGTCTCATGTGTTACACCGACGATGATCTTATTTCCGTGAATCAAAACACCTTCAGGATCTGCCTCTTCGGTAATGTATTGCTTAAAGGATTTCATGAAACTCATCCTATTGGTATATTGGCAATATGCTCTCTCTTGATATGAACCAGACTGGTTGCGCCATTCGCCAACCCTTCATAATATTTAGACCCATGTACATGTTGTAGCATGTAATAAAGATATTTTGGATCTAATGTATCTGTGTTTCGCACGGTCACTCCAAAGTGATGAGGAGAGAATTCTTTAGTGACACTTCCTACTGATTTAGTGGACCCACTTCGAGCGACCCATACATGTGCCTCTGGATCATTCAATTTAATACTGACATGATTACCAAGAGTCTGTTGTTTTTTCTCTTCCTGTATAAAGGATGAAAAGGATCGTAGAGGTTGGTAGGAGTCTCCAAGTTTTCTCATATTATTCCATATAGCCTGTGGCACTATAGAATCAGCTGGTGGAGTCTTTGGAATAAGGTCCCGAATCTCTGTGGAATTAGGAATGCGTGGTGTTTCAGGAAGAGTTCCAATTCTATCGCGTGATTTTCTTTGAAACTCTTCGTATCTCGGGGGAGGGGATGCTATGAAATCATCTATATCCTCTACCGATTTCAATATATGTCTAGTATGAGGGGTAAATGATAATCCAAATCCTCCTGCTCCACCATGTAAATCAATCATTACCCGATCAGTTGGTGTATTCATGTGCTTAGTGATATTATTTCGTATATGCTTAAGAGGTTCCACGAAGGATGAATTGTCTCCATTCCAACCATGATGAGAAACGCTATAAACATGATATACATGCATGATGTTTGGTTGAGATGGATCAGGATATGCAATTGAGTTATTGGCAACTCGAAGAAATCCCTTCTTGCCAATATGCTCCATTATTTTATTCGACCAATTGCCATGTGCTGCCAAAGGGTCAAGGCCTTCTAATTCTGTATGGGTGGTATCAAAGAATTCGGGGTTGCTCAATATCGTGTGAATATGATGATCAGGAGACGAAACTTTTTTGTATTCTCCCCTCGCTCCCATCCATGATTTACTCGCTATGTCTTTTCTCATCCCAATCTCATGTAACACCGCTTTGTGTTCTACAGCAATTCGATCTTTATATTCGAGATGATTTAAGTTTGGAGGTGAAGGTGGAGTTGTCTTTTTTCCTGGAAAACGCGCTGGTGGTGGATCACGATCAATATCAGGTTCGCTAGAATCTGCCTCCCACAATATTTGTTTAAAGGATTTCATTGAATGCTTTCCTTCTTGGGAAGAACCACAAGACGAGTAAAGACTCTAGTGACACCAGGTCGATGCTTGGGATTCTCGGGGTCTATGTGGTTAAACATTCTTGGAACACTGGATGTGTTTCCTTTTTTTCTTGTGCTAACATCAAGATTATAGGCATCCTGAAAATTTCTTGGAGTGATTCTTCCAATCATCTGATATGAACTGGCGAATCTTGGACCTATTTCATGTATAGATTCAACAGAGTGACCTGTTTCGTGTCCATGACGAACTGCTTTTCTCCACATGTTGACTCCACCCTTAGTTTGACTTCCACCAGACATGATGCCAACACCAGTAGCATTCACAATAGCATGAAAGAAATTCTTAGGAACTTTAACAACACCTCGACGAACATCAGTTCTCGCCTTTTGGGGAGTCCCGCTATACATTTCCACCTTCTTGCCATCTGGTGTTGAAATAGTTTCTTGGGCCCAATGACTTGCGTGATAAGTCATCAATGGTGATTTTTCATGACCAGGTTTACTGGACATCAGACGAACTGACATTCTACTGCGTTCTTTGTCATGGTCTATGTGAATATGATGATTATCATCCAACTTCAATGTTTGAGTAGTTTCGGTTGGAGAAAATACATTTCCTATCTTGGCAACCAATGAGTTCAGATTGGGGATTAATGATCCTTTTTTACGATGAATACTAATGGTGCTATTGGGGTCATGACCACCCATTATATCATCTTCGGTAATGTATTGCTTAAAGGATTTCATTTGTTTAATTTAAATTATGATGGTCTTTGAATTGCTTTTTTACGAACGACAGTAGTAATGTCATCCTTTATTTTATTTCTTAAATTAAAATCTGATATTATACTTTCTCTCCGTTTGTTAAAATTGTTAAAACCAGTATCAAACTGCGTATGTAAAAAGTCTCTTGAGTCTTCTTTTTTTAATTCTTGCATGTGCTGTTGAGTTGCTCTTGGATGAGAATATGCTTTTTCTCTTATACTCGGATCAGAATCCATTATTGCAAGATCCAAATGATCTGGTGTTATCCAAGGTTTACTAAGAGCTTTATGTTTAAGGAATGAGTGTTGTTCATTATGCAAAAACATATTTTCTTTTTGCTTTTCTGATGGAATAAAATTTGGATGATCTAATACAGAACTTCTAATTGCAGAAACATAACTTGTTCTATTTTCATCATTTTCATCTGGAACTTCTTCGAAGTTATCATATATTTTATGTAAATCTTCATTAGTTGCATGTATATCCGAATGTAAAAGATGAGACATATCGGTTGGGGTAACTTTTTTGTCAAGAAAACCTTGAATTATTTGTTTAGCGTGATGTGGTTTAAAATATTTACTATGCATAGCATGTTCAAATGGTGAAGGAAACTGGGAATCTCCCGTGTGCTTAGAGAATTGTTCTTCTTCGTGCCTGATCTTCATCAGATTATCATCTCTTATCCTATCTGATACTATTTTAGATATTTCTGGTTCGCGAATTGCATGATGCTGTATCATTTGTCTACCCATTTCATGCATATTACTATCAGGGTTATGATATCCATCCTCACTTTTATCTACTACATCTAGAGCCATTTGTTTTGTTATTTTTGGAGATTTTGCTATAAATTTGTTAACAGTATCCCAATGAACATCATCGTGGTCGCGATCATTAATTGAGGGTGTTGTAGATTCTGGATTTGGATGAATTCCTAAATAATGATGAATAAGATCTGATGGAGCATTTTTGTGATTTATTATTTGATGAATTTTTTGCTCATTGTCTTCACGAGGAGTATCACTCACGAACGGAAACTCATATTTTCCACTATCGCCCATACTCATATGTGCTACATACAGTTTTTTTAATATTTCTGGATGAGTATCAGGACTGGAAGCAAAATGGTCAGATATATTATGAAATTTTTCTTGGTCAGTCGGGATCTCATCCACTATATCATGATAACTTAGGTCATTATAATTACTTAAGTGAGTGTCAATTCTTTGAATTGCTTCACTTGGAGTTAATCGTTTCAAATCAGTACCATTTGCTGTTTCATAGTCCTTAGTTATTGCATGATTCGGTCCATAAGACTTGTCTAATAATTTTTCTGTATTATCAACTATATGAGATCGGGACTTTCCAGTCATAACAGTATTAAAGGGGTCTACAATTCCACGATCCCCGTTTCCGTGTGCAACCACAAATCTTCCTTTATTATTTGCATATCCAAAAAATCCATGTCCTTGTCTATATTTCTGCAAAAAACTTGGACTATCCAATACACACCAATTACAATTCTGAGCAGAGTTTGTTTTTAGTTTTGTGCGAAAGATCTTTGCTTCTTTTGCGGAGTGATCTGGTCCAAGATGATAAACAGAAAGATTTCCATGTTTGGGATCTGAAAAATTTCCGATATGAAATTTTTGAAGCTCTGGAACAGATCCTCCAGGTTGCTCTGTTTTAGAGGAATTATTTACATCATAATCTGGAGGATCAATTTCATTTAATCTTTCATTTAATTTATTATGAGTAAAGTCTGCCATATTTTCAGAAATTTTACCCTCTTTCTTTGACTTTCTCCATCTTTTTAAAGTATTGGTAATTGCAAGATCATCTTCTCCAACTCTATAGTGATTATGTAAAGCAGCGTTTGATAAGTATGTTGCTTCATCGTGATTTGCCGCGAATGGTTTTACATACAATATTCTTTTTTTTGCTTCTGTTGGATTTGCAGCAATTAATGGATGAGACTCGTGTATTTTTGCATATCGGGAAAAAAATGCATCATCTTTTGCACTTTCAGATATAACGATTCTTTTAGTCTCAAGTAATGTTTGCAAAATAATATTTTTAAAGGATTTCATTTCTTTATCTTTCTCTTCAACACAAGCTTAACATTGCTTGCTTTATTAATAGGGGTATCTCCAATCATTGCAAGCTTGTCTACTTGCACGCCCTTCCTTCTCGCTTTGCGTCTCATTCCCGCACTACCCGATAACCATATGTCGCTCGTTGGCAACTTACTCGCTAGACCAAGGTCTGTCTTCTTCCCGCCATATGGATGATGTATAGCATGGACATGCTTACTGGTATCAGGATCAGCAATGATATTATGCCATATCTTTAGACCACCTAAACTATGCTCATAATCACTTGTGATCTCATAACCATGATGATCCCAAAGATGCTTGTATGCTGCTACTGGAAGAGAATATCCAATGACCTTTGCGGTATGTTCGGGATGAATGATTATCTTTTGCACCAAAAGATCTCTGCTCTTGTGAGGAGTCTCATTTGCAATATGCCCAACTACCTTCTTGCTTGAATCGTGAGTGATGTAGAAGTCTCCACCAGCCTTGTGAATGGAATAACCTGGAGTGATCTCGCCAAGGTTCCTCTTGGGAGTGTCTTTGAATTCATCATCTGCTTTTTTCAACGCTGTGCGTACACCGCGTGGCACTGAAACAAGTTCTATATCATCTTCGGTAATGTATTGCTTAAAGGATTTCATTAAATTGATTTATGATAAGAAATGTTTTTTGTATGCCTTTACAGCGGCGAGGCCTGCTTGATAATTATCATATTGTCCTGCTGGTCCTAATTTTTCCCATGGTTGGTTAACATCTACCATAGATTTAACACCATCAGGTCCAAGTCTTGCTCTCATTCTTGGTTTATTTAATTCTTCTTGTGGAGCAGTTGATCTCCAATTTAACCACCAATCGTTATGAAGTTTTTCTCCCATAACATCAGCAATTTTTTCATGATGCTCAGGTGATGATATCATATGTCCGATAGAAGAATCATTTGACATTAGTCCTTGAAGTATTCTAATGTGTGCTCTGTCTTTATCTTTTTCTGATTCTGGAAGTTCTTCATATGGCTTATGTTGAGCAGCATTCCAGTCACTTTTTTCATTTCCAGGTCTTTCCATCCAAGATTTATGAATATCTGCCGCTGCTCTTTCCATTCTTTCATCTGTATTAGACTCTGTCATTTCTTTTAATATTTGTTTGTAGTATTGTTTTAGATTCATTTTGTGCCTCTCATTGCATCTGATAATATTTTAGCATGATCAAATGCTAATTCTGGTAATTTATTTATACTATGCCAAGACGCTCCAACAGCATCGTCCATTCCACGAACTTCATTTCCTTGTGTATGTGGTATGGTCATAGTAAATGCGTGAGATTTTGACCAACCCTCTGGGTTATCTCTAGGATCTCTTCCACCACCTTCATAAACTCCGACATGGTGTATTAGATGTCCGTGATCCTTCATATTCAATTGAAGTCCAGTCTCTTCGGCAGTTTCTCTTAATGCTGCTTCGTGTGGAGTTTCTGTGTCATGATCATTTTCCCAGACTTCTCCCTTTTTAGTAGATGTATTGATAAACCCACCAGGAAGGGCAAATTTTCCACCCTCAGTTGTTCCTTCTTTTCTTTGGATCAATAGAACTTGTTTACCATGCTCTGGATGATCCCGAAAGACTGCCAAGTCTACCGTTTTATTTGGTCCACGAAACCAATATGGATTTTTATTTTCGGTAATGAATTGCTTAAAGGATTTCAT